TACGGTAAGTGAAATTTCTACTTTGTATTTTCTATTAGCTTCAGCAGTAGTTGAACGGATACTCTCTACAAATCCCTCAAATATTGAACCTTTTTCATCATAAAATTTATGAACGCCACCCACAGTAGCCATATATCTTGAATAGTACAATTTATCTTTAAAAAGTATATTTAATGTCAACTTATAACTAGATGAACCCATGTGGTGGAAATGTGAAGGTCCACCGATTATTTCAAGCTCTTTTACTTTTAAAGTTGGTATCGGAGGAGAATAGGGCTCAATAATTCGGCCCGTAACCTCCTCAAAACCTATACCACTGTCTACAAAGAGTTTTCGTTTATACCTTTTTCGTGCGTTGCTTAATGATGTTTGTTGCGACATTTAATCACCCCATATTAGGATAGTTAGTACCCATACCACTTGTTACGTTGGTAGTAAAGGCATTAACTAAATCTTTTTGTGCTTTCTTAACTGCGTCAGTTATTGACTTAGTGACCTTATCTACATCATTTTGTGCCCCACTCATATTACCGATAGTTACATTAATTTTTACGTCACCTTGAGATACTGAGACGTTTTTATTTGTCCCTCTCGACATAACATAATCAAAGTAACCCATTGGTTGTACACCACTCGGTAAATTGAATGTTGATTTATTGTAGTCTAAAGTATCTTTGATCCCTACTAACTGATTTTTCTGCTCTACTTGAAGTTGTTGGATCGCTAGTAGAATTTGGTTTCGCTGAGCTTGTTTACCGTCATACTTAGTAAGTAATGCACGTAATTGACTTTCAGCACCTTGCATAATTGAATTAGTAGAATAAACCCTATTATTTTCAATACCTTTTAGTACTGACGAGTCTTTTTGTGCCCCACCAAGAATAGCGTTATCCTTTTGTATTTCAAACTTACCATTCTGAAGCGTTAATTTATCTTGCATGTTGTTCATGATATTGTCTACTTCAGAAAAATCATTTTGGAATAGTTGTAGTTTTTGCTCAGCTTTTTGTGATTCAAGACTAGCTTTATCGTTACGAAGTTCGTACCACTTATCTGACCCAACTGGTACAGTACTCATCTGAGCTCCAATTTTATTAATAGCGATATTTAATACTTCAATGTTTTTCGTGAAGAACTCTTTCATTGTTTTTCGTAACTCAGTTGAGTCCTCACGGTACCCATTCATTAATAAATTTGAACGTTGGATACCACTACGAGATTGATTGTAGTTCAACCCAATGCCCATCTTCTCATTAATATCATCTACGACAGACATTTTATTTTGGTATTGTTGAAGTTTTAAATTAGCTAAATTGTTTTTAAGCTCTTGTGCATATTTCTCCATAGTAATGTATGATTGAGTGTCTGTCCCACCTTCTAAAGTGTTCATACGGTCAGTTACATCTTTTAAAGCCTGGTTCATATCAGCCATAGTTGTACTTATATAGCCTTCTTTTGCCATTCTCATTGAAGCTGAGTTTTGGCTATTACCATTGATTAATAGTTTAGTAGTACCGACAGTAAAAGCCGTATCATTACGACTTTGAGACATTGATAATCTATCTTGCAGTCCTTCTAAGTATGTTTGAACATCTTCAAATGAAATTGGAGTTGTACGATCTTGTGGGCGATCTACAATTCCGTCATGGTTTTGGTCGAACATATCTAACTTTTTCAGTCGTTCTTCTTCTTCTTGTTTAAAAGCTTCTCTTTTTTTCTCCTCATAACCTAAATCTTTCTTTAAGTGCTTGTCTAATTCATCCCCGGAATATAGAGCATAGTCTTTTAATGCTTTCCCGTACTCTGAGAATGAAGTCATGTTACCACCGAACATGTGATTTAATCCGGACATAGGCATTTTAAACAAAGTATCAAAACTAAAAAGAAACTTTTGAAAAAAACCACCCTCGCTTGCGCTTTTTATGTCATTTGCTACTGTTTCACGTCTAGAACCTTGTTCTTTAGTTTTTTCATATTTATTCATTCCTTGAGCAAACATAGCGTCAAACATAGCGTCGCCAGCGTCCATACCCAATAAAGCTTCTCCAACATACGGTATTGCCTTTCCAAGTTTACCTAGTTTCAAGACTTGACCGAATTTACCACCCATTGAAAAAATTTTACCGATACTACCTAGTTTGCCTCCTTCAGCAAATAAACCTTTAAGTTTACCAAGCCATCCACCAGTTGCACCCATTAGCTTACGCCCGAATATTAGCGTACCGGCAGTGGTTAACATAGCCCCTATTCTATTACCGAGGGATTTCGGCATATCTTCAGCACCGTTCATACTACTTTCAAACATAGAACCCTCAATAGCAGTATCGACAAGACCTCTACCGTTCTGCCTGTTAAAGTTTCCTCCAACACCGTCAAATCCCATAGAACCTAATTGATGTTGTCTTTCCAGTTTATTTAACGACTTAATATATTCTTCAGCAGTAATGTCACCATCTTTAAATTCCTGGTTAAGCTTTTCTACTTGACTACGTAATTCAGAAATTTGACCTTCACTAAGTCCGGCACGTTCGCCAATTTCAGTAAGATTTCTCTCTAATGAATTTGAACCGGCACTAGTTTCGGACATACCACTTTGAAGTTCGTTAAATTTAACTTTTAACTTAGTTGCGTCTAGGCCCATATCTTCCATAGCCATAGTCAATGCTTTATAACGGCCATTAACTTTTGCCATAGAGTTATTAGTGGAGATCATCTCATCTTCAAGACCTTGCATATTTTTTTGAGCATGGGTCATTTCTCTTGAATATTTACTTGCTTCAGCAGTTAATTTCTTTTGTTCAGCTATTAATTTTTTTTCTTCTTCATCCAAACCTTCAAGTGCCCTTCCGGAACGAACTAATGTGTTTGTAAGGTCTTGTGTATCTTCACCTGGCTTAGACTCCTTAAGTCTTTTATCAGCATGGTCATGAGCTTCTTGATGTTCTTCTCTTTGTTTGCCAATACCGTTCAACTCATTGTCAATTTCGGCTAGTCTTGAATTAGCTGAATTATGTTTTTCTAATGCATTATTGTAGCTATCTCTATGGGACCCCATTTCTTCTGATAAAGCCAATCTTCTTAAGTTATGGTAACGTCCTTCCTCATTTAGATAACGTACATTTTCCCCAAACATGTTATTTAATTTTTCTTCTTTTCGTTGTTGTAGTTGATTTTTAAGAAGTTTAACACCTTGTTTACCAAGTGCATACGCCCCAACTTGAACGAACTTTTTAACCATTTCAGCAAATGTACTAGCATTGTCTCTTACATAACGTAAGAGTGTACTAATATATACACTCAATGAACTGAACTCATCTTTTAAATTCCCAAATACGTCAACCAATGAAACTTCAAACTCTGATTTCATTTTACGACCCTGGTACGCCCATGTATTGGCCATTCCCATCTGCATATTAGTTACTGTATCTGCATTATTCTTCAATGCGTTTGGATCATTTTTGTCATATATTTTCTTTACTACAAATTCTAAGGCTTCTTTAGATGAGACTTTTCCATCCTTATCTGTATCAACAGATTTCCCACCTTTTTTCTCAGCGTTCTTTTTCATTTCTTCTACATCTTGCTTTAATCCTTGAGTAAATGAGTCAATCGCACCCATAGAACCGGAGTGCCATCCAGGTACTAATTTAGACCACATATTAGCACGATCAGAGTCGTTCAATTTGTCAGAAACATCTAAGATACTTCCGAAAAGGTCTAAGAAATTCTTCTGACGTTTTACACCGTCTTTATCAGTGTAGTAAGGATTTAAGTCTTTAAATCGCTTATCTTCTGACATTGTTTCAAGCTCCTGTCGGCCTTGTTTTGTATATGGACGTTGAAGCATGGCTTTAAAGAAAGTCCCGGCCTCCGTACCGGAGCGCCCAGTTGCTTGTTTAAAGATAGATGTTAAAGCTACAGAAGTAGCAAATTTTTCAGCAGTACCCATACCTTTAAGATTTTGATTGAAAAGGGCACCCGAACGACTTTGAGCGTCAAGAATATCTTCGATACTTGCATTGGAAATATTTGAACCAATAATCATCATGTTAGTCATATCTTTTGAAGCTCCGGCTTTTTGACCCCACTGCTTTAGTACAGACTCAAGACCTTCAGACGCTTTTATTATGTCAATGTCCTCAAGAGACTTCATTTTTGTGATCTCTCTAGTTACTTGTAAAGCTTGTGCTGAGTTATCAGTCGTCCGTGACGCTATTTGGAAAGCTTTAGCTGAGTCATCCATTGAAACACCATTCATAATACCAATGTCTTGAACGCTCCTATTAACATCTTTACTACTGAACCCATTACCGGCCAATGTCGCCTTACCACCGTCAATCATGAAGTTCTGACGAGCTTTTTCCATTTCGTAATCATATGTCTTAGCAGAGTCAAACGCTTGATATAAAAGCATACTAGGTACACCCATAAGTGAGCCGGCCATGATATAGCGCATTGTGTTAACAATGGATTTTTTAAACGATTCAGCACTTTTAGTTTCGTTATAGTAATCAGTACCATTACCATATGAACCTTCATTACCAAAATTTTGTTTACTGTAACCATTGTTATAAGCAGTGTATCTACCTACATATCCACCACCGTCTCTAGGTACCTGGTTTGCGACCACTATTTGTTGTACTACTTGAGCTTTTTGTGTTCTTTCTAGCTCATTAACAACACCTTTAGGTACTTCATAACCCATAGATTGTGTACCAATTCTCATTGCTTTAAGCTCATCTTTCATGGCATTAAATTGAGCTCTAAGTACATCACGAATTTTTTTAGTAATAGCTGACTGCATATCATGAAGTTGGTCTGCAAGGAAGTAAACTACAGAAGTATCCGGCTCTAGTTTTACGTTTTTTAATTCAGTTTTGTATTCTTTAATAATGTCAGAAGTATGACTTTGTACAACATCATGGAATTTTCTATAGATACTATTAACGCTTTCGTGGAGAATATTTTTAAAATCTTCATCCCCACTCATTTCATTACCGTCTTTCATCCAATCTTTCACTGACATATCTAACTTTTGAGCTATTGATTTACGAACGTCAGCATTTAATGATTTTTTACTGACAGAAAAATTATCAACTTCAGCAGTAAATTCACGTATTAATCTAGAAACATAATGAACATAATTACTTACGTATCTCAACACTGATTCATTGATTAAATGTAACTCTGTTTTTGGATTAAAATATCCTTCACTTTCTGCTTTAGCGTTGTTTATTTCGTTGTTATTCGTATCATTCTCTGTATGGATTGAAGAAGTTTTTATTGCAGTTGCTCTATCTTTAACATTAGATACTGCATGATTAAGCATGTTATTTACTAACTGTTCGACTGCATTACCTACTTTTTTGTAATTAATTTTAGGTTCGAACGGTTCAAGCCCCTCCGTTGGGTCCCAAGCTTCAACATTCCCCTTTATAGCAGATTGAAGTTTTTGTTGAGCTTTTTTAACAACACCTTTCGCCTGGATAGGTGTATGCTCATCCGTAAACTCAATTTTTGAAGTGTCATATAGTTTTCTCAATTCGTGTTCAAAATCTAAGCTCATTTGACGAACCATATTTTGCATAGGATCACGTAATGAAGAAACTAATGCTTCAAAATCCATGTTAGGGTTAAAAGCTTCAAGGGAAGGTCTCCAAGCTTCAACATTTTGCCTAATTGCTTTTTGAACTTCTACTTGAAGTTTTCTAACGATACCTTTAATCATAAATGGAGTATCGTAATCACTTAACTCAATATTCGTTTTCTTAGCAAATACATTTAATTCACTAGATATTTTGTTATGAATATCTTCAACTGTTGAAGCAGTGATTACAAACGCCCCTAAAGCTCCCTCAAACATATTTCCATACTCTGAGACGACTTTATTAGCAGTTTCTTTTAACGATTGAGCCATTTGTGTATGTTCTTCTTTACTAATTCCTTTAGAATTACCTGTATAAAAACTTTCAGATAAACTATTGGAAATAGACCTAGCTTCAGCAACAATACGACTTACAATAGCCCTGGACTCATCAGAAAGAACACGATCTAATGCTGATATTTCCTCTGACCCTAAAGTACTCGGCTCATGTGCATTTAACTTTAAAACAACATCATCAACCATTTTATTAAGTGTACCTTTTAGGGCAGTTTCCATTTTGACTACCATAGGTTGTGTGATTTCTAGACCTTTATCTAGTTTTGCTTTAGCTGAGTCTGTAGGTTTGATATTACCTAAGTATTCAGTTACTAGACCTTTTATCTGTTCAGTAATTTCAGCAAAAATTTCTTCAGATGAAATTTTTACTTCGAGACCTTCTTGAACTTTTTTAGGTCCTAATTTTAATTTAGACACTTTTAGAAGTGATTCATAAAATCCTTCAATGACTGTTCTTTGACTTCGTGCTAAATTTAATCCGACACTTGCTAACTCTGTATCAACATTAGCTTTTAAATCTAATACTACTTTTTCTGCCCACGCATTGATCCCTTCGATAACTGGGGCAGTATTAAAAACTACACCATGAGTATCTAAGTTCTCTAACGCTTTTTTAGAAGCATTGATAATATCATTTTGAATTTTAGAGAAAGTTGTAAAATTCTCAGTTGCTTCTTTTGAGTTTTTTCTAATTTTTGGAGGAGCGATTGATTGTTGACGTAAGATTTCTTCAGCTTTTACTATTTCTACCTCAACAAACTCACGGACAATTTCTTTAATCTTGTTTATAGGTTGCATTACTTGAGCTAAGTCAGCTTGTGAAAATTCTGCTTTTCCTTTTAAGCCCTTTGTCATTTCACCTATATCATTAACAACTTTTGTTAATATACCTTGAGATAGTCCTTTTATTTTCGTCTGTACTTGCTCAAGTTTTTTCTTATCTTCTTCAGTTAGACCTATATCTTTAGCACTCTCGGTAATTTGGTAAATAGTACCAACAATTAATTGCAAATTAGTCTTTAAATCTGTAATACGTGTTTGGACTTTAGGTAGCTCCATAAGTTTAGTTGCGTCTACTTTTAAAGACTCATCTAAATTACCAATGCTTTCTCTAATAAGGTCTACTGCTTTATTTAACTCCCCAACCGGTATTTCCATTTTCTTTACGTTTTGTAAGTTAATCATATCCGGCTTTTTGAGTTCTTCAATAAAACGGTCACGTACCTTATTAAATAAAGATTGAAGATGTTCTCCATTCAGCTCAAAAGAAGCTAAAGGCATTTGGTCTATCTTCATGCCTTTCTCAACACGTTTACGGTCCCATACAAAGTTTATTTTCTCTATATCGTCCATAAAAACTTTTTTAAACCGTTCTTGCATATTAGTCATGGCACTTAACGGAAGTTTAATTGGCACCATACCATTTGGGTCTATTTCCGTTACATCTACAAATTTTGTTAGTGCTTTTTCATACTCTATTTGTAGTTTTTGTTTTAGCGTATCACTTACTGAAAGTGTAACTTTATTATCACCGTCATTTGCAAGGACAATTTCCGGATCAAAGTTACTGATAGCGTCCTCAAACTTTTCTTTAATGTTTTCTTTTAACTTAGTTTTGGTGAGTTTAACGGTAGCTCCACCACCAACACCGATCAATTTGAAAACTTCTTCAAGTTGTTTTTTGAAATCCAGGTTTAAATCCTTAGTGAATCCGGATAGACCTGTCATATGTTCTTGAGCCTTACCGAAGTTGGTAGCTAGTGTACCAATGGCATTGGCGTACTCTAATGCTTTGGCAATCGTATCTCCATATTCGGCTTTTATCTCCGTTACCAATTCGTGCTTGTCTTGACTTGGCATTTTATACTCACCACCTATAAAAAATAAACCTACTCACTAATAGAGTAGGCATTATCCACCGAAAGCTTTTGCTAACATTCCAACATCTTCTTCAGTTACTTCATGATAGTCAACATCATCAGCAGAAGAATCCTCTTTAGAAGTTGCAACTCCCCCACCAAACATTCCTAGTGGGGCAGTCATTACTTGAACTTGGAACTCAATATGTTTATTTGTCATCATAATCAGCTCTGTAATTTGTGGTAATGTATATTCCCATATTTCCCACTTACTTAAATTACAATAGTGATGTAGACGGAAAAATAATTCAGACCAGTTCATAGCTCCTCCCGTTTCTTTATCAACGATCTCCGGAACTTCTATAGGTTCAACTTCTGTTACATTGACTTTTTTAGACCATTCAACCCTATAAGTGTCTCAATTATCTTACGTGCACTCTCAAGGTCTACTTTTTCATCTATAAAATCACGGTCAATTTCCGGATAGTTAACAAAAGCCATTTGAAGAATCTCGAAAAGATTATCTTCACGTTTTTGATCTTCTTCATCATTACCAGTTGGAATAAAATTGACAATGATTGCGTCCATGTTTATAGTCCCTAGAATTTTCATCATTCTACGGGCATTTTTAAGTGAAGCCGGAGGAACAAAATACTCCTTACCATCACGTAAACGGAATTTCTCATCTTCCTCAAAAAATACGTCTGCTTGCTTATTACTTTGTTCTTCAGTTAATACTTCATCTTTAATTCTTTTTACTGCTTCATCATTCATAGTTTTTGAGTGCTCTAACTCTAATTTTTCTTTTTCTTCTTTAGTCATTTTATGTACCCCCACCAGTTTAAAAGTAAATAAAAAGACTGATACGAATATCAGTCTCGTTACACCTATAGATTAGACTCTTTTTGTACTTGCGAAACGCTTGATTGAACCAATTTTTCCATCAGCACGTTCCGGATCGATAACTTGTAAAGTTATTTGAGAAGTAGAAGCATTGCTACGTTGAGCGTCAATTGTGAATTGACCTTTTGCAATTGCTGAGTAAATCTCAGTTTCAACCCCAGCATAGTTACCATCTTTTTGGATGAATGAACCATGATGGACAATGTGGATCGGGAATGGAACTTCGTCTACTAAAATATCAACTAAGTCTACTGTTTCAGCACGTTGGTAGTTTACAACAACGTCTTGGCCGGCTAAGTCTTTAAAGAACTCAACTACACCAGTAGCTTTGTCTAATTTATACTCAGTTTTATCAGCCGGAGCAGTAGTTACCGGTTTTAATAGAGTATTAGAATCCTTTAAGCGAACTGACATATTAGGTACAGTAAATAATGTATCCCCATATTCAACTGTATACTTACCAGTGTCATCTACAGTACCGTGTTCTCCTAGTACCCAAACATAATCTTTTTTACCTTCTTGCACTGTAGAGCCCATCATAACTTGTAGAGCGTCAAGGTCAAATTTTGCGTCCGTTGCCGAAACATCAATAGATTTTGTTTTTACTAGAGTATCGATACTGAATAGTCCGTCACCACCGAAGATGTCCTCGATTTCAGTAGAAAGGTCAAATTTTAAATCTTGTAAACTTCCTAAAGAAATGACTTCAACGCCAGTACCGTCTTTTTTATAACGTTTTCCTAGCATTTGGCCAACGCCTTTAATTATCATTTTCTTAGCCATGAGTTATTTTCACTCCTTTTAGCGTTCTATTTCGATAGAGAACTGAACAACTACCGTGAAGCAGTATGTATTAGCTAGATCACTTGGAGTTTCATGAGCTGAAACAAAAAGTGACTCAAACGTAGTCACCCCGTCCATTGGAGGAATCTCACCTTCAAACAACTCTATAATTCTACTTCCCAACTTTTGAGCTAGGTCAACGTCATCTTTTGTGTATATATCAAACTGAGCTTGAGTACTATACACGTCCATGTTGTTGCCACCCCTACGTCCAGGAGGTAAAAAGAAAGTTATTAGAGGTAGATTTTCTATTAATGAAGTAGGTTTGGAACGTTTTTGAATACGTTTTGCTTTCATTAGGCTAGTTGCAGTCGGTCCTATTCCTAAATAGTTTAGAACGACACCATCTTTTGCTAACGTCTTGTATATTCCATTGCTTAAATTAACTACTGTCATACCATATCAACCAAACTTTCCTAGATTAATAACCGGCTCAAAAATTGTATATGCTAAAGGATTTATACTAAAAACAGCTTTAGCTAGAGCACTTTTATAATTTTCAATATGTTTCTTATATGCACTCTCAAACCAATGTGTGGCCGGTACTTCTGTACCAAACCACGGTTTATTTTTCTTTCTAAAGAAGTCCTCATTTAACCCACCGATTTTTCCGGACGCACGGACATTACCACCCATATCTATCCAACTACGTCCATGGGTTACAATCTCGCTCCCAGTTCGAAAAGGGTTTTCTTCTCCTTGCCACTTAACAGTAGAATAACCTGGTCCATAGGCTTGAGTTCCGGTACCATATTCGTAGTACACTCCAATATGCGAATTTGCATAATTGCCTTTATCCCCCATAGCCGTAACACGGGCTACTACTACACTATTTTCTACCCTTGCATTAGAAGAAAATTGATATGCTATATCATCAACCATCTTTGATTGCTCGTAATTTAAACTATTTTGTATTGAGTCTATTAAATCCCTTGATCTTGCCTGGTCTGAAGTCTTTACATTCCCATACAATGTTACGGGAGTATTCTTGAAAGGTAGTTCTTCAGCATTAGCCTTAGCGTCAGCAAAAATTAAATCACGGTATTCTTTAGTGACTCTATTAGTTGCATTACGTATATCCCTTATATATCCATCTAGATCATATCTAACGGCTAGTTTCCTACGGCCCATTTAATCACCTAGTTTCTGTTCGAACATCTAATAGAACAAGTCCAGGGAATGTAAGTAAATCTACCGATTCTACTTTAAAATTAAGTTCCCCACCGTTAATCATTAACCCAACACGGTCAAGAATTTCTGCCTCACAGTGAGGAGCGTAAATTCGATATTCTACAATCTCTTTTAGACCTGGTTTAAATTGCATAAGTCTAGCATTAGCTACGCTAACATGTACCGGTAACTTAGTAGCCTTTGTAACTTCATCACTAATTATGTTCCCATAATCATCTGCAATTTCAGTAAAGCCCTTTATAGAGGCCCATGAGTTAGTTTGTATAAGTCTGATTGAAGTAGATTGCTTTGTATTATTAATAACCTCATCAAAAACTGCAACTATAATAAAAGTTTCACCAGTAACAGTCTTTCTAAGGATTAATCCATTACGTATATCTAAATTTGGGATAATTAAACCCTTACGAGAGTACTCAAAGTTAATCTCACTCATAGTAGTACTGCTGACTTTACCTATAATGGCTTTTGTTTTAAATAAAATAGTTCCAGTATGGTCCATAATTTCAACCGGAGTCCCTTCGGTCAAAATTAAAGACTGCTTTAAATCGTAACTCATTAAGTAGTACCAATTGGTAATCTATTATTTGATGATACTTTTACTAATTGCTGAGCGACTTCCATTGCAACTTCAACTTCGGTTATTTGCGCTAAGCTATTATCACACTCGGCTAGGAACTCAAGGGCTTTCTCCTCCCAATCTACCTTTTGCTTTTGCCATGATAGATCAAGTGTGGATACTTTATCATTTAACCGTCTGTCCATTGATGGACCTAACATATAACAGATATAACAAACTGTCGCATTTTCTAAATATAGTTGTTGGATAGGGTCAGTAATTTTAGAGTAATTTGGTACTCTTTTTACAATGTACGCTTCGGATATATCTAGAACAAACTTGTCATTAATATCTGAATCTATAAGCTCCCCATCACGTACACCCATCTTATTTCTAATTGAGTTTTCATAACCTTCTTTAAGGATTAAAGGCATATAAATACCTCCTTAACGTAAGTACTTAATAAGGGCAGTTGGACGAGACGCTGAGTAAAGTAATACATCAGTTTCAAACTCTCTTACTTCACCTTGAGGTAAGAAGAAATCTTGTTTAATATCTACTTCACCAACACCTACGTAAAGGTCTCCCCCACCGATATTTTCAACAGATACTTTAGTTGCTACTAAACCTTTAGTAACTGGAATAACTGTAAAAATAGGCATTAAAACTTCATTTTCAGCAATAACTTCTAACTCAACTTTTTTCGCTTTTGTATTTACCTTTGTTACTTTTGTTTCTTCTTGCTCAACTTGTACTTCAACTGTTTCTTTAGACATATTATTTTCCTCCTAGTATATAAAAAGGTACCTACCGGGAGACCGATAGCCCTCGATAGATACCTTATTGTTTTTTAGAACAGTATTATGATAATGGTACGATTGCGTCTTGGAATAAGAAGCCGGCAACATTTGATACGATTTTTTGAGAGTACCAGTTTTCAGCCTCAATAAGAGTCGCACGTCTACCAATCTCGTACCATTTACGTACTTGAACGGCACCTTGTCCATCTTTATTCCATGCAAAGTTGTAACCTAAAGCAACTTGTTTTCTACCAGGGTTAGCCGGGATATAAGCTAAAACTGCTGAGTTACCCCAAATGTAGTTTAGAATGTCCCCTTGACCTGGATTATTAGCAGATGATTTTAAAGCAGAACCTACTAAAATGTTATCTACTCCGAAAGCCACTGCCATAATTTCTTCAGTAACGATACCACGTTGAACGTATTTAATAATCTCTTTTAATTTTGGATGAAGTTTTAAAATGTTTAAAACTGGCTCAGAGATAATTAACGTATTAGCACGTACACCGGATTTTTTATGGATAGCTTCTTTTGCTCTTTGAATGTCTAGAACTGGATCAGAATGATCGTAGTCTGACCATTTATATGTACCAGCAGTACCTAAAGTTAGTTGTAACTCAGAATGGTAGTTTTTAGGGTCAAGGACTTGGTTTGAAGCGTCAATTTCCTTGTTTAATAAAATACCCTCAGTTACTAATTCAGTACCTTCAGTTTCTAGGTTAAGAGCGTCATCTGCGTTCTGAACTTCTTCATCAGCAATTCCGTGACGTAAAGCATGACCTTGACAGAAATATTGGTCCGAGCTGAAGCGCCATGAAATCTCATTTGCTTCAGTACCAGGTGCTCTTAAGTCATCATTAGCACGGAAACGTTCTTTACCAAAAACGTAGTATTTATCTGATTGTTTTTGTACAGTTACATCTTTAAAAATTTGATCTGCGATATACATTTCGTTAGAATAACCAATCGAAATGTTAGAGAGCATCTTGTCTAAATGGACTTGTTGAACCGTTGGCATATGTAAATACCTCCTTAAATTTTAATTAGATAGTGTATACGTGGTATGCAATCATTACCGGAACTACGTCACCGATAACGCCACCTTTTTCTGTAAAGCCAAGAACGTTTGCTTGAGTTCCTTTAGGTAAGCCAGTAGCTTTCATAAGTACTCCACCAACACCTAATACAACACGTTCGTTAACTGCGATTGGCTCACCTAAAATAACGTTAGCAATGCCATCTAACTGAACTGCGATATTACGGCCGGCTTGTGAACCGTCTGCATGGAATGGTAAATTTAAACGCTCATCATTTGATACGATTCCTACTGGAATTTCGTTAACGTCTGTAGGTACTCGAACTTCGTTCTCTGCTGAACGAGATACACCGTGGTACATAGCGACACCACTAGCGTCCTTGATCTTATAAGTCTTTTGAGTATCAGTAAATTGACCTGCCATTTTTTATTCCCCCTCGCTTGTATATTTTGCGTAAAGTTTTTTAGTAGCTTCTTTTACTGAAATACCTTCTGCTTTTGCAAGTTTCATAGATTCTTCAGCAATTTTGTTACGTAACTCTTGCTCATTTTCAGCCGTGAATGTTTCTTCAGTATTTTTATCTACAACCTTAACTTCAGTTGTACGAGTACCTTCAAAACGAGTACTAATCTCAGCTTCAAAGCCTTTAATTACTTCTTTCACTTCATCTACAGATAAAGTAGATAAGAATTTGTTATATAACTCAGTGTTAAATGCGTTGCCTTGAGCACGGATACCTAACTCTTGAGCTTTTTGTTCAAGGTCAGCACGGTACTGTTTAGCAACCTCATTACTTGCGCTAAGTTCTTGGTTTGTTTTCTCTAAGTCAGCATTTTTAACTGATAATTCTTCAACTTTTGCAGTTGTGTCAGCTAACTCAGTGTTTAGCTCCTCAACTTTTGCATTAACTTGAGTTAATTCTTCAGTTTTAGCACCTAACTGGCCCTCAACATCAGTTAATTTTGTCTGAAGTTCAGCAGTTAGACCTTCAACCTTAGCTCCTAACTCATCAGCGTTTTGAAACTCGATTCCCAACTTGGAAAGAGTTTGCTTTACGTCAGCTAAATTCATTAGTTCTTCACCCTCTCGGTCTAGTTCTCTCTTAATTTCTGGCATATCTGATAGGATCACATAGCCGTCTTTTGTGTAGTACTGAAAAATGTTTGCCTCAACGGGAACATTTTTGAAGCTTGTTATCACGTTTAGCTTAGACGAACCTTCTTTTTCTCTAACATTTGAATTATGAGAGAATGTTTTTACGATAGACGCTCTATCACATGCTCCGGCATATACCAATGAGTTTTCTAATAGATCACCAACTCCATCTTTCCCGGCTATTACGTAGCATGTTTCAGTTTGGTAAACCCCGTTATCACCTTCTACTTGATAATCCTTACCAGGAATGTGAGAACAGTTATTCCAATCCCTAATGTCATACCCACAAATTGAGCAATCCCATGATTGAGCACTAAAGCCGATTGAAGTATCAAATAATGTTCCACTATCAATGCCTTTAGCAATATCATTAGTGGTCATACCACTTTCAGTTCCACGGTTTAAATCGATATAGAAATCACCGTAAACACTCTTAACCATTTGGCCGTCATTGGCTTGTTCTTCAACCGTATAAGCATTGAACGAACGCCCCACCGGTAATTTACTGTTATCGTGGCCCATTAATAGAGCGACACCTTTATTAGTGTCAGCTACAAACTTACTAAGTAAGTTGTCATGAATGATTGAAGAATAGGCAGTAGGACAGTTATCTATCATTAAGTCCTTAAAAACATAAACATCTTCTTCAGTTAGTTGTTTAAGGGCAAAACGATTAATCTTATCAAGTTGTTCAGCAGTCGCCTGTGGCATTGTTCCACCTCCACTTTTTTAATCAGTTTCTAAAATTAGGTTAGACAGAAATAAAAAAAGCCACTAGGTTATACCTAGTGACTTAGTTGCCTGTTTGTTGGGGAGTTCCATTAGGGCCAACTGTATCCGTTGGACCAGTAGTTGGTGCTCCATCTTTATTTGTTATTGTACTTCCACCCTTACCTAACATAGCTAAATTTGGATCGCTTACTGGATCATGACTAACTGCTAAGTTTGAAGCTTCGATTTGGTCAATCCATCCTTGATCCCTCATGTAAGCAATATTCTGTAGATGGATTTGGGCAAATTGGGCTTGCTCCAATTCGGTCCTAATTTCAATCGGTTTAAATTTAAACTCAACTACACCTTGTTTACCACGTATATTAAGTGCCATTGTTAACGCTCTTGACATTACAGTTTCAACTACTTGCTGAATGGCCTTTACACCCATTATGTATAACTTTGTTTCTAACTTAGCGAAGCTCTCAGTGTTACCACTAGAACGTCTACCTAAGATGGTGCTTACAGTCTTTAACCCGGCCATAATTAAATTATCAATTACACTAAATAATTTCTCCGGGTCCATTAAAGCCCCACCACCACCGGATTTCCCACCTACCATACTCATTGCAATAGAATCAAAATGTACAAATGTGTCATCCGGTTCCAGGTTGTTATAAGCGTCAATAATTTCCTTCAGCTTATCATTTAACCACTGGGCTTTTTTCGCTTCATTGTTACGCACAGTTAAAGGCATGCGCTTAAGTAATACTTCTTCAAGTATTGTAATATCAAGACGTGGATAACCTTGATTATGAATTACTTGTTTTATATCGTTTAAGAGTTGTAACTGGAACATTACCATATTGATAGCCCCAAAAAGTGGAGAACGACCATATGGATTATCGATACGTTCATCTAATCCCTCATAGAAGAATGTAGGTATATCAAGTGATAATTTACCGTTAAGCTGATAAGGGACGTATCTGAAATTTTCAAACTTAAATGTAATAGTAGCCGGGTCAACTGGGGCGATAAATGCTATGTCATCATGTGTGGGAGTTAAAACTAACTCGACTGCCCCGGCACCCCTTGTTACAACTGCTTGAATTACCTGGTTAACTACTTTATCTATACTTCTACTACTCTCAAAGTTAGCTACGTTAGGCAACTCTAATCTTTGAACAATTAAATCTATATCTTTCTTACCAGGAGCAAATGCTTTACCAGTCCCAAGTTTAGTAACATTTATGTCATATCCGGAATTTGCTATACGAAGAAAATTCCAAATTGCAAAGCTAATGTCCGGGTGAGCGTCCATTAACTTGTCCATTAAATCTTCTATGTTAAGACCATTTAATGTACGTTCATCTAACCCTAAGTCCGACTTTACACGACGAGGTAAGTTACCAAAGTTTCCTCCCCCTTGCGAGAATTTAGGAATAGATGTACGTGATCCACCAAATTCCGGTGTAGGTGGTAAGTCACTCAAAGGATTACCACCTAGTCCTCCACCACCGGAACTTTTAGCAAAAACGTTTAAGTGTCTAGGTATCTCCGGACTATTAGGTTTAAAAGTATTATTACGTTTTGGTAATAGTTTTAGAAAACGGTCATATATCGCCATTCAACTTCACTCCTACTCTAATCATTCTAAAAATAGAGTAGACTGAACCTACTAAAACGGTTTAGTAGCCTCGATTTTGACGGTCAATATTTTCCTGGTATTTACTCTCATAAGATTCTTTCCAATCAGCTAAACTAATTCCAAGTTGTTTACCTAATCCGATAAATAACTCAATAAATATTTTATGAGAATCCGGGTTTAGTATAGTTACAGAAGATATAAATAATTGGTCAAATGTTTCTCCGATAGTAGGCATAACTTTGGCAGTATACTCAGTCATTAGATCAATACGGCTATTCCAAACACCTAAACTAAGTGCAAAATGGAAAACGTCAGCGTACTCATCTAATAAGCGTTCACGGTTAATAGTTTGGTCTTGTTTCCAAAACTTGAAACCCTTCCACTCATTTTGAAGCTCAGCTAATTCACATCTAAGGGCACGGACACGATCCGGGAGGTGTGGGTGCGCCAGTTGGCGTTGTTCAAAAATAAATAAATCTAGTTGATGTTGTTTTTGATAAAAAGTATATAAAGTATATTTTTCCATGTTAAAAAATCCCCTTATGTTTAAAATTTCTAGGAATACAAATTAATAAAATATTCCTTTCCTTCATCCACTGGATAACTCTGTTATCCTGGAAGATATATTTATATATCTTCCATTCTTTTATATTTCTTTATTATATATTTCTTATAGTAAAAATTTTTTACACCTACCCCCCTAAAAATTTTTACACCTCCATACTAGAAACCTAGTAAAATCAAGGGGGTAAAATATTTTTACACCCCTAGTAAAAAATCTTTACACCTTGCATAAATATTCTTTTTTTCAGCTATAAATTGAATAAATATCCAATTATTTTTTATAAGCCATTCTAATAGTTTGTTCTTTTTTAATCATTGACCATTGAAATTGAGATACCTTACGTCTTTTCCCACATCTAGGGCAAAAAATGTAACTCATTGTTTCACTAACCATAGATTTACTTTCTTGTGAGCCGTGAATTACCTCGTCTCTTTCTTCTACTAAATGATAATCGTGATTACAAAATAAGCTTTTCATTAAGCTCTCCTCCTAGCTCCTAGTAAAGTTGGCATAGCAAAGTGTTCTGAATCGTCCGGTTCGTCAGTTGCACATAACCAAACTGCTCCGGCTCTTGCGTCACTATAGTCTTTTGATTTATCTTTATCGTGATCTATTTTGTTACCATTCAATAACTTTATGTTTTTAAGCTCCTCATTAGCGTTCATACCTTCTAGATTGATATGGTCTAAGAGTTCGATATTACCAGTGTAGATATGACCTTTAATATTTTGATAGATTTGTAACTGGAATGGGTTCGACCAGTTCTTGTCCTCAGCCTCAACCCCCATACCCATCAACCTTTGAACAACTTCAGCCGAGTTAAATTTATCGAAAAGAGCCTTTTTCACGTATACTTGCTTGCAGATCATTTCGATAACTTCAGCTACATTCATGAGGTCTACCGGGATACGGTCAGCCTTATTAGGTTTCCACTCTAAAATAAGGTCCTCTACTGGTTTATTAGCATACTTTTCTATAACTTCCCCTTCTTCTAGTACTTCTATCTTAGTTGGCTCCCCGTGGAATAGCGCTAATACGTAACTATCAGTCTCAACCCCACCGTCTCCTCCTAGATAGTAAGTATAGTTAGGGTCTAGTTGTAATCCGTGTATCTCTAGGCCCGTAAAATGACGCTCCTCACCGTTTTTAAGCACACGGGTTGTAATGGTATTCTGAACTGTTAACGTTTGGCATTGGGCATGTTTTCCACGCTGAACAACGGTATCAATCTTCTCCGGAAACTGGAATAAACCTTCAGAATACTTAGGAGGAATACATTGGTAACGCATGCGACTTCCTTCCGGATCACGAATGAAATCTTTTTCCAATGACTTACGGCTAATCTTAGGGTTAACTTCCCATGAATACCCCGTAATGGCATAAACCTCCGGGTCCTTTGAGTGAATAGCCTCCTTGTACTTTGAGTACATGAAATCAGACTCACTTCTAGGGAAACTTATGAAAATATGTAACTGCTTTTCATTGAAACGGGATGAAGCTGAAGAACGTAGAGTAGCATAACAAAACTCTGCTTTCTCGAACTCGAAGCCTCCTATTTCGTCGTATATCAGAACTAACGGGTTAAATCCTTCAAAACTATCAGCCTCGGAATGGGCAGAATGGGCCGTAACCCCTTTGAAGAATCGAACCTGGTTTTTTAATACCTGGTATTCGTTCCATGCTCTCGGCTCTTTCGTAACTTTCACGAACCACTTACAGTTATTTAAACGTGCCTTAAGCTTTTTAAAATATACGTTATTAGCTTGATAGGCGTTGATGGCCACATTGATAAAGTCAATATTTTCATCCTTACCAAACCCAAAGTAGGTGTGTGGATCATTTAAGCAAAGTACTAGATAGATAACATAGGTTAGTATTCCACTAGCTAAGAAGTCTTTACCGGAACCTTTACCAAATAAGATAACCATTTCAGTTATTTGTTGTAAGTCCTCCTGGCAAAACTTCTCGTCACCAGTTAGCTTGTACCACATAATGTCATTTACATTTTGTAGAAGTTCTGTTTGCTTGCCTGGATACGGAGACTCACCCATATAGTCTTTAAAAAACGTAATAATATCTACGGGCGTTTCTCTCCATAACCCTTCTACTTCTGAAGTACTTTCAGCAATATCAATAAATTCACCTAATAAACCATCTAGAAAATCACTCATTATCTTTTACCCCGTTATAACAAGTACGACAAACTGGTTTATATAAACTCTCCCCACCAATCTTTACTAACCCTTTCTCAGAACCAGTAAACATTGAAATAGAGGCCGGTCTATCTTTACACATAGAGCAATAAGTACGTAATTTATAGACTTCATCAGATATACAAGCTAAGTCGCCCATCTGTCCAAATGGCTCATCTTCAGAAGTAAGCTCCAATCCACTAATTACTACATCAAAACCCATATCCCTTAGTACTCGGACAGTTGGAATTAGCGTAGGATCGTTTAGGAATAAGCTAGCTTCATCAATTCCAATAAGCGTAATATTATTCAAGTCATGAAGGAATATCTCACTAGCTTGATTAATAATCATAGAAGGATATTCAAAGCCGTTATGTGAAGATGTTGTAGCTGAACCACTTCTATTATCTATACTAGGTTTAAAACAAATAGCCTGGTTTCTACGGAAACGTAAGATTTCAATAAGTGTAGTAGTTTTACCACTGAACATTGAGCCCATATATAATCTAACTGTTCCTACTTCATTCATTGTCCTTACCTCCGATCATGTTAGCGAACCAGTTTGTTCCTTGAGCCATACGTAGCTTCTGTACGATTGTTGGAATAGACTCCGGAGCTTCAGACTTCAATGTTTCCATAACGATTTCCATAAATTTACGGATATTATCATAGTCACTAATCTCTTTCTGAACGTCAGTCATCTGCTTCAGCATTTCCCTCATTTCGGAGCTGACTGCTTTAAAACGGTAAGGGTCTATCATCTTGCCCTCGTTATAAGCCTTATCCTCCATGTAGTTCAGTAGCATTTTAGACTTACCAAACAACTCATTCATTTCACTGATAATGTCCATGTTCTGATTTACTACCTGGACTAACCGTTTTTTATCTTCTCTTACAAGCTGACGTTGAACTTCCGGTATCTTTTCAAAGAATCTCATTACCACATGCTTATCAATCTGCTCATCCTCCGGTACTGCCGGGTTCTTGTTCAGTTCGTTAGCGATTGCTTGAAATGACAAGCCGGCTTTTCGTAGATTGATAGCGTCAACTTCTAGTTTAAATCTCTCAATACGCCCTTTTTTTGCTGAGCCAAAATCTGCCATACACACCAAACCCTCTCTAAATACTTCCAACTTTTTTAAAATATTTTGACCTTAGCGAAGCTCGAAAAATTATTTCCTTCCCAGTTTCGTAGGTTAAACCATTAAAAGTGGATTATTCTCTACATAGTTCTTATACGAATTAAAAAATAATTAGGTTAACATTACTTATAGCCATTCGTATAAATATAGTGAGGGTGTTCGAAGCGCCCTTAAATGCCATTCTAAGGCATACCTTCTTGTTGGTTTCACCTTGTTCACACCTTACATCTAAAGCAGACAGTCACAAAAAAGGCGTTCCCTTTTAATAGAGGGTGCGCCTTTTTTGCATTATAAAGCAGATAAACTAATATCAACCCCGGCAGTCTGATTTCCACTTAGGTCAACGGCAATTACAGTGTAGTTATAAACTTGGCCAGTAGATAATCCATTATCTGTGAAAGCCGGAGTTCTTACACTGTTTGCGATCTGAACATTGTTACGTAGGATAACTAAATGGTCAAAATCAGCGTCAGTCGGTAGGTCATATAATAATTCAATACTTGTGGTTGTAATTAAACCACCACGTAAGTTAGCTACATCACTAGGAGGTACAGAATCAAGTGTAGTAGTAACTTTCGTAATACCATCTGACTCATTATCAGCTAGGTCAGTTGATTTAATAATGTACGTGTAAGTTTGTCCTTCATTTAGAGAAGTATCTGTAAACGTTGTGTTAACTAAGTTTTTAACAACTAATGTTCCGTCTCGATAGATGTTTACACCGTTAAAGTCACTGAATCCAGTTGGATTAGTCCATCTTAAAACAACGGCAGTGTAGTTAGGAGATACAGTTACACCAGTTACATTATCCGGTGGAGTAGTATCCGGAACAGTATGTGTAGTATTTTCTAGAATATTAATTGCTACTTTTTGTTTAACTACATCATCCAGTGCAATCATTAGACTACCCGTATTAAGGGCAGATGGATCATAGTAATCAATCTCTAAGATAAAATTATCTGAACGAGTGATAAGGCCATTAAACTTAACTGTTTTTGTTTCATAATCAATTGCAGTTCCAGGGCTTAATACAGACGTATCAAATACTTGAATCGTTTTAAATAATGACATATCTTGTCCTCCTCTTTATAAAATTAAAAGAGGAAAGGTATAACCTTCCCTCCTGGTGGTGGGAGTTACCTCCCGGTACACATATAGAGTAGACAAGTATAAGCATTGCTAATAAGGGTAATGATAAAAATACCTTCTCCAAACAAAATCTAGTAGTGTGCTATACAAGAAGGTGGAGAGGTCCAGTACCTCTCTTGATTTTTTAAACGGTGTAAATTATACTAATATTACCTTTTTCTAATATTATTTCATGATTAGTAAATTAAAATTTCCTTTGAGAACTGGTACCTTAATTGGTACCTTTTTCTCTTGCTCTTATCCCCAATAACTGGTAAATTATAAAAGTTCCTTTTATTTTAATTTTTGTCAACAATGAGTACCCTTGTCGGATGGGGTACTTTTTGTTTTGTTATTGATGATATTGGTAAAACCTGGTATATTTGATGATGTGCTACTGACGGGTAGCACTCCTATTAGTTTATTTAACAGAGAAAGAACCCTACCGAATCCCGGAGGGCTCTTTTTCGTTTAGTTAGCAGTCCAAAAATCCATAGCTACTTTCTTTAGCTGAGTCTCAGTAATCCAAAAATAACCTCTTTGGCCCCAGTTTTCTCCCCAACTATTTAACACTTTGTACTCGTATGAATTTCCAACTTTTTTATAATCTACAATCAGTACTTCATGGCCACCTAATTTCTGTTCAAATAAACCAGGTGTCTCAAAAATACCGGTCTCACCTACTGTTCCGTACTCAAACGATTTATAAACTGTCATTCCCAGTGATACTACTAGTCCATCAGCAAGAGCCATTTTCAAAGTAGTAACGTCCGGAACACGGTAGTAAGCGTTGATTTTATATCTGAAAGCTTCAGCTTCAGCTTGTGTTGATGGAGCAACCCCATATGAACGGTCACTGTACGGCATAGCATTATCTGTACATACTCCAAATTCTAGTAACGTTCTTACTCCATCCCTTGAAAGAGCTCCGGAATCCTGGTTAGTAGTTCCTTCATATTTACGTTCATGCCAGTAGATATAAGCACGGCTTAATACTGGTGCCGTTTGACCATTCTTTTTAAGCAAATACATACGCATACTAGCAAAAGTATTAGCAGTGCACGATCCCTCATGCCCCTGGTCAAAAACCCAATCAATTAAAGCTGAGTTATTTGTCTGAGCCGGTACGTCATTTACTGTTTTGTATTTGCTACTTGTGTAGATTTTGTCCCGTAGATCAAGAGAGTCTTTTACAATTTTGTAATTCATACCTATCCCTCCTATTGTTTAATCACAGTTAGTATAGGTGTAAACTCTATTAATCTACTGAGGCTCATAAAATTTTAATGTTACTATTGGATTATTGATTTAGATAAACTATATTGATATATTTAGATGGACTAAAGAATATATATTTCTTGCTCTCCGTTAGAAGTATACATTGGTTTTTACATTTATTTTCACTGTCAAGGGGTCCCTTTCCAAGCTGAGGGACCTTTTTTCATATACAAAGGGGGAACAACATGAAGAAAACTGAGTTTGAACAAACATTCAATGTCATCATAGAGGATGAATCTTTCAGTTATGTAATGATCGCAGTCGAAGGAGTAGCAAAATACGAGGAACTAATTATCAATCCCCGTGAAAACTTCCAGGAAAAGCTAGACTACTATTTGAAAACATATGATGACAATATGAGACTAGTACATAATAGCAAGCTAGGTATTACATTTATTATGGGGTTAACTAGTCTAAATAACTTGCCATCCCAGGTTATAGCTACAGTTAGCATGTTATAAACACGAATAATAAGGCCAAATACGAGCTGAAAAAAGGTCTAAAAACCCGTATTTTTTGCTTAAAAAGGCTTAAAAACGTTCATTTAATTCAAAAAATAGCCAATTTTTTAATAAAAACTGCTAAAAAAGAGCTGAAATGGGCTGAAAAGAGCTGAAATTAGCATTAAAATGAGTCAAAATAGGTCCAAAATGGCTTAAAGTGACCTAAAAATGTGTCAAAAACGTCTAAAAACACCCTAAAACGGCCCAAAAAGTACTAAAATACGCTTAAAATAGCATAAAAACACTTAAAAACTACTCAAAAGTGATAAAAAACACCGAAAATATCATAAAAAACGTTAAAAAATGCTCAAAAACACCTAAAAACGCTTAATTTTACTAAAAAGGTGGTATTTTCATGCGAAAAGGACTTTGTTTCTTTGAAATTGGAGAAGAAAAGATAATAGATGTGCAACCGTTATACCATGAGCTCCCTAAACTAATTGAAGGGCAAGAAATCACGTTATATGGTGAGAAATATACATATGCTTATGTGGATCACGTCTATAATGACAAAAACACGGGGTTAGATTTTGCTTACTACTACGTGGTAGAGAAGATATGAAGTTTACTATATTGTTTCTCTTATGGTTCATGGTATTTTCGGGTATAACATGCTCAGTCGTATCTTTATGTAATGGTAGGTATATTTATGGGGTATTGTGCCTGGTTCCGGCTATGTTGTTTTGGGTAATTATACGTGAAACATAGGTCTAACCTTGAATAATTGTTGTGTGAATAGTATAATATTACAGAACTCATTTAATTATTCGTATAGTGGAAAATACAACACACACTATTATTCGTTTTTTCGTAAGGCTTTTAACTTAAATCTTAAATCCGATCTAATTACAAACATGGCTTTTCTGCAACATTTGGAATTTTTAATCACCTTCAAATTCCAATCTCTAGATGTAAACTGGTAGAACGACAGGTGCAAACTGACAATGACGTAATAGCAAAAAGAGTAGGTGTCTCAAGCCTACTCTTTTTGTTTTGAATGTTATTTAGTTGGTATTGTGCAATGGCTCAGAATTGTCGAAGTTCAAACCATTCCAACTAAACAACATTCTATTGAGTTGTAAAATTCAATTGATACATGATGAAATTTTCGTTTGCAACGTACAGTTAAACCGTACTTAAATTATAGCATGTGAGACATTCTATGTCATTTCATACAACAACACCTCCCTATTTCACATATACGAAAAGAGAGGTGTGACCGTTAATTATTTATCAAGAGTGACCTTTATAGAGTCTACTTTAAAATTGCCATCATACTGAGCTTTTAACTTTTCTTCTACGATCCCTTTCATGGCTTGCTCTATGTCTGCCTGGGATACGGGTACGTCTGACTCAATAGTACCTCTCATCTGTATTTTCTGCTTAGCTACGTACTTCTTTAGTTCTTTATTCTCCATTAAGCTCATCCCCTAGCTATACTTTATATAATCCGATATTTCTTTTTCCAACTGCTTGAGAAATGTTTCCACCTTAGCTTCTTCAACTTCTACAGAATAAGCGTCAATTTCACTATCATCCTCAGATAACGGTACAATAGTTGCTCCGGCCATAACCATTAAGGGCATAAATTTTACGTGGTCATAACCTTGATAGAACTCTGAATACGATACCCTTAGCTGGTCGTTATAAATTTTTAATAAGGACCATAAACGGTCATCATAATCAGAATGTCCTCTCATTACAAAAGCTAACCTTTTCATACTTATCTCTCCTTCATTTACTAATTTAGTAGGGTCCGGAATACGTTCATTGTGGTGACATTTCATACAAGTTATAGATGAGCTCTTAGATGGTAGGTAAGGTTCAAAAGCGCCACAATTACTACAAATATACTGTATACGTATCATAATATTCTCCCCTTAATCTATTAAACTACTACAAGCTTTGACCAAGCTTTGATCCATTCGATAATACCATTAATCTTATCTATGTCACTATCCTCAATACCTAAATAAAATGCAATTAGTTCATCATATGTTAAATATTCTTCTCTAATTATTTCCTCTAAGATAACAACGTAGGCTTGCTTTGTTTGAAAGTGAGCGTCCTTATAAGATAAAGCATAATAGGAATTAAATAAAAAGGTTTTACCTATCTTTTCTAGTTGCATAGTTTCCTCCTGGTGTTACTTATCTTTCTTGCATGGACCTATTAGCAATAAGTAATTGGCGATTTCAGTTCCTTCTAATTCTTTTGAAACAGTAACCGTTACAGTAATCTTTTTCACAAACATTCCTCCTGTATAGGGCAAACGCTGAGGAGCCTCGGCACTAGCTCCCCTTTTTAACTCGTTTGTTCGTGATCTTGACGTTCAGCTCTAAGTCATAGAAAAAATTGTGGTTAATTGTATCTATACTAAAGTAATCCTCTTTGTTGTGGTAGGCATGTATAAGAGTAAATCTTTCCTTGTCGTAATCAGTTAAATAAAAATCAAAGAAAAAATGTTTTTCTCCTTCTTTATAACGAAACTTCCTAATATACATACTACCTATAGAATAATCAAGTTCTTTTATGAACTTCGGATCGTTCGTCAGTTCTTCTAAAGCCTCTAATTTAAAATCATGACCTATAAACTCATACTTACTTTTCGTAAAGAACCTATTTTCATTTTCACTGGTATACAATTCACTCGTAAATACCTCACTCGCCAAGCTTACCACCCCTATTAATCAGATTCTAATACAATAAAATTCCCAACGGTTGATACTTTCGTACATTCAAACAAGTCTCTACCTTCTTGTTGTATATTCTTCGGCACGATTATTTTAAAATCCTTTGGATAATCAGCTAGTTTTTCTAGTAGCTCCTCTTTTGTCATCCTTCATTTCCCCTTACAGACCGATTTTCGCTCTTGTCTCGATCCAATCAATCATAGATATTAATTCAGTTATTCTCATTTGATAGCTCATGTATTCGACTGGTTGTTCTTTAAATGATAACTTTTCCATTTCCTCAATAAGCTTATTAACCCTTAATTTCATTTCATAGATTGTATCGTCAATCGTCAGCTCTCTCCTCATATTGAACCTTCTCCCGGATTTAATACCATTAAACGTTCACCGTTGTACCCAATCTTCCCACAATCCTTGAACCCATACCTTGTAAAATACTCGGTTGGACGGTCTGTTTCTGTCCATAAGGTAATAGGGCAGTCTATTTCCTCGGCTAGTTTAATTAACCTACTCATGAACTTATAAGCGTTTCTATAACGGAGCGACATAATACTCTTTAGTTCTATGATACGTTTACTTGATACATGAGGAGCCGTCAGCTTATTAGCCAGGCACGTAGATATACTAGCCATGAAAGTAAAGTCACTGCGTAAAAGACTAAAACCACCGTCATCTCTATTTATAGCCATTAGGTAGTAGTTCATTAACGTCTGTCTTTGAATGAAAATAAGAAATGGCATTATCTTAGTCTCAATTTCCGGGTCCTCGTTAATTTGCGTTAATACTTCTGTCCCAATGTATTGTTTAAGAGCAGTCTGCAAGCGTTGGTCCTCTTGGATCGCTTTAAATTCTGCCTCGCCTCTATGTTTGTACAATACTTTAAATCTCTCGAAATCGTACTCAGCTTTAGACATATCAATCTTCCTCTATTAAAGAAAATACTTGGCCAGGTTTAGCATTTTTTAATTGTAACTCTAAGTCGGCCATGAATTTTCGTGTCATTTCATTTAGTTTACCGTTCTCAACGTCCCAACTAGCTTGCTCAAACATTTCCTTCAGCTTAGGAATCCGTGTATGTTCTATCTCACTAGTGTCAGCTAGAGTTGGAATCGTAAAATAAATAAGCTCATATGTAGGATCATGTGGCTCATTCACTCTATGTAGAAAATGGCTTTTAAGTTCCAGGTGCCCGTTGCTTGCTCCCATCACATTCTTAATACCAGTTCTAGTAAGAATCCATATAAGGAGGTTTTTCTTATCAACTCCACAATCACGGAACCTACTAATATCTTCCTTCTTTAAATTAATTAAATCTAAAATCTTATCTGTCTGTACATTCTGTCCAAAAAGCATTTTGTATAAGTCCATGTTGTCCCCCGTGTTTACATTATAGCCTTATTTTACCACACCAAAACCTTGAAAAGTATAGGTTTTACCATATTTACCCTTTAGTAAAAATTTTCCCGTATAAATATTTCCCACGTATTTCCCAACTCCCCCGTTTTTATATTATAGATCATGCACCAGGCCCCCAATCACTCCGGGTTGCTCGCACTCATTGGTTCCCACCCACCCCACTATACCCACAGGAGTCTCGCACTTTTCCCATAAAGTAGACATATTCCTATAAATATATTTATAAGAGAATGTCTACTTCCTATAGGGTAATGTCTACTTCCTATAGGGTAATGTCTACTTTTCCGAACTCCCAATGATCTCAGCTCACGCCCCCAGGAAAGATACTCCAACATGCTCCCACTACCTGGTGCCCGGACCACGGAATTGTAAAAGTTACCCATTCTAAACCCACAACTTTTACAGATTTCAAAAAGTTCCCTATTCTAAATGCCAAACTTTTACGATCTACCAGGCCCACCTCACGCCCCACGGAAACGCTCCAACGGGGTCTCACCATTCCCACATCTCCCACTTTCCCCCACCCCCAATTCCCAATTACGCAGGAGCCTTAGCGCCCCAATTCCCCCAAACACACCAATGGTATGTCATTGATCCGAAAAAGCACGGTTGTACCGAATTGCCCTTCAGCAAAAATACTGTGTAGGTGTTGTTATGCCACCACGGCCCATTTTCGTTAAAAATTTGTCTCTAGGCACTGGGGTAGGTCCTTATATATCAAGGGTTTTGGCTCTTTTCCACTTCATGCCCACGGCATGACCAAAAACAGAGCAAATAAAAATAAAATAAATAAAAAAATTGCACACAAGATTTGAAATGCGTGATACATAACGGTTGTCGAAACGAGTTGTTGGTTGCGACACGGGGAGCTCCTAGCCCCGTTCATAGCTTTACGGGTTTCAAAGTTCTTGAGATTCCCGGTTTCATTGTTCTTTGACAAATTACATAGTGGGTTGCCTTTTTAATAGGTTTGTACTGTATCGAGCCCCCTTTCTTTTCCTTTGATTGAAGTGTCACTTCCATCATTGGCAAGGGGTAAGACGTGGAAAACGTGTTTTCTTGCCCCCTCTATGTATAGTAGTTTGACCCCACTGAAACGGGTCTTGTAGTTCCCAAACGTGAAAAACGGGTTAGGGTTATACACTACTTCAATGTACGGGCATAGTCTCACTATGCTAGGGTTGACACCCCACGTATTAAACTGGTGTATATGATAGCTTGTAATAACGGGTCTTAATTGGCTAGGAACTGGGTCTCCTCATAGTGACCTAGATTAACAGTCTATGGCTTACGCCACATATAGACGTGAGTAGTCTAACCACTAGAGATAGCAAGTAAGAAGTTACCGGCTTGCGAACGGCTCCCCCGTCCATAGGAAAATACATACGTGAGTATGTACGCCATAACAACCCCGAAAGGGTTAGAGCGAATAAGTCTATGAGGCATGGTGACGAAATAGGGGAAAAGGCTTTATATTGCCTTGCTACTAACAAGGGCTATCTAACCCTTATAATCCAATAACAAAACAATAGGAGGTCATTAACATGACAGTAGTTAATCAACAAAACAAGGTAGTAGACACTAAGGTAAAAGGCGAAAAAGCACCTAAGCCAGTACATAACTTAAAGATAGGTGTGGATTCTACATCTAAGAAGCTTAAAATGTCTATGGACTTAACTGGATGGGATATGGACACAATGCTTCAGAACCTAGAGAAAATGCCTAGAAGTGGTAGTGGTAAATCATATGCAGTAGGTAATAGTGGTGCATGGATAAAGCTGAAGGCTCCTGGGTATGAACATATCAAACTTCAAGTATTCGCAATAGTAGGCGACGAGGATATTAAGAAAGAAGTATCAGCACGTAAGCAAAAGGAAGAAATTAAACAGATTACACTTGAAAGACAAGAAGCTAAGGCTAGCAAACCCCTTGTCGATAAAGGTACTCAAATACTAATCGACTTAGTGAACAAAGACATAAGCAAGTTCCACGACTTAACAGTGGAGCAACAAGAGAGAATCCTACCGTATCTGTAAGCAAAGTAGGGACACCGTTAGGTGTCTCTTGTTAGTAGCAAGGCTAAGCACATAATGGATATTATGAGATTAAGCATAAAGTCGAGCTTTTGGGCATGGTTACGAGTTTCGTAGTTTGGAACGCATTTAGCTAGAGTATCACTCTCAGATTCTATGTACCCATACCATAAACTCTCCATATCCGGAGGCTCTTACACTATCATTCTCAACGTCGAGTCCTACACATTCTCATGGTACAACCCTATCTATTGGTACGGAGTAGGTTTCAAAGAAACCGGTGATGTTGTACGTATGGTGCTAGTGAGGACTCTATAGAGAGAGTGAGTGTGTATAGTGTCTATATGTATATGATTATATGTCTTGATTGTGCTTCAAGGTCAGCCCGCCCCCACCTCCTGGGGGTTCTTTGGGTTGGCTATTATATCAGTCTACAACTCAACCCGTATTCATAAGGAACTAAACTATAACCGGAGGTATTATGATGAGACTATTTACGTTAGATATAGAGGAATATATGGAAAATGTGGAGTCAGTGGCTCAGCAAGTAATTGAAGGACTGACTTGTATTGAGAGAGTTAGAGTAATGTATTCAGCAGAGTTTGTACATAGCGTGAACAAACGTATTGAGAAGTTAGCAGAGAAAGAGAGTAATAGGTTACGTGATGGACTTGTATCTATATGTACTCTATATATGAACTATACTATGAGTTTTGTTAGTAGAGTACGTCAGCTTTAAGCCCCCCCCCTCCCTTGTGAATAGGGGTAGAGTTGTAGACTGAACTTTTTATGGAGTATGTGTTCAAAATACTAAAAGGAGTGTTGAACATGATTAGAGCTATTAAAAGTTGCGTAGTTAAATGGGAAGGTACTAGATACCGTATTGAGGAAGGTAAGTTATATGAGTGTACTAAATTGGGAGCAAGAAGCTATTATATTCACACCCCAAAAGGTACATTCCCCGTCCCCCATTCTTGCGTAAAGGTACTGTTTTAGTGCCTTGAACAGATACCCCATATAAGTATCTATTAGGTCCCCTTTTAGAGTCGGTAAATATGTACGGTGTAACCGTATCATTATCGGCTCTCTTTTTTATGTAACCGTAAAATTATGAGTGTAAAAAATCAGAAAATTGAAACGAGGTAATTTTAATGATGACAGTTAGTGAAAAGTTAGCAAAAATCCGTATGGGTGAAGGTGCTCAACCTAATTCAAGACCTATACAGTATGGCAAAGGTAGTTTGAACGAATTAACAGAGCGTGTATTTGATGGTGATACTACCCTACTTAAGAAAGCTTATGTACTTAGAGGTCAAGACATACTGAACACACTCCTTATAGGGTTAGCAGTTGGAGGTATATGTGGGTTATCTATTATATTCTTCATCATCATGCCATTATTCATGTAGGTAATCTTTAGGTTGCCCCCACCAGTGGGAGCTCCAATAAGGGTACCTACCCTTAATCCAAAACAACCATATAGGAGGAATTTACAATGGCAATCGATTTAAAGAAGAAAGTTTATATCGGTACGGTTACACCGGAGCTAATGGAGGAGTTAGATATTAAGACATATCCTACCTTCAATAACTGTGACCACTCACTTATAGACTTATCGGGGTTAGCCCCAAGAACTGGCAACTCTATGCACACCTTATCAGTGAAATTACCTCACGGTAAGTATGTAACATTATGTGTAATGGCTCCTGGTGATGAGCAGACTTGTGTAGATGTGAAATATACTGGCACTGAAAATGTAAGAGCTATTGGGTTTGCTAATGGAACTAGTAAGACTATCGAGAACTGTAACCTTTACACAATAGTAGCTGATTGATAATTGCTACGTATTTCCACCCTCCTCATCAATGGGTGGAGATAGCATGGAGTTATCAATCCAAAAACTTTAGGAGGCTTTAAGATGAACAACGTATTAGATGAGTTTTTAGAATACTTAGAGGAAGTTGGTTATGGTTGGCAAAAGTAACTAACTAATTGGTAGCCCCCCCCCACCCCCTATGATCCACGGGGGCCTACCCAAAAACTAAAATCGGAGGGTTCTCATATGACAATCGAACAAGCTGAAAGAGAGATACGTAACCTTGAATTTGAAAACATGGGTATTGACTATGATTTCAAGAAGCTGAAGAAGAATAACGAACGTATTAAGGAATTACAGAACTTCATCAGACGACAAGGAGGTTCAACAAAATGGCTTTAGGAACTACGCAACAATTTGGAGAAACAGTTAAACTCATCCCTTCTCAGTTCGTACATGGATATGAGAAACCTTATAACATACTGCTTAACCACGTTAACAACGAGGTTGGCATTGTTTGGGATACTTGTGATATATGCAGACGTGACTTTATCGGAACTGAGCATGATGACCCTGGACAAAACCCTATAGAACTTGCAATCTCTTATTGTGGGACGTGTTAATTAAGGAGGGAATACTATGACGTTTGAGGAATTTAAGGAAAAAGCAGATTTAGTAGTAGATGAACATGGTAACTACGAGATAGCTACCAGTAAAGAAGCTGAAGCATTGTTGGAGCAAGTGAAAGAAAAACACGGTGAGTCATATGTATATACTGTACGTGGTAATGTACACTTTACCGTCGATAATGGTTGGAGAATTTCTGATAGGGTTGGATTCTTAGTAGGTAAAAATCACGTTGACCTATCTAGGATTGAAGTAATGTATCGTTGATGGTTGCTAGGTACCCCTCCCCTGGATCATGGGGGTACTTGTGGAGTTATCAACTCTAAAACAGAGTGCCGTTGAGCACATAGGAGGAAATTATAATGCAAAACGTACAAATGACAATCAAAGGTAACAAATTAACTATCGTGGTTGAGCTTGATAAAGACTACGGTTTATCATCAAGTGGTAAGTCACAAATTATTGCAAGCACACAAGGAAATAAATCAGTGCCCGGTAAAGACGGTATCAAAATTGGGTTGAATGTATATAAACCAGTAGGCTCACCAGTTAATGCTTAATAGGTAGTTGCTAGAGAGTCCACCCCCACCGGTGGGCTTTCAATGGAGTTACCTATACTCCAATATATTTAGGAGGTCTCATTATGTGGGAATTAGAAAAAGTTGGTCAAGACGTTGATTTAAGTAACCTTAAAGAAAAACTGAACTTCGTAGAGTTTATGGGTATTCAAAGAATAGTAGAGTGTATATTAACTGAACTTGAATATTCTTTTGATTACGAGGTAGCTCCTATTAGTGGTAGCCATCACGGTGAGCATGACGCTCTTTGGGTAGTCGGTGGTTCAATACCAGTGTTCGATAGTCAAACTGAAAAAACCTATAAGATACAAGCGTTTTTACTTAGAGGTGATGAGCAAGTACTGGCTTATTGCCAAGAGGATAACGATAACGAAGAAATTTATGCTTACTTTTGGGTTGAATAAAGGAGGAATTAATAATGGGTTGGTGGACAGAAAGTATTTCAAGTGGAGTTAGTGTTGAGAAATTTGTAGTTGATATGATAGAAGAAAATGAAGTCAAGGTAAAAGCTTCAGAGCAAGTAGGTACAACCGTATATTTAGCAGTAGAGAGCTCCCACACTGGAAAAGTTGTGGGAGTTATTGTTTTAACTGAACAAAAAGGTAATGAAGTTTCGTATAAAATAATGGACGAGAGTGTTATGCCTTTCTACTTTGGAGCGACTGACCATATATTACTGAAGCTCTCCCCTACAGAAAATAAACACGCTCTCAACTGGCGTAAGCGTTGTAAAGAACAAAAACTTATGAATGAGGTGAACGCATGAACAAAACAGATTTTTCAATTCGTAATGAAGTAGAAGTGATTGCAAAAGAAATACTTAATCTAAACTTAACAACTGAACAAATCAATCAAGTTCTTAGTGAAATTGAACAGTACGACACCTTTCTAACTGTTGTTTCACTATTCGTATTCAAAGGGATTCAGGATACAGGGATTGAAGTTGATAAAGAAGAACTAGAACACCAATTAAGAGCTTGCCGTAGCATGATTAATTATAACGATTTAAACGGGGATTAATTAAGGTAATCGTCAATAGGTAGTTGCTAGGTACCCCCTCCCTCGATCCGGGGGGTACTCATGGAGTTACCTATACTTCAAAAACTAGAGTGCCATTGAGCACAAGGAGGAAATTAATATGTCAGCAGTTACAGAGCTTGTAAGAATGAGTGATGAAGAATTTTACGGAAAAATTGAAGTTGTCCGTGATGAGAAAGGTGAAGTATTAACGTTCGATTTACGTAGTGATGTGCATGAGTATGTAGACCCTCAAGGTAGAGAGTTACATTATTACTCATGTGTTGGTAATGAGTGGTGGGTTGCGACGAATGGAATATCTATCGTAGACCATATGTATTCGTTTATTGGTTTAAAGCACATGGACTTAGAGAGTGTAGAGGTAATTCTAGGGTGGCCTTCTACTTGGACGTACTTTGAAGTGCAATACTCACCTAGACGTGACGAAATTATTGTAGTAGATGAAGGTGAGGAGCACTTGTTCACAATACAAGGTGAGGACTTACCTAATGATAGAAGTATCCTTGATGATAACGGTAGACTTAAAGAGTGGGTATGGGACGCTTACACTTGTGAAATTGACGATATGCTAGTAGAACGAGGAATACTTTAATAGGAGCCCCCACCCTCCGGGGTGGGAAATAAGGAGGAAAACCAGTGAAAGTGAGAGAGTGTACAGTTTGCCATAATGGGTTTACAGAAGGTTGGTGTATTGGAAGTTCTAACTTCTGTTCTGAACGATGTATTGAGAAAGCCTCGGATAAGGATAGACTAATTGTTATGTTGTACTGGGCATTAGATGACGCAGTTAGTTTTATGGAATTGTTCGAGGGTGAAGATTTTGGCGAAGAAGGAAATAACCGATTAACAGATAAGCAAGAAATAATGGAAAAAGTAAGAGATGTGTTTGATGTACACAATTTAGGTGAGGAAAATAAGGAGGAAATAGAAAATGAAACAAAAGCATGAGGGCGTTCAACACTGGATATTCATTAATGAACAAGGAGTTACCCTTCCCCCTAAAGATGGTGATGAATGTGAAAACTATCAAGTATTAGGGTTTTCTACTGGAGCTGATATTGAAGAAGCTAAGGCTAACTTACTAAAAGAGAATCCTCATATTATCGAACAAGAATATACTGACCTAATTGGGTACAAGTTAGGTGAACGTACACCACAATACGCTTACATTAAGTGAGTTTGAAATTCCTAATGCACCTCCCCCCTTATGATCCACGGGTGGGGTGTATCAAGGAGTGTCAAACACTCCAACTCCTAATTGTTTTTGGATTATAGGTTGCAGTGACTTAATAGTTATTGCTAGTGCTCACAACGAACGGAAAATAGTTGTGAGTACTATGGGGTAACTATTACCTAAATTAGTGCCACTGAGCACAAGGAGGACCTAATGTGAAAAAGATAAAGCTTTTGATTGAGAAAGCTAGCAGTACAGTGATTAGAGTAAGAATGAAGTTTTTAGATGGTACAACCCAATTTAAAGTACCTAGTAGATGTATTGTTAGACACAATACAGTTGGTGAATACAATCTATCTATTAATCTCAAATTCCTAGAATATTTCCTTCGTGTAAATGAGATTAGACCTTACCTAAATGAAGTTGAGATTGATGAAAACAGTATTGATACATTCTATGGGTTTGAGCTAAATGATGAAATTAATTACTCCCCTAGTTTAACACCTAAGTTTGTATATGATTGGTGGAATCGTGACTGTCCTTTTATCTACCGATATGAGATTAATAAAACCGGGAATAAATATCTTATGAGTTACGGCTTATATGCAAACCAAATTTTATTAGTTGAGTCCGGTTGGTCTGAAGTGTACACAGATGAAAGTGTTACCCGTGATGAGTTCACTAAACTATGTGAAGGTCGCATGGATAGTAGAATAGCTAAAACCATTCAAGCTTCATTCAAGACTAAGCAAATGGGTGAACTTGAGTTATCGGAGCTGAATGACTCAATCACAAACTTTGAAAATCGTATCAAAGAATGTATTGAACCGTATAAAGGTGAAATAGCTGATACTGTTAAAGGTCTTGATGAAAACCAGTACGGTTTAGATAGTGGGTGGGTTAAAATCTATACCACTAATGAGGAGTTTAATAACGGAGTTACCTTATTAGAACATACAGAATTTAAACGCCCAAAATGGTTGAAGATCGACCTACCTATTTTCACACAGTCTACCAATATTCAGAGAAAGATGGTAGATAGAATTATATTAATTGCAGAAAAATATACCAGTGAAAAGTTATATGCAGTTACTACATTAGACTAGGAGGAATTGGGAAATGAAATATAGTATTACAATAGACACTAATTTTAGTGAGAGTGAAATCCGAAGTTTATTAGGTTGTATGGGTATCATTGAAGAAATTCGTGATGTATCTACTGTATTTGATACTATCCGTTGGAGTAGAGAAGATGTTGAGTCAGCACTTGAGAAAAAAGGCTTACCTACTAGTGATGAAAATGTAGATAAATTTATCAAGTCTGTTAAAAGGGGTTTCCATGAAACACAAGTATCTTACGGGAATGAAGCATTAGAGGACTTAGTAGCTTTTAGTGAAGTTAAATAAAATAAATATGCCCTCCCCCTTCCGGGAGGGTTTAACTATGAGGAGGAATTTTAAAATGAACGCATATACAGTATTGAAAGATAAACAACAAAAAGAGGTTAATGAGTTTCCTATGTTTTTCGCATTTAGTAATGAACAATTTAATGAAGGTATGGCTAAATTTGGACTAAAACCGGAGGATACAGATAAGATATATAGCCTTAGTGGTACTGGTGGATTTTACAAACGTACAGACTCAGAAAAACTTAAAGAAATGATGAATAGACACGAAAAAGAAAGGCAAGAAGCTATTGAAGGTGATGAAACGGGAGACGGATATATCTTTGATATGTTCAACTATGAGTTAGGAAATCATGAGTTTGTAATTACCTATGATGTAGAAGATACACTTGACGCTTTATGTCTTACGATTGATGAGGTTAATGCAAGTGAAAAACTTAAGCATGGTTTAAATAAAGCAATTAAATCTCAGAAAGAATGGTACGAAAATAATTAGTGATTGCTAGGTACCCCTCCCTGGATCATAGGGGTACTCATGGAGTTACTAATTCCAAAAATACTTTAGGAGGTATTTATTATGGGTAATGTTGATTATGAACAAATTTCTAAAGAACAAGGGTGGACTACCGAAGAACTAAAGAGAGGTTACACCGTTTTTTATGATAGCCAACATGGTGTAGAACTCATACAAAAACTTGATTGTTTAGATGAGTACGGTATCGCAAAATTTAAAAGTGATACTGAAGCCGGAGAACAAGCATTGAAAGATGGTTACAAACTCTTTACGGTAAATCAAGGTGATTTAATGGGATGGTATATATTAGACAAACCGGAATATAGAAAAGCCTTAAATATAAACTAGAAAGGATGGATATTATGGCACACCCAAAAGCTTATGACCCACAACAAGGATATATGTTTCAGTTGTTAGTTAAAACACCTTATGATAGAGCATATGAACATCTTGATTATGCAGAAGATAAAGCAGATAGAGACCACTTAATGCGTGAATACAAACTTGCATTTAGGCAACAAGGTTACACATATAAAGTTATTACTTTACCACAGAAATATTGGAAAAAGCATGTGAAAGTTGGAGGTAAGGATACTGTATGATTAAGATAAATAATGTTAGTTCTGATAAATTAGAAGAAGTGTTATCTTTATCAGTAAAGTTAGACATTGAATGTCAATGTTTTGAAGGTACACTTTTAGATAGTTATATTTTTTATGACGCTGAAAGAATTAATATTAATAAAAATGTAGCTAAATATATTATTGCAATAGTAACTACAAAAAATGTATGGGAAAGCAATTATACTATCATATTAACTAACGATCTTAACAAAGTAGACGAATACAAAAATTATTTAGAGGGTAGAATCGAGAATGTAATATAAAAGAGGTAAAAGCTACCCCCCTCCCCCTTCCGGGAGGGATTTTCATATGGAGGAGACTATGAAACTAGAAAAATTAAAAGAAGGCATGGAGAAAAAAGTTAAATCTATCATGGAGCACTATCAAGATGATTTCTACATTCATGATATGGCAAGGATTGAGCAAGTGGTTGAGAATAACGAAAAGCAATTCCTTTGGTTTGTCCATACGTGTGGTACCCACCTCATGGACAGTATTGATACTGACGGTGGTAAGCAGTATATAAAAATTATCCAAAAAGCACGGGGCCATTACATTGATAGTGGCCGAGGTAAATTGTTTCTTTGCAACCTAGAAAGAGGCACAATCAGAAAAGTATCGTTTGACCAATACATTTAAGGGGAGATATTATGAAAACGACAACTAATTTTTACGTTGAAACTCTAGTAAGTGTTGATGATGTTATTAAAGAACTGGGTTTAGAATGGCAAACTGTAACAGAAGTGTTCAGTCTAGCGAGTAGTTCTCAACTTAAAAATTTCCTAATTGGTAGATTAGGATTTTTTAAAATAGACTCTATCGAAGTTGTTAAGGACCACGATCATGGAGTATACTTTAAAGTTTATGCTAAGAACCCAAATGGCACTATCTTATCACACGCTATTCATGAAGTTGCTATGGCGACGATTATTGAAGATAGAACTCAAGTTGATGATGAAGTTAAAAAAGAAAACTTACATGACCTAGATAAAGTAGACGAACTTTTAGGGGAACTCCAAGATAAACACTACTCAGACATATATGACTTCATTCAAACAAAGTTGGATAGCACTTATAATGACGTAAGTAAGGAATGGGTTGATGAGAAAGAGGTTGATACACCTCAAGCTCATGAGATAGTAGATAAACTAATTGAAAAGTTTGACGGTGATGTAGAAAAAGTAGCCGAGATAACTAAAGAAGTAGCTGAAGTATTAGCAACAATGGTTAAAAACTAGGAGGAATTATATGATACACCCAATGGTAGCTGAGAGCTTACGTAGAAAATCAGCTAAAGAAACAACAGTTATAATTTATCAAATTAAAGGTGAAGACATAACTAACAACTATGTAAAGCCGTTAGTTAATTTCTTAAAACAATTAAATAAAGAGCACTTTCAAGGTCTGAACCTATTCACTTCAGCTTATGACGATACAACAGATGAATTATTTGAGATTCCGGAAATGCGTGAATACATGAAAACGTTATTTGAAAAGGCACCTTACCTTTTATATTACCTAGACCTTACCTCATGTAATTGGGCATTAACTTGTGTAAGTGATTATTCTTTTGCCCCTTCACAACGATTTACGGATATTGAATTACGTGAACATGTAGCTATGGGTGGATCAGTACCTCAAACAATAGTTCCTATGAATGTACCTAACGACTTGCTTGCTAAAATTTACAAGCATAATTTAATTATAGGTAATGAGAAACGTGATACTCACGGAGCTGAGTTAGTAAATTCTTATATCGAAGAAGTTATATTACTCTAGTGTTTATGAATATTTGTCGAATAGTTTTTGTGGACGAATATTCTTAAATTATATAATATTTAGAATAAACTATCCTATAACTGGACAACCTATCATATCATATACTATTCAGTATAGATTGGGGGTGTCCGGTATGGATGAGAAAAAGAGGGATGATGAAATGTTACTAAAAGAAAAACAAGAAAAAACAGAACGTCAAAAAATGATTGAAAAAAGCGTTGCTAAAGTTATTGCACGTAACGGTAAAGCTTTAGAAAGATTGAGTAAAAACTAATGGTTATCTACTTGGAAGTTGATGAAGTAGAATATATCCACCAAGTTGCACTAGACTTATACGGTGGCTTTCCAGGTAGGGAACCGGGTAATCTTGAAGCAAAGTTAATGATTCCATGTTCCGGATTTGGTGATTTTGAGAAATACCCTACAATATTTGATAAAGCCGGAGCTTACCTTTTCTTTCTAGCTTCAGGTCATTGTTTTAAAGATGGTAATAAACGTACTGCGTATATGTCAACGTCAGCATTTCTTGATTTGAATGGTTACGATTTAATCGCTTCAGATGAAGAAGTTTATGACTTTGTTTCACTGGTAGCAAATGACAAAACAAGACCACCAATAGAATATGTAATAGAATGGATTAAACAACACGCTCAAAAACAAGTGTGATGGTTAATCCTTTTTTAATTCCTCCACCCCTTTCCGGTTGGGGTTTTTTCAATTGGTAAAAAATTACAACAATTATGACGAAAAGTATAATGAGGAGGTCCATATGGTTGTACTAGTATTATTTAGTGATACTGGTTGTCATACAGAAACAATAATATTTGAAGAACCACAAGGATTAGTAAACTACTTCATTGAGAAAATACTAGATGAGGAAGGTAAGAAACTATTAGAGGATGAGTATGACAATGACATTGAGTATTACATAGATTGTGAGCTTAAAGAAGATAGACACCGTTATTGCGTATGTCTTAGTCCTACATTCATACCTAAAAAAGAGGAGGAAAAGTAAAATGAAACGTACTGGTAAATTATTAATGTCTTTATTGGTAGGAGCTTGTTTAATAGCCCCTCCCCATTCTGAAGCAACAACACAAAAAGTAAAAGTTGTTAAGAAAGTGTATTTATCTTCTCCTGGCTATGCGAATCAAAATTTCTACGCTAACAATGGTTCATTCTATCAAAGAACATGGTCAGCTAACTTTGCAGAACCGGGTGGTCTTGTAACTGAACCAACTGACGTGGTTAAAAAAGGAGCTAAGATCACGGTATCTTTTAAAATGTTATCTCACCTAGTTTTTAAGAACGCATTTAATGGTACTTTGAATACTGCTTATGCAACCGTGAGATTTGCACAATGGGATAGTGTGGATAAAGGTAATGGTGGGGCTCTATTCACTGCATATAATTACTTACTAACTCAGAAAACAGACATAGGTACACCACAAAAATTCGGAGTGATGGACTTTAAAACTGCAAAAACAATTACACAAACGTTCGTTGCTCCTCAGACTGGTAAATACTGTTTATTCTTTGAATTGAAGGATTTAACAAGAGACGGTAGCGATACTGACGCTGACGGTAACAATGCTTACTATGGTGTACAGAATGTAACTTATAAATATTAAGGAGGTCTTAATTGTGGAGTTCAAAGAGCAACACATAAAATTTATTGCTGAATGTATCGCAAAGGAATTATTTTTCGTAGAACGTGAAGATAACTCTCCACTAGTTTCCATAGTTGGAGGTATTGTTGAAAATGAGCTACATAATATTGAGAACAATCTAATTGATTGTGAAAATCCTAAAGAAGATATAAAAACGGCAAAAGAAATACTGGCTATTATGAAGAATTAAATATCGCTAGATTAACCCCTCCCCTATTCGGAGGGGTTTTTCAATGGGGTATTTTAATACCTACATAAATAGTGCCAAGAGCACAAAAGGAGAGTATTTAAAATGGCTAGAGGTTATGTAAAGTATTGGGAAGTAGAAACACCGGAAGTAATTTCAAATGTTCGTAATGAAATCCGTTTCTTCAATGGGCATGGTAAGGTTCAAGTATTCCCTAAATTCAGTGGTAAAGTTGGCCGTGGAGCTACACTTGATGTTACTAGCTTCAGTGCTGAAGTATTACAAGATTTATTCAATGAACTACAAATGGTGAACAACTTGATCCGTGAGGGTGGAGAGCAAAAAGCTAATCCAACTTATTGGGATTTTGAAAAACCTACGGTATTCAAGTCTGATAAGAATGAAGTGAGAATTTATGTTGAACATGGTAAGTTCCAAGTGTTCCCTCTACTAGCAGTAGATAAAGTAGGCCGTGGTGGAACCATTGATTTACTATCTATGGACTTTGAGGAACTAGACGCTTTTGAAAGTCTACTTATGAAAGTATTTAAGCTTGAAGAAGCTACATCAACTGCAACTGAAAATGTTGAATCAAAGGTTGATACTGAAGTTATTGAAATTGCTGAAGAAGATGAGTTCGGTGATGACCCTATCGAGGAAGAAAATGAACCTATCGAGGAGAAAGCTGATCCGGTGGTTGAAGTGAAAAATACTGTTTTTGAAGATACTGACCCATTTGCTAATGGCTATTACGATAAAGACTTAGTACTTGAGTATTTTGTAAGAACTAAGTTAAACCCTAATGGTTTAGATAGCTTAAAGAGCCAAAGTAAAACTTTCAAACTACAAGAACTGGTAAATTATTTCAAGATGAATTATGGTAAATCTTTTGCCGGTGGTAGTTTAACTTTCATTCACGGTTTCTATCAATGTAGAGTCAAAGGTGTTGATATTGATATAAAAGTAGATGGTGGCACTCTTAAATATACATGGACTGAAGTTTGTAAACAGTTTATTAAAGAGAACAATCTAGGGCACTTAGTAGCTAAGCCCGGTAGAAGAACTAAGACGGCTTAATACACCCACCTCCCCCACTGCTTGTTAAAGGGGGTGGTTAGTTTGAGACTTACTGAAGAACAAGCAGTGGAATATCTTAAAAGAAAAGGATACTCCCCTTCTTTTTTGGATAAAATGGACACTGCTAGTTTAAAAGAACTGGCAGTTAGATTATATGCTCAGTTTGGGAGTTTCCTAGATAACGAGGATAAGTAAAATGAAAATCTATATGCCTTTAGAGATTTCTAACCTAGCTGAAGAAGGAGCAGTATTTTACTGCTCCCATTCCGGAGGGAAAGACTCCCAATCTATGTATATACTTCTTAGAGATATAGTCCCTCCTCAACAACTGGTAGTGGTCCATGCTGATCTAGGTAAGGTTGAGTGGCCCGGTGTTAGAGAGCATATTTTTGAATACACTTACACGGACGTAAATGTAGTAAGAGCTAAAAAGACTTTTTTTGAAATGGTTGAACAAAGACGCTACTGGCCAAGCTCTGCTTACCGTCAATGTACGAGTGACTTAAAACGTGGCCCTATATTTAAGTTCATTCGTAATGACTTAAAAGAACGTGGGGCTACGATTGGAATTAACTGTATGGGATTAAGAGCTCAAGAATCTTCTGCTAGAGCTAAGAAAAATCCATTTGAATATAATAAACGTGAAAGTTGTAATGGACGTGTAGTAAGGCATATTTATGACTGGCTCCCTATATTCTACTTAACTACAGAAGAAGTTTTTGAAACTATCTATTCTGCCGGTGAGAAACCATTTTGGGCTTATGAGAAGAATGAGAGATTAAGTTGTGTATTTTGCATTATGGGTTGCCTTAATGATCTGAGGCACGGAGCTGAGCAAAATCCGGATTTATATAGAGAGTACGTTGAACTAGAAAAGAAAATTGGTCACACCATGTTCATGAAAGGAAAACAACCAATATATCTAGAGGATTATACTGGTATTAAAGCCGTGTAATCCTCAAAGGAGGATTTTATGAAAACACATCAAATATCTTATGTTATTGGTTTAATAAAAGATGATATAAAATGGCTAGATGATTGTTGTGAACGTGCAAATGGTCCTGGACACGTTAGTTGTGACTGTAAAGATACGTTCGAAGACTATAATGAAATTATTAAAGAGTTAGAAACTACTAAACCGGAGGATGATAATAATGGAAACAATTAAAAAAGGAACACGTATTAAATTTAAGGATGGGGTTAATGTTACTGAGAAATACCCACATATCAGATGTTCAGATAGTTATTATATTTCAGATATTTATGAGCATAACGGGCGTAAGTCCATTTATTTAAAAGGGCAACCTATGACTAGTATTGAAATGGATGATTTTGAAGTTATTGAAGAAATTCTTGTGCCAGTCAGCCTTAATATTAAGATTACTAAACAAGATATTGAAGATATAGTTGTAGGCTCATTCGAAGGTGGTAGCGACTACTGGATAGCCAATATCAAAGGTACCCACCCTTCTGAAGAAAAGCCTTCAGATATAGGTTACATTAACTGGGCTTATAAATGTATTAAAGAAGATGGTCATGTAGATATTACCCCTGGTGACAATGATGATCTACCGGAGTTCCCACTTAATGTAGAACGTATGGTAGTTGGGATTAATATGTTCTTAACCCACCGTGCTAAACAAGGTACTCTTTCAAATTATATTAATAATCGTAATCAGTTAGAGACTGGTCAAATTGACGCAGGTGATTGTGATGGTATTATTCAATACGCTATATTTGGTGAATGGGTTTATGGTTGATTAATCTAACCTCCCCCTTCCGGGATGGTTAAAATATTCTAGGAGGAATTATGCCTTATCAATTTGAAAATATCCCAATCAATAATCAAAAACTAGATAAACGAGTCAAACTAACAGATGTAGATAAAGAAAACATTAAGAAAGAATATGAAACTGGCACAGTTAGTATTAATGCGTTAGCTAGGAAATACAATGTCAGTAAACGGTTAATTCAATTCACTTTATTTCCCGAAAGGAAAGAAAAAGCTAAACAACAATTTGCTGAAAGGCAAAAAGACGGTCGATATTATGATAAAGAAAAACATAAGGAATACATGAAATCGCATAGAGGACATAAAAAAGAGTTATTTAATAAAGGGCTAATAAAATGATTAATTATTATTATTAAGGAGGAGTATTTTGGAATACCGTTATAATTGCGTATCACCTAAAAGTACGAAGGAACTACAATATATTATAGATAACGCAAGAGAAATAAAAAATTCTACGTTTAAAAAGAAAATTGGTAATGTAAATTATCAAGCGTTAGAAGTTGAGCTACATTATAATAATGAGTTGAAATTAAAAGACGATTGGCACGTTGAATACTTTAAATCTAAGACACCTAACGGTAAAGAGGTAGCTTATATAAGACACTCAGCTATTGAATACATTTATTATTGAGGAGGTTTAAAATGGATAACTTTAAAACAGTATTTATTCCATCTAAAGAAGAACATGGGGGCACTGACGGTATTCACGTTACCGTGAAATGGGAATGTCCAGTTTGCCATAAACCAAGAGGTCCAGTATACAAGACTCAATCTTTTGATGGTTCTAGAAGATTAGATTGTGACGGATGGATTAATGAATGTGGCCATGTGGATAAATATTCAAATGTAGTAGCTGAATATAAAAATCTATTATCTAGTATTCCTATGGAAATTTTAGAAAGAAATTCTAAAAAGTAAGAATATACCGATAGGATATAATAACCAATAATGATAAAATATAGGTAACTCCTATATTATTTAGGAGTTATCTATGGAGGAGAAGTATGTTAAATATCGCTGAAATTGTAGAATTATTCGCCCGATTATTCAACGTTGAGGACTGGGAAGTTCAGTATATTGAGGATCGTGATGTATGGTTTTTAAACGGGATAGAGTATAAAGTAATAGATTTACCTTTAGGTCTAACAGAACATAAATATGCATACTTCTATTTGGAGGGTTGAATTGTTTAATTTATTAAAGAGATTTTTTAATAAGAATAATGAATGGACTAATATAAGATGTAAGAATTGTAACCACCTCTTGTTTAAAGCAAGTAAAGATTATAAAAAAGGTTCAGTAAGTATGAAGTGCCGTAGATGTAAAGAAATAGATATATTGTAGGTGAGGGAAATGTCTTTAGAGCATAAATTGAGGAATTTATTTAATAGTGAGAAACTAACTAAAATAGAAGTTATATACTTATATATTACTAATAAAAAAGAACATGATTATGATGAAATGGCTAGTATATTAAACGTAAGTAAGATGGACATTGTTTTCTTAGTATTCCAGTTACAAAGTGATTTAGAAAATGGGAAAAGTTTTAAAAATGCAGAGAATGTATTTAGGAGATAGATAGATATGGTCGGTTGTTTTTCTTTATTCTGTTTATTAGGTCTAGATTTGATTTGTTATTGTTTCTTATTAGGTAGCCTTTTTAGAAGTATTATACACCTTAATATATTAGAGCTATTTAGAGTAGCTATACTTTTATCTATCCTAACTTTTGTAAATATTAAAGTTGCTAAATATGTAGGAATTTAACTCCTCCCCCACCTCCTTAGTATAAATATTAAGGGGGTGTTTTTATGAGTATACCTAAAATTCTAAGTAGTTTAGCAAGAAATAATGTTCTTCCTTTATCAGTATTAAGAAGAACAAACTACCCTCTTTTCTCTTACTATAAAAGTAATAGTGTGAGGTTATCTAAAGAATTAGATGAGCAAGGAATTATGATCTTAGATGACCAAAGAGGATTAAAAAGTTATGATAAATGTATTATGTACCTTCTCTATAATCATGGAGAGAAGGTAAATCTTACAAAATTAAGAAAAGAAAATAGAAATATATATAATTATATATCCACTTTCGGAGGAATTTCAGACTCATTACTTAAAGAAGGTTTTATTATTGAATATGATAAATTTGCTAGCCTAGATGAGTTAATAGAAATGGTAAAAGAAAATGGTAATTATATCGATAAGAAACTATATGACCGTTTGTATTACCATGCAAGAATGAAAGGTCAATCAGTTTGGGAACTATTAAGAGAGTACGGTATAGTTTATAGTGATTTCAAAGATGAGATTATAAAACTCAGAGATATTGAGCAAAAGTCTTTTAGAGAGATTTCTAAGATTCTAAAACTCTCTCTTACTACAGTATATAGAAGATATATGGAGGTGAAACAAAATGATTAAAGCAGAAAAAATTAAGGGTTTTGATGATTCTGACTGGTTAAAAGTCTCATTCAAAAAGAACAAAGAATATACAGAAAAGATGGGAACTATTCCGGGAGCAAGTTATTCACCAGTAAGGGAATGTTGGGCAGTCCCCTACTCTCAGTTAGATAAATTTAATAGTCTTATGGCTGAGCACCTTATTGTTTGGGATAACGAGGAACCTAACGGTGGTGGGATTAGTGAGGATACTATTCCATCCTACCCTACTACTCCTGGTTACTCAATTAAGTATGATTTAACTGGGAAGATTATTAATAGTACTGGATTTAAAACTACACCGTGGGGTGAGTATCAAGTAAAGGGTCATAACTTATTAGTCGAGAAAGACTTTTTAATCCTGGCAGATGAGCAAGGACTTGGTAAAAGTTGGCAAGTAGCTACGGCTATGGAGGCCAAGAAAAAGCTCGGTAAAGTAAAACGTGGTGTTATTGTAGCTAAAGCAAGCTTAGTTTATAACTGGCGTGATGAAATTCATATGCACACTAATGAGAAAGCAGTTGTATTAACTGGTAATGTAAAACAGAGAAGTAAAATGTTTAGTGAGCTTACTTACTCAGACGATTGGACATTTATTATAGTTAGTTATGAGACTTTCCGTGATACTTACCCGTGTTTCCAACACCTGGACACTAAAAAATCACTAGATTTCATCGTCCTGGATGAAGCACATAAGATTAAAAACCCTATGTCTAAGATGGGTGACTCTATCCATAAGATCCCGTTTAAATGTAAGTATATCTTAACGGCCACCCCCCTTCCCAACTCACCACTTGAAGCTTATAACTACTTGAAGTTAGGTAAGCAAGTAGATATGCATTGGTTTGAGTTCCAACAAAGATATGCTATCTTAGGTGGATATGGTGGTAAGGAAGTAATTGGGTATCAAAATATACTTGAGTTAAAAACGAATATTCAAAGAAACATGTTACGTAGAAGAAAGATAGATAAGCTGAAGGAACTTCCGGAAGTTACTTTTAGAACAATTAAAATAGAAATGACTCCTGGACAGAAGAAACTATACAATGCAGTTAAACGTGAGATACTTGAGGATTTAACCGATACGTCCCTTGAGCAAATACCATCTAGCTTAGCTAAATTGATGAGGCTTCAGCAGATCACGAACACCCCGGCTTTAATCGGTGGAAAAGATGACTCAGCTAAGTTAAAAGCATTAGATGATTTACTAGAGGATTTAATCGAGGGTGGCGAAAAGGTTATCGTGTTCAGTAGATTTAAGTCACTCATCCACCTTCTTGAAGAACGATATGCTCACTACAATCCGGCAATTATTCATGGAGACGTGGACGCTCAAGGTAAAACAATTACTTCAGCAGTACGTGAGTTGAAACGTGAATACGGAACTAAGTGGAGCCGGTTAACTCAGAAAGAACGTGAAAAGTTAGTTGAAGATAGAACTACGTCTGAACGTCAGCTCCAAGTATATAAGTTCCAAAAAGATGACTCATCTAAAATATTCTTAGGTACCTCTACTGCTTGTCGTGAGGGGCTGACACTTACTAAAGCTACTCACGTTGTATTTACTGACTTAGAATGGTCTTATGCATATGTAGAGCAAGCTTTCTCAAGGGCCCACCGTATCGGTCAACGTAACGCAGTAACAGTTCACTACCTACAATGTGTCGATACAATAGATGAACATGTAAAAGCTACCGTGGATCGTAAGGAGAGTATGGCTCAGAACTTACTAGATAATGGTGTTGAGGTTGTCGGTCTAGTTACTGCTAAGCAACTAATTAAGGAATTAATAGGTAAACAAGTTAAAGAAACGAAGGTCACTGCATAGTGGCCTTTTTTATTTATGGTAAGGTGGTGGTTGTATCGAGAAGGAATTTCGTTTACCATGTGTAATATTAAAACTAGAACTTAATAAGGAGGAGCAAAAATGAAACTAGAGGATTTGAAGTTAAATCTTGCTAAAATATCTACACTTATTAAACAAATTGATAGAGGAATGGATGGTTATACCGACAACATTCAGTATAATACTAGTAGCCCTAATGAGCGTCAGCTAGCAAGTGAGTATGAAACTATTGTAGATAAACTTTTTGATATAAACCATACGTTAGAATACTTCACTAGAAAGGTAATTCATACTGGTACCCTATTTCAAAAAGAAGATGGCCGATATTGGATCACTGATATGGACGACTACTATACAAGTGGTGAAGGTATTGAGTATATGGTAATCGAGGATTATAAGAAAATTTGGCGTACTTCAAGGGTTGAGCATAACGGTAATGATTATTATATTTATGGTGATAAAGATGTAAAAATGGAAGGTCTTACAGTCCGAGTAAGAGAGAAAAAATATTGATTGGAGAGTTTTAAATGGAACTAGTAAAAGGATTTGAGTATTTAGTTGAGGGAAATGAAGAAATAAATAGCTTTGCAAAAGGCATACTTGCACTTGTAAATGTAAGATCGTCAAGAGAAGGAATAATTCACGATTTTAATACACTTGAAGGCACAAATAAAGTTAGAGTAGTAGCATATGAAGAAATTGAAGATTATCTTACCCACCATGTAGGTGAAATTCTTAGAAAAGATGAAATTGAAATTGTAAAAATTGGTTTCGACAACCTAAATAAAGAAACACAAAGAAAGGTTGAAGGTACATCTGATTTAGATACTATAATTACATTTAATGAGAATTTTTAGGAGGGAAAGTATTGAGTAGCTTAAAAGAAAGGTACCTGGAATTAGCTGAAAAAAGAACTATCCTACTACAAGAAGCTCGTAGTGTTGAACGTATGATGGAGGAGCTTATAGATATGGGGAATCGTGAACGTTTTGGTGGACTGAGTTACTATGAATACATGAATACTATTGAGGGAGAGCTAGAAATCGAGGGTGTAAAGGTTCAATTAGCTAGAGAATATGTATACCTCTCTTACAGAGTTAATGATAAATTCTCACTAAAAGCAAAAGGGACAACGTACATGCACAGTGCTAGACTTACCTTTTTAGGGGAATACGAAAACCCTAGTAAATGTGTAGATTATTCTTATGATTACGATATTCCTAAAAAATACACTCAGATTGCAGAACTAATGGAAAAGGTATATATTGGTTTAGTTGAGAAATACCAACTAATTACCAGTGATAAATTATGGGTAAAGGTGGAAGAATAAATGGCTCAATTAAATAAGTCAGACCTTAATAAAGTAATAAAGATTTGGAAAGAACAATTATCACAATTTAATGACCTAGATGTTGAGGAGTTTATCAGTGAATTAAGCGATAAAGCTAATGACTATGATGAAAAAGGTAATGAAGAAAAAGCTGAGGCTTATGCTGAAATGGTTGAAAAGCTAGAAGCTATTACACAAAGTATTCAAGAGCTTTACTCAGACTTAGAGGAACACTTAGATTAAAAAGGAGACGTTACAATGTTTAACTTAAAGACTCCGTGTAAGGACTGCCCTTTTGTAAAAGATAGCCTCACTAATGAAACATTACATGAAAACCGTTTAAAAGATATTGTACATGATTTAGAGAACAACGGACATTTCTTCTGTCATAAGACCATTGATTATACTAAGGGTGAGCATGGGGAGAAATTCAAACCAAAACAAGGTAATGAATTATGTGCCGGTTCCCTTTTATACATGAAACGTGAAGGAATAGACACTCAATACCTTAAAGTTATGAGGGCTATGGATCAGTATGATGATTCAAAACTAGAAGGTATGGAAAAAATTATCCCACCAGTTAAGAAGTAAGGAGCTGAATAATAATGGATTTAAAGGTACGGAAAGAACACGAAGATGAATGGAGTATACTCAGTGGTGATAAGATTGTAGGTAGAATCGAATATAGCCGTAGTTATGTTGGACGTAGTGGCTCTAAAATATTATATGTTAAAGATAAGAATGTAGCTTACGTCAAAAATCAGACTGAAGCACTTGAAAAACTAGATGAGTTTTTCGTAAAAATCAAGGAAGATATTAAAAATGTAGAAACGGCAATAGATGAACTAAAAATTGGTCTTACACAAGTAAGCCATCAAGCATGCATTTATGCACTTAACTTAGAAATAGATAGATTAGGTAAAGTGTTAGAGGGATTTAAGTCTTACGATTTAATTTAGAAAATAAAATTTAAGGAGTACATCAATGCAAATAGCAAATTTCGCAGAACTAGACCTATCAAAAATTGAACTACCAATTATTACGGTGTACTTTAATACTAAAGATTTTCCTGGTAAGTACGTTGCTAGATTATTTGAAGCCCCCCTTCCTACTAAATACCATGTTGTAGCTGATAGTTTAGAAGAAGTTCGTAAGTCTATTCCGTATGGACGATTTTCAAGGTTGGATCGCTCTGAGGTAGATGATCCAGTTATTGTTGAAATATGGATTTAAGATTAGGAGAATAATATATGATTTTATATATTAATGATGTTGAAGATAAAGAGTTTAAGTATGACCTAGAATTTCATGATGATAAATTTGTTATTAATATTTTTAAAGATAACAAAAAGGTACATATTTTCCAATTTCTGTATAAATACGTAGATTACATGTTAGAGTATCTGAATAATAATAAAGCAGATGAAGTAACCTTGTATAATTCAACCGAGGAAAATAATAAAGTCGGTATCAGATTAAATACTAAACAGTTAAAAAATCTACTTTCCCACCGAAAAGATAAGTAGTGTTAAAATAACAACATGGAGCATACGTAGAAAAGAGGAAGTAGAATGAAAGCAACAGGAGTAGTCCGTAAGATGGACGAACTTGGGAGAATTGTAATACCTATGGAAATGAGAAGAACATGGGGAATAAAACCCCGTGATCCAATTGAAATGTTTGTAGATGAAGATAGTATTGTACTTAGAAAATATGAAAAAGAATCTGCTTGTGTAATTACTGGTAAAGTTTCTTCAGATTGTATAAAGCTACCAAATGGAAATATAATCAGTACAGAAGGGCTACTTATACTTAAAAATGAAATCGAAAAATTAAAGAGCATTTTATAGTATTAACTGGGGGCATTTTGCCCCCTATTTTATTATTTAACAACCTCTCCTACCCCTTTTTCTAAAATCTTCAATAAATTCCTCATTTTTCCAAACTTCTGTTTGTATTGGCCTAAAAGCTAGGTTATACTATGACTTATAGGGAGGGGTATAAGTCTATGGTATTCTTAGTGTTGGCAATTATACTAGTTTCGTTGAGTATTATTTTTCACATACTAGCGATCACAAAAGACAATGATATATTTAGAGACTTAACTACTAACTCAGCTATTACATCAGTTATCCTTACCATTGTTTCAGCATTTACATTAGTAAATTAACATTTTAAACTCCATAGTCGTATATTTTAAGTGTACAACTAGGAGGGATAAAATGAGTTCAATATTTTCCAACTATACACCCGAAGATTTAACTATTCTTGAACAATATAACTACCGTAACAAACGAGTGAAAGAGGACCAAAATTGGTTGAAGGAGCATAAACCGTATATAGTCTCTATCTTGCAACGAATGGGTAAGCCTAAAACCGATATTGGTAACTTTAGAGTACAGGTTTCTGTAAGCGATAACTCTAAGTTCGATATGGATAAAGTCGCAGAATATCTTGAATCAAAGGGATTTTTAAAAGAGTTCGGTAAATTAATTGTTGATGAGGAAAAATTAGTCGGAGCGATTGACAGTGGCGTAATAAACCTTGATGAATTAAAAGAACATGCCTGGCTTCAGTCACCAGGTATTGAACGTTTAATTATAAAGGATCTACCCAATGAGTAATAAGGTATTTATTCTACCCTCTTGTTCTATTAAATTTAGTGGGAAATGGGGTAAGGTAAAAAAGGTAGACTACTCTAGAGGTCTACCCCACCTTATTCAGTTTGAGGAAAATGGATTGCTCTATGGCTTTTTCGAGAACGAGTTTTTGAGCGTAGAGCAGTTTAAAAACTGGTTCACTACTGGCAAACCCTTTTATACAAACGACTCAAAAAAGGTATTAGCTAGTTTTTCCGGAAACGGTCTTCTTACTAAAGAAGGAATCTCATGCTCAATTTTTGAAAGTTACCCAATTACTTTCTGTCCCGATTGTGGCGAAGAATCTACTAATATATTTGATATTTGTGATAACTGCTTGGAGGAAGAACAACATGGCTAAAGTAAACAACATAAACGTATCGGTAACTTATAAGAAATCTCTCCCTAACTATGAGTCAATTCAATTCCATGCCGGAATTAGCGTGGAAGTTGAAGAAAGCGAAAATCATATTGCCGTTTATAAAACAGCATGGGATGAGGCCGGCAAACAGATCAATGAACAACTTGAGTTGTTTAATGATGGCCGAAAATCAATGAAAAAGGGCTTATAGCACATAGCCCTTTTTATTATGTAAAAATTTAAAAACTTCAAAGTGTTTACAAAGGAGCACAGTATGGCAACTAATAGGCTTTCACAAAAAGTAAAAGAAGAATTAAAAAAAGAAATTCACGATTATTTAATATCACTGGTTGAAGGTACAAATAAAATGACTAGTGTTGACTTCATCCGTGGGCTATGTACTAAATATGACATGCAGTATGCAAACGTAAATTACTACTATTACAGAATATATAAAGACTTAAACGTCAAAGAACTTTTGTATAAAGATGATGATTCTACTGATACACCACTAGATAACGAACTAGATAATCAAGTTGATGAAAGAGAAGTCGTTTATAGTACAGAAAACAAGTCATTGAAAGATAAATCTTCAGAAGATACCAACAGTAAACCTTTTGACAAGCCCCCTTTCTACTACGGACAATTATTGGATTTAAAAGTTGTAAAAGTACTCACTAATGTTGGAGCAGTATGTAAAACGTTAGATGGTAAATATCAAGGATTAGTCCATGTATCACGTATTAAGGACGCATATATAGCTGATATTCATGAATACTTTGAGGAAGGCGATCTAATCAAAGCTAGTTTCCATAAGATTAATAATCGAAATGAAATGGAACTTAGCACAATCGGTATCGATAACTCAAAAAGAAAAAATATAAATAAAATTGACCTTGCACCTTTAGATATAGCACCTTCTGATACTGGGAAATTAAAAGAAACAAAAGACTTTTTAGATGTAATCGGATTTATTAAAGAATTTGCAGATATTGAATTAAGAAGTGATGAAGCAATAGACCTTTTAGCGAGCAGTGTACAACAACATGGCCTTGTTAGGACTATGCGTAGTATTGTAGAAGCTCAAAAAGTATTTAACCCGGACATTTCCATGCTATTTGTTAAAGAAATAGAAAAACAATCAAAGGAGTGTCTTTGAACAACTTTGGATAGGCGATCATGCGATTATGAGGTATAACCAAAGAGTTAATATTATTGAGGATAGGATACAGTGTATTAACCGTATTCTATATGAAGTAAACAATTCTGAGGTTATCCATAGGATAGGACGTAAAAAAACTTTTCTTAGGTTTAAAAACCAACATACGTATGTAATATCTTATGAGCCACATCTAGGTTATGACATATCTGTGGTTAGAACAGTTCTAGAAGATTTTAAAATACCCACCGATTAAGGTGGGTATTTATTATTTAACAAGCTTGTACCAGGTCATGAAATTAAGAACTCCACTAACGTCCTTCATTCTTTCCCTTTTCTTGTAGGTAATAAGCAACTTCTCAGTCTTAGGTCCAAATATACCATCCGGTTCAGCTCCTAAGTACTGCTGAAGTAACTTAACACCCTCCCCTCTAGAGCCTTTTCTCAAGTCTCCTGGGTACGGTACTTCTTTTACTATAAAAGGCGAACTTGCTTCAGTTGGCCTAATATATTCCTCTACTTTTTTCCAATGATAATCTCCATACCTTCTGATAACTTTTTAGGATCAACACCTGGGTTTAACTTCATTAAGTCATTTACATTCATATGTAAACGTGTAGCTATTCCCCAAAATGTATCATCTTTTTGAATTTTATAAGTTACACCAGTTGGTTGAGGTATTGGCTTTACTTGTTGATCCGGAATGATACAGTTATTGTACTCAGTAACTACATCAGCTAAAAATTGTGGGAAAGTCTTTCCACCAAATTTCAGCCCCCCTACCGGGTCTGTTTTACGAGCCGGGTCCAAGATGAAATGGCCAGTAATTTTCTTACGTGGGTCAATGTTAAACTTAAAGCAGATGTAAGCAATAACCCATACATACTTCTTGTAAGCTTCAGTAAAATTAATGCCATTTCCATAGCAAAACTCTACTCCAATCGCCCCATCATTTGCGTCAACACCAAATAACTCATTATCTTTAGTAACATCATAGATTACGTGATAAGCCCTTTCTGTAGGACCAGTTAAAGCCGGGATACACTCAAGAATTTGCTTATCATCTACGAAAATATGAGCTGAAGCATAAGACTCATTAGCAACACGTTTATAGTAATCTACGTTATTTTGAGCAGTTGAACCAGGGTTCCCAGTGTCATGAGCCACGATAAATTGTACTTTAATCCCATTTCCAGGGCGTTTCATAGTACCCTTAGCTATGTAATCTTTGTTGATGTTATATTTCATATTAAACGTCATATTAATCCCCTCCTATTAATCTTATACGTTAGTATAGGTAGAAAGTTAATTATCGTCTTTATTGCTATTAAAATCTGATATAGCGCCAGTAACTCCATTTGCAACATTCACTCCAAATAAAGTCATCAATAGGTACTGTAATAAGTCCAGTAAAGACTTAGTAATATGCCCTATACTGAATAATTGGTATAACGTTATACCAAACGTAATTAACGTCATTAGAACAATCACTGAAAACTTAGCTTCATTGATTGAAAAACCTTCTTTAAGAATATGTTTCATTTTTGATCTCTCCCTTTTGATATTTTGTAATCAGTTTTTCAAGTTCTTCCACCCTATTTTTAAGAGATTTGTTTTCTATCCGTAGTTGTAATGCTTCCTCACGCCACTGTACAAGTTCTTGCTCAACCTCGTCAGCTCGTTTTTTTACTTCTTTAATTTCATTCATGACCATTTCGTAGAATTGTGTTTGATCGTTAGACAGTCGCTCGCTTGTTGAGAGTTTAACGTCTTTCTTGTTATTGACCTTTGTTACTATCAATCCTACTAAGCTAGTAACAACGACTCCCGAAGCTCCAAATAGAGCGCTAACAACTGTGCTATCTAGTTTCATTTCTCCAACACCCCCACTTTGACGTATAAATAACTTGTTACTAGACCAATTAACAGATAGATGGTGCTAGGCATAAAAAATGTTTCCTCGATATTTACTAGTTTGGCGACATAAAACCAGTAAAAAGTGAGAAATAGTAAGCAGAACTTTTCTAGTTTTCTTTTATGATTTAAAAATGAATACAGAAGTAATAGACCTAATATCATTACTAGAAAACCAGTGTCTTTGACCTCAGCTAATAGAGTGTAGTATGGCTCACTTAATAGTTTCCCTAACGGCAAGATCGATATAAGCCCCCACCAAATTGTTAGAGAACATATCCCTACTTTTTCTACACTACTAATGCTAGAGAATGGATTGAATTTCAACATAGTACCCCCTCCCCTACTTCTAACTTAGATTAGACAATATACCCACGTATTAGTTAGGCATTTTGTAGGTTTAAAGCTCCAATGTTAATAGTTTTTATGAATATATTCATAAAAGTTTATAACTTTTCATAACATGTTCATAAATGTTATAAACTTTTTCATAACATGTTATAAACTTTCTTAGTTTTTTCATTGTAAAAATAAAACATATTATTAAAAAGTTTATAAGTTTTATAGGTTTAACCAATAAAAAAGCTTGATTACTAGTTTTACAGATGGTAATATTTAACTGTAAGTAGTTTAGTATTTTAAAAACCGGAGGGATTTAATATGTATAATGTGCTTGGGATTGATGATGGCTTTGGAGATTTCAAAGGAAAAAAGGGCGATTTAGAGATATTTTTACCTAATTTTGTACACAAATTCGTACCAAAACCAGACAATGGTATTGACGGAGATTATAGTGAGCCTCATAGCCATATAACTGTAGAATACGGTGATGATATTAGAAAGCTAGTAGGGTATGGAGCACAAAATCTTAACCCTAAAGCTAAGTGGCAAGGCGTAGAAAATAAACATAATTTTGCAAATGATTTTGACCCACTGTTTAAAACAATGCTAACGCTATTAACAGAAAATGGTCCGGATCAAGATGACATAGATGTACTAGTAATGGGCTTACCAGTTAAACAATATGTACCGGAACGTATAGCATTATTAAAAAAACTTACTGAGAAACCACATGAAATGAAAGTAACTTTAGCTGACGGGACAATTATTCAAAAAGCTATAAATATTAAAAAGACATTCATAACGGACCAGGCTTTTGGTACTACTGCTAATTATCTACTGCAAGATGATGGCTCTGTTACCGACAGTGTAGAATTATCAAAAATTACTATAGTATTTGATTTAGGCGCTCGTACATGGAATTTAACTGCTTCAAGAGGATTTACACCAATCCCGGAAATTAATACAACGCTTAACGAAGGTATGTATGAAGCGTGGCTCGGTATTCAAAGCGACATTGAAATTAATTATGGTAAAAGCATAAATATTGCACGTATCCCACAATACGTTCAATCCGGATTTATCTCAAATGATACTGATATTAGAAAAATTGTTGAGGAGAATTATCAAATTCATGCTCAAAGTTTAGTAGGTGAACTCGACAAAAAGTTAATCCATATTAAGAGTGAAATCGACACTATTATTCTTACTGGGGGAGGTTGTGACGTACTACGTAAGTACATAACTCCAATATTAAAAGCAAACTTCCCTAGAGCTGAAATCGTTAATGAAGGTAGATTCTCATGTGTTCGTGGGTACCATAAATTAGCTAACCGTTCTGCAAGAGAAACTTACGGAAAATCACGTAAAAAATCATAAATAGGAGGGTTATCATGGCTAACCAAAAAACTGCTGACGGTGGGAAAAGAAGTCCAATCTTTTCTTTCTCACTTAGAAGTGTACGAGATAAAGAGCTAGTGTCAATTCTTGATAACCTACCTAAAGGTGAGTTGAGTGAGTTTGTCCGTGATCTTCTCTATGACGGGTTAAAATACCGTGGTTTTGAGATTAAGAATAATCATAATGACTTTATCCAAAATATATTAAGTAACAATACTGATATAGAAATTATGGAGGAAGTGGAGCAACCTAAGACTAAACCTATTAAGCCACCGACACAAAAACCAGTTAAGCCTCAAATACCTAAAAAAGAGACTGGTAAAAATGAGGAGCTAGAAAAAAGATTTTCTGACGAAATGATAAGTGGCCGTCTATCTTAATATTAAAATAGTAAACCCCTTAGAGGAATGTTCCTTTAAGGGGTTTTTGTATACTTATAGGTTACTATATTAATAGAATAAAAATAAAAAAGCCTCCTCCTCTCGACCATGCATTAATGTGCTCTGCACACAATAACGCAGTTTAGGTCTAAGGAGGGGACGGAGTGATAGAAAAATTTTTAGGTAGGGAATAGGGTAACAAAATAATAACCCAATAACAATTAGCAAACTCAGATCACTTCAGAAAGTTTACTTGTTACCATTCTTCAGTATTATTAGTATTGCCAAACGAATAATATTTTATACATAGAAAACGTAAAATAATTTATTTTATGATAAAAATTAACTTCCAGGCTGACTAAGTAGTATAAGTTAATGTGTGGATTTTATTTTCTTCCGGGGCCCCTTAATGGGGCTTAACTTATTCTAGGGGGTCAGTACATTATGGAGAATAAAGCTATATTAAAAAACAAGTCAGAAGTATTGACTTACAATGTAGAGCAAGCCGGGGAATGTGGTGTTTGTGGTAAACACACTTACCAAATTCATAATGATTTTGCTACTTACATCTGTTCAGATGAGTGTGTGATAGTAATGAAAACTCTCAGCAAGAGAATGAAGAAAAGGGGACGTTAATTAACGTCTCTCTTTTTCGTATAAGAACTATGTGAGGTCTAACCTACATAGTCGAACGAAAAGGGGAAATTGCTGAATTATGGAAATCACGTTACTAGCACATACACAATTATCCGACAAATTTAGGAAAAAATTAGCTAAGTATAGAAATGTGAAAGATAGCGAAATCTTATCACTAACTGCAATTCGTACATGTTATTCTCACTTGAAACCAACTGAGATCGTAGAGGTTGAAGGGGGAAAATATTTTGGCGAAATAGCAAAAGACGGGGAAGGTGGAACTGAATCTGACCGTTTAATTCGTCACATTGTACGTAGTGGCCATACTAGTACATTAGAACATGACAACTACACATTTGCAGTCGAAGGGGTATCGAGAGTTCTTCTTGGACAGATTACTCGCCACCGTATGTACTCATTTAGTGTTCAAAGTATGCGATATGTAAAGTTTGGTAGCGAAGATAAATCTCAAGGAATGTCATTTGTTGTTCCGGACGGTCTAGAAGGGGAGGCATTAGAAACTTTCCTAGACGCAATGGATCAGTCCCAGGTTGCTTATGATAAATTACGCGAGTTAGGTGTATCAGCAGAAAAAGCACGTATGGCTTTACCGTTGTCAGCTTCATGTAATTTTGTAATGACTGGTAACTTACGTGGAATACTAGATTTTTATTCTAAGAGACGTAAAGGTACGCATGCACAAGATGAAATCCAGGAGTTAGCTGAGTTGATCCGTAAGGAAGTTGAAGAAGCTTCACCGTGGACTACAAAATTCTTTGATGAAATCTAACTTTTAGTGTGCTCTGTGTTCTAAAATTGGAAAAGCCCTCATATACTCTTACAAAGAGAAGGGGGGCTTTTTACTATGGCTAAAAAGAAACATACTTATGAAGGTAATCATGAAATATATGAACGGGTCACTAGTACTTATACTGGTATGAATTTCTTTACATTAGAGGAAGTATGTAAAAACATTGATTTTCGCCACCCCCGTTTTAATGAACGTTGTAAACGTAATCGAAGTTTAGGAAGTGCCCAGGCATTTATTGTCGAACTTGCATTACAGGACGAACAATTTATGAATAAATTAAAGACTTACATGAAAGACGGAGGTAAAAATTTTAGACAGTATACCGGAATAAAATACTAAAACATTTCGACAAACAAAAAGAGCTCCCACATTAGGAGCTCTTTATTTATATGGTGTTACCGTATATTTTACAATGTTCTAAATATTTATATTTTATGGAAATTTAAAATAGGGACTATGCAAACGTTTTAGACAATGGTATTATGTGCTTAATCAAATAAAAAAAAGAGTGGTTCAACCGTCCAAAGTTCACCACTCACACAACAACAAAGCGTATAAAAACGCTTAAACAATATTGATAACCCCATTATACATATAAAATTAGGGGTATGCAAGGTTTTACCGTACATTTTTTATTAAAAAAATATTACATATTTTAATAGAATATAATATAAATTTTAATAAATCTATGGGTAAATAGACAGATATAGAGATAGATAAAGAGAGACGTTGTTGTGTGTGTGAGGTTTTCTTTGGGGACCACTCTGTAGGAGGATCGCATAATAATGTCTTTTTCGCATGCAGAAAATATTATAGATATTGATGTACAGAAAAAACGTAAACGTAATGAATTATATATACCGTTTAATTCATATACATGCATTGACCAATGGATTGGCGTATTAGGGGACAAGGTCTACTTAGAACTATGTAAACTACATACAATGGCTACTCGTACTAAAGAGAGTAACGTTGGAAGAATTACATACGGAATTAAAGGGTTGGCTAGAATCCGTGGTATAGCCTCTAACACAATGCGTAAATATTTAAACATAATGTATGACTACGGGTTAGTAGACTTTGTAAAATCCAATGAACATACAACTGGAACTCCTAAAACAGTCGTTATAATTCAGAACTATCCATTAGGGGATTATGAGTTACGTAATAAACCTCTTGTTAAAGTACGCAACCATAAGGAGCTTAACGTTAAACACCGTAAATCCGGTATTGAAGGGGCTAAAAAGAGTCTAATTACTCGCTTAAAAAACGCAGTTAGCCCAATAGATAAAATCCGTGAGCTTATGCGTAAAAACGGAATAACTATAGAGGACCTAGCTGAAGCTGAAGGGTTCAAAATTCCAGGGGTTCAAAAAGAAGTTCAATCTGAAGCTCCTCCCGAAAAACCTAGTGATACCAACACTTCAGTAGAAATAGGGGGTTCAAATGAGTTAAGCGACCAGGTTCAACGAATTGAATCCCTATTAATAAGCATACTTACTTTCCATACTTATAATGGTAATACACTATATAATAATCATCATGATAAGGCTCCTATAACAGAATATGAATATAATCAAGAAATAGAACCAAAGAAAAAGCATGATGACGAAGAAATATTAAATGTGTTACAAACTAATTTAAGTTATCAAAATATTTATCAAGTAATGTCTAACAATGGGTTTACAGAAGGGCAGATACTACAAGCACTTAATAAGCTATATAAGGTGTACAGGCATACTGAGATTTCTAACTTAGTAGTCCAACAAACTTTAATTGACTACAAGAAGTATAAATATAAAAATGCAGTTTCGTCTCCTGGAAGTTGTTTTGCTAGGTTCATAGACAATGAAATTGGTAATCAAAAAACCAACCAAATAGCAAAAGATGAATTGGAACCTAAAGTGGAGACTCCATACACTGGCAAGATACCGTTCCATAATTGGCTTGAGAATAAACCTAATGCTGAAGCAGTAGAAGTAGTTAAGGAATATCCGGGGGATATTTGCAATCGGTTAGTGAAAGACTTAAGCTTTACAAAAGATGAGGCTTATTCAACTGTGAAAACATTGGTTAAAAAGGGGATAAATCTATACCCACATGATTTGAATGGGATAATAGCAGATTTCCTAGCAAATTCACTAAGGTCTATAAGGACTAAGTTTGACAATGTGACTGAGTTTGTAAGGGTTGCTATGTCATTCGGAGATACTTCCGAGGTCTTCTAGAATAATACAACAAGAAAAGGGGAGTAATAATGGGCGAAGTAGCTGAATTAGTCATTGAAGGATATTTATGTCAATTTTGTGGGGTGTTTATTGATGAGAAAGCCCCAGGCCACCCAAGAACATGTGAGGATTGCGAATAGAAAAAGCTAGGTATATTCCTAGCTTACATTTCTTCTCGAATTAACTTAGCTATTTTTCTAGTGATCCTAGAAACTCGCATTTGAGATATGTTTTGCTTTTTAGCAGTTTGAGTCTGATTCAACCCGGATAGTCTATTTTTAAAGACTTCCATTTCAACGTCAGTCAATTTCTGAGCCAATTTTTCGGTGATGTTGTTTAGATACACTTCATCAAGAATGGTATCTTCATCAATGTCTGACAATAAGTTATCAGTCATTGATATTGGTATCTCCAAAAATTCAATCTTACTTTTTACTGGCTCGTCCAAATATTTGATATTTTGACCTACTAATAATGCTTTAATAATCTTAGATTCATCCTCATCCAATAACACTGATAATTCAGATGTATGGGGTAGGTAGCCTAACTTCAATTCTAGTGAACGCAATCTATTTATTAAGCTATTAGCAGTACGTGTAGGACGAATAATACTAGAGCTATCACGTAAAAAACAACGTACTTCTCTAAATATGGCCGTCACTGAGAAACTACTAAATTTGACACCACGGTTAATATCAAATGCATAAACGGCTTTTATAAAACCTAAGCGACCTAACTGAAGAATGTCGTCTTTTTCAAGGCCACCATTTCGGGTTATGTATTTAGGGCTACCAACATACTTGTATACTGCATGCCATATTAAACTTTCGTTTGCAATGACTACATCACCCAAATAATCAGCGTCAGTTTTAGCTCTGATTATGTTCTCAACTTCATCCATTGAGTAGTATAGTTTATTTTGTTGTAGATTTTGTTGAATGTGATGTGGTAACAAGATGTTGAGCCCTCCTTTGATAGTTTATTCGTATAAGTATTTTGGTAGATTGTTAGCCTTTAACTGATCCTTTAATGGCTTTGTCATTTTGACCTGGATCGTCTTAGTTGCCTGGATAATGATTGGGTCCTTTGTGATCGGATTAATACCTGGCTTAGCTTTCAATTCTTTTACAAAGAAGTTAAAGAAGTTAGGTATTTTTATGTCATTACCGGCAATAAGATTTTCAGTAATAATGTCGATTATGTCGTCGAAACGTCTTTTAGCTTCAGAACCATTAATGCCTTGACGTTGTGAATACTCACGGATTATGTCATCTTTAAAAACTTTCATAATTTTCAACCTCCTTTTCACATTTAGGATAGACAGATGGGGTCAAAGCGTTGGTATTATTGAGTTTTTATGTATGAACGTCATGATATTTTCGTGTATTGCTTGAGGACTTTTAGTACCGTCTAGGATGATAATTTGTTGACCTAGTTTGCTAGAGTTTTTAGCTAGCTCTTTGTATTCATTTCTCACTTTACCTAGTAGTTCAGTGTCTTTCTCATGCTTATCTCTAGTAGTTCTACGGCTGAATGACTCCTCTACTGGTATATCTAAAATGATGGTTAAGTCCGGTTTCGGAATTGCAGACTGCAATTTGAGTAACCAGGACTCGTCAATTCCTTTAGCCTTAGCAAAAGCTAAATTCGATAAAGTGAAACGATCTAAGATGATTAAGTCACATACGTCATGGTTATCTTCAAAGAACTCAAGCTCGAATTTAAAGTCGTAACGGTCAGCTTCATAGAGCATGTGTAAAGCTTCATCATTTATTGCAACCTTCCCAGTTAACCAGGAACGGATTAATTTACCGATTGGGGTATGATAACGAGGGAATGTCTCAGACCAAACCATGTATCCGGAGTTATGTAACGCTTCAGATAACATTTTTGTTTGAGTCTCTTTACCACATGCGTCTATACCTTCAAAAGCGATAATAGGAGGGAGGGGACTTGATTTAGCCCCAACCTCCGGGAACATTTCACTCTTAGCTGACAAGTGTTTTTCTAGTTCCGTGTGAAAGTCTTTCATTAGAAATCCTCACCGGGAATTAAAATCTTGTTTTGACCTTCAATGATCTCTTGGCCAGCCTCAGTCATTGAATTTTCAGCTTGGAATCTAGCAAGTAAGTCAGCAAACTCATCTTCACTGATTAAGTTAATTACAACTTCTTCACCTAGTACGTAAGCCATACCATCACTTAGAAGTACGTTGTAATAGATTTTTGCCTCGTCTACATAAGTAGCAGTTTCATAGTCATAACGGATAACTGCTTTTTCGAAACCGGCCACCTTGCCGGCAAACCATACATTTACTTTTTCTGATTGACCGTTTTCTTGAAGGTTGTCATGCATATTTTTTGGAACATGGATAAACTTCTCGATTAATGATTCAAGCATTAATTCAGTAACTTGTTGTTCTTCAGTTTTAATAGTCATCATGGAAAAAATCCCCCTTAATTGTTAGGTGCTACCTCTTTATTTATAAGAAGTGGGGGAGATATAATTAAGTAATTGAAGTAAGAAAAGGAGAATTGATATACATATGAATAGAGCAGAACGTAGACAACAAGAAAGAGGCCACCAAATTGTAGGATGGACAAAACACCCTTCTCCAAAAGAACTCAAAAGAGGGGAAGGATGGTTTGGTGAACTAGATAGAGTTTATAGGAGAAATGATAATCAAGTTGTCTGTATGATGAGGGATTTACAAACCGAATGGGGGAAGGTTACTCACGTTACCATAACTGCGCATGAACAACCGGATTGGTCAGAAAAGCAAAGTATAAAAAATGATTTGTTTGGTAAAGAAAGTGTATCTATCGAGGTATTTCCTAAAGAAAGCGAACTAATTGACCAGGCAGATATGTACCATTTATGGGTGTTACATGAAAAGAAGTTACCTTTCGGAATTGATTAACGTATGGTCCGTGAAGTGGAAACAGAAGTAGAGTACAAGGAGTAGAAGATGGATATTAAAGTCATTGAATATAAAGGGAAAACTTATTCTGTAGTAGGTGAAGGTAAAACGGAATATTTAGTAACTGAACCCTGGTTTGAAGAAGAAGGGGAGCTTATACGAATACCTAAAGATGAACTTAGGGTAAATAATGCTGAGGAGTGATTTTATGTTCTTGCAAAAAAAGAATTTTTCTGTTGTTTGTACAGATTGTAATGTAACTGCAAAAACTTTAAGACAACATGAAGAAGATATTAATAGAGGTAATCCAGAGTGGTTTTGGGAACCGTGGGATAATGAAGAATATCATTTATTTGTTTGTCCTAAGTGTCTTAAAAAAGATTTTATAAGTGATTCTGAAATAGATTTTTAATTACGTTTCGGTCATTAGTATAGTAAAGGAGTGAGGGCTTGAATACGTTAAAAGGATTATTGTTTAGGGCAATATTGCCACCTTTAGTTGCTTTCATAATAAGTGTTACGATTGGTGAAATTTTTCCAGGCATTTCATATAGAACATACCTGGTATTAACGCTTATAATCTTTCTTTCATTACAAGTATTTTTCACTACGTACTACAGTAAGCAAATAAAAAAAGAGACCAATTAGGTCTCTTAAAAATAGTGAGCAGTTAGGTGATCGTGGAGCTCAGCTAGGGTTAAAAAGTGCTGAGTAACGAAGTGGTCAAAAAACGTTTTATTAATGTTCTCACCAATAGCAAAGATTGGTTTATTATCCAAAAATGCTTTATGTAAAACTACGATTTCATCTATATCATAGTGAACTTTATCTAAATTAACGATAACTACGTATGAAGAATATAAGTGGCGCTCGCATAATCTATAATACTCTTTTTCCGTAAACCCTTCCGGAACACCTGGAATATGGTGAGCGTATAGGAATCGGTGATCTTCTTTAAATTGTGTTGGGTTAAACCCTACTGTCATTACTTTCATTTGCTTCATTTACCTTTCCTCAGTTCAACTAATTCTTCTATTAACGCTAAAAAATCTTTATCACGTAAAGCGAAGTAGTCTGTGTTGGTACCGAAAGAATAGACAATGGCCGGAACTTTGCTATTTTGAAAAGCTTCAAACTCAATCTTGTCATGCCATTCTTTCTTAATAGTAATAGTCTTAGATTCAGTAGCTTTTGTTTTTGCTTCTATCTGAAGCAGTTCAGAAACTACATCTGATTTAGCAAACCATAAGGAACCGGAGCTGATTTGCTGACGTGCTTGCAGACCAATTTCTTTTAGAGACTTAGTTATCCGTCTCTCCTGGCGATTGCTCCTCATCTGACCTAATGATTTGCTCATAAACCCCGTCCTCCAATCGATAGATTGATACAGTTTTACCAGTTACCCTACATCTACGTTTACTTTGAGCAGTAACAACACCTAATTTTTCAAGCTCATTCAATCGAGGGTGGGTACGGTTACGATCCGGTGTAGGTACTAAACCTTTTTGATAGATTAGTAAGGCTAGTTCACTTGCACTTGCCCCGTCCGGAACATCAGCTAAAGCTTTTAAAACTAATGATTGCCTTGCATAAAGATTAATTAAGACTTCATTATGAGATAGCTTTCGTGTATACTCGGTCAGCTTCATTTCGCACCATCCCGTCATATTTGCGTAAAACACCTACACTAATTGAATGAATAATCTGCTCTTTATCATGAACTATTACATGATTTAATGCTTCTTTGTAGATTTTGTCACTCATACGTGACTTGTAAGCTAAAAAACTATATTTAATCAAAGATGATATAACGATTGAAATAGCGACTGCCATTAAGCTAACTCCAATAGTCATTTTGATTACCCCCTAAGTGTCTCATGTACGGTTGCTTCTAGAAGTGAGTAAAGGATACCATTATTTTCTTGTATATCTTGTACCAGGGCTTCACAAGTTTTATCTGTACCATTCCATTTAATTTCTTTACCATCCTCATCTGAGTAAATCTCACCAGTAGAAGGATTTACAAACTTCAGCCAACTAGTTCCTTGAAGAACCCCGATCTCTTTAGCTACCAGTACAAGTTCTCTCACACGATCTATACCATTTTCATAATAAACATCAATCGTAGCAGTACGGAAAGGGGGAGCTATCTTATTCTTAGCAACTTTTACTTTAATCTGCTGACCTAATACTTTCTTTTTATCTCCTTGCCCTTTAGAGAAGTAATCTCCAATAGAAACTTCTAAAACCTGGCTATAAGCATGTTTCAGAGCTCGGCCACCACCCGTAGTAGTCTGTGGCCCATACATAGAAAATCCACCGATTTTATCACGTAATTGATTGATGAATACCAGGCTTGTCCCACTGTCTGTTAAAAGACCACTATTAACAATTTTCCTCATTGCTCTAGCATTTAACTTAGACGTTCCACCAACCTGGGAGTTATTCTCATAGTTTTCTTCCTCGATCTCAGCTTTTGAGATTAAACCGGCTATAGAATCTAATCCAATAATAGAGAACTTTTTACTTTTCAGCATAAACTCTATCATTTCAAATATTTTCTCAGCGTAGGTATCCGGTTGAGTAATGAATAATTTATCTACATCAACACCCAATTTCTTAGCCCACTCCGGATTAAAAGAGTGTTCCAGGTCGATAATCGCACAAGTCTTTTCCGGTTCAAGTAGTTGAGACTCAGCAATTAATAGATTAAGTAATGTTGTCTTACCGGACTTTTCTCTACCATTAAGTTCAAGTACTCTACCTTGAGGGTAGCCACCACCCAAAGCTATATCTAATAGAAGGGAACCCGAAGGGCGCACCTTAATATCCATTAATTTTTCTTCTTTACCTAAGATGAACATTGATTGCTCACCAAATTCTGAACGTATTTTTTGAAGTAATTCATTTTGATCCATTTTAATCACTCCCTCGGTTAATTTATACGAAGTAGGGGAGAGTCGATTAAAGCAAACCTTAAAGAATTTATTTTTTAAATATAAGTTTTCTTAAACTTATGGTACGTGAAATTTTTAAAAAATAGGTGACGATTTTTGGTCCAAATGTAAGATATTTATAGGTTAATAAGTATGGTATAATGCACATAATGTTATTATTTTTACCACTCTCATGTAGGGTGGGTTTTTGTATGTAAGGGGATATAAACAACATGGAGAAACAATTACACGTAGGTAATAGTAATTTAGTTAAAGGCCAACTGAGACCGTTGGTACCACACTTAGCAATTAAAGCCGGTGGAGGATTATGGACTTCTACATATGAAAGTGAATACGGGAGCGACTGGGTACAGTGGTGCTTGGCTGAAGAATTTAGGGTACCTAAAGATGGGAAATGGGCTTCTAGTATTCTAGTACCTTCTAAGGACGCACGTATTTATACAGTAAATGATGAGATGTCGGCAAAACATTTAATGGAAAAGTATCCGGTAACTGAAGGGCCACTTGCTTTTTTTAACGATTTTAGAACATTCGGTACCATTGACTTTAATAAAGTAGCTGAAGATTATGACGCAGTTAGTTTAACTAGAGAAGGGCAGTGGGCTACTCGTTGGTCTGAATATAGCATGTACGGGTGGGACTGTGAATCAACTCATTGGTTCAGATGGAAGTTTGATTGGGTAATAGGATTAGGGGACGTTAAATATAAGGAGGAAGGGTAAGACAATGACTAAAGTAAATGAAAAAATTTACCATATATGGTCTGAAGGATTTAGAGCAACTGGTGAATATGGATTTGCAAATTATTTCGGTTCTGAGAAAGCAACTTCTTTCCAGGAGGCTTGTGATCTATACGCACTTAAAAATCCGGAGTTTGCTACATATTACAACGCAGACCAATTAACTTATTGGGGCTGTAGATTATTCGATAATGAAGCAGACGCTAGAAAATCGTTTGGATGAGGAGTAATAATATGAGAAAGCTTTCTACGGGACTGGATAGTACATTAGGTAACTGGTTGCAGTTATGTACAATTTTCTTTGGTGAAGATAGCCCGGCCACCCAGTTGATCCAGGACAAGATTAATGAGTCAACAAATGGTGAAGCTGAAGAAGTAATTGCAGATGAGGGCCAATTAATACAAGTGTTAGGCCATCTACATATGTCATCAATAGAAAAGGACGGAAATTAATCCGTCCTTTAGTTTTTCTTTCTATTTTCAAGTATTTGCTCGTAGCTTAAGCCAGCTTCATGTTCTTCTTTAGTGACTTTTAATGAGCGATACATATAGGGACCATCTTCTTGCCACTCAGCCCCCGTATTGTGCTTTAATTTATCTTCTAGCATAGCTTTATTCATATAATAAAATACTGATAAAGCGTCAGTTCTATCTCTATTAAGGAACTTATACGCCCTCAATAAAGGTTTTACATGACCAGTCATCTCACCTTTTTTTACTATAACTTCTGTCTCAAAAGGGTCTTTTGTGTTGAACTCACCCCAACTTGCTTCTTTTATGTTCCTAACGATTACTTCACCTAAGTAAACTCCTATCAGTATTGATACTGCAACATCTGTCTTTCTACCAAAAGGGAACATATCGTTAAGAGCTACTTCAAGCTTTTCTAGTGATCGTGGTGAGTAGTTAAAATCAACTCCGGCCAAACCTCCCAAAACATCTTTTGCTTGCTCTAGTACGTCTAATATTTCATTTATACCTCGCATGTTGCTACCATCCTTACTATGTAATATGTAAATTATAGCATAGAATAATAGGTTAAACCGATATTTTCATAGTTCGGGTTTTAGGTAATTCCGGAATCCAGGGATCTTCAAAATCGTTCGGAAAAATCACTTGGCCGTTAAACCTGGAACAAAAATTGTTCGGATTTTACCTAAAAGTCCCCTCTTTTTGCTATTTTTAGAACTTCCTATAATAAACATTATGTCTACTAGAATCAGAAAAAGGTAACTTAATAGTTACCTTTCTCCTTCATTCCTCCAATAAATTGTTTTATACAAACCCCTGAGATAATAGGTTCAATTTGTACATAAACCATAGACATAGCTTTTAATTCATCTATCTTATCTTTATCACTATCTAATTCAAACATTAGCTCATAAACTAAGCTATAAATTTTACTAAGTTTGTCTTGTTGTTCTTCAGTCCAATTTAGCGTCATATGTTCACGTATAATGTCAATTCTCTCCATAAAATTTACCCCTCCCAAGAGCTTCCCTAGCTTTTTGTTTTATTTCTTTTCGTGAATACTGCATTAAATCTATTAAAAATATATCTTCGAGTGTTGCGAATAGTTTAGCCATTTCTCCTTGAAGTTTTCTAAGTTCTTCATATGGATCATATTTAACTCTATCATATGTTAAATACTTAATTTTTCTTTCAGCTAGTTGTAATTTCTTCTCCAATATTATATTTTCTTTGTTCGTTTCAGCCCATAGGTTTTTCCAGTACTGTAAGTATTCTTCTTCAGTCATTTTATTAACTCCTATAATCTAGTTGCATTAATACAATTAAACAGTGGGGACTTCAATAAAATTTTTACATTAAAAAGAGATAGGATAATTTAACCCTATCTCCCTATATAATAAAATTGGAAAAAAATTACCTATTTCAGTATGGACCAAAAGTATCATTAAATCAAGGTTAAACCTACATTAAAAAGTTCAAAAACAACTTATTTAAACCATATCTCATAAATATCTTTAATTAAAATTATAACGTTTACAAGGATTGCAATTGAATTTACTGAAACAACAATCCTACGTGACTTTTTATGGTCAAACCATTCATCTAAATCCTCCGGGTCTTTAAATGGTAAACCTAAGTCAAGGAACCTTTGTTTATTTTCTTCTTCAAACTTTTCTAAGTCCCTACGTAATTCTTCTTGCCTACGCTCAGACTCTTTAGAGCTAGCTAAATAATTTCTGACTGAAGCAATAATGAATCCTATAACTAATGCACTACCGACTAATGAAACATACTTTGATAGTGAATCAGCCCATTTAACACTGAACCCTACTGCAATAATGCCAGTTATAATTGTCACTGCTAAGTATACTGCTAAGATGATTGTAAACATCTTAAGCATACGTATATGTTTATTAGTATGTTGATTACTATATCCAATATTCTTTTCTTCCACGATCTTTCCCCCATACACCGTTCGGATTAGCTATATTGTATTTATCTTTTGAATATCTATCTACATCACCGTCAGCATATTGAGTTAACCACTGCTCAGCAATCTCTTTCATCTTTTCAAGACCAGGAGCGCCAGTATTGGAAGTCCTTACTTCAAGCTCACACATACTAACATTCCCACGTTGGTACATTTGAGCTTGCCACCCATATATTAACGGACTAATGTAAACGTAGACTCTACCGTTGACGCACTGAAGAATATTAAACCTTTTATTTTTAAACCAATTAAACTCTTTCAACAATGCGCCCTCCTATTAATGTACGTTATCGTTACCTTTATCACCATTGAATAAATCAACTACTTGTCCTTTGGCAGTCTCCGGTGTCTTTCTAACTTTAGCAGTAGCTTTTTTAATATTACCTGGCTTAGCACCAATAAGTTTACCTAAAAATTGAGCTAAGTCTTTACCATTAATTTCTACTTCTTCATCCGTATCAAGTTTTACTTCACCAGTTCTAGCGTCGATTGTATGTGGTTGGTCCGGATTAAGTCCTAGCTCAGCATAAACCTCATCCCAAATGTCAGCTTTTCTATCCATTATTTCTTCTTTTCTGTCATCAAATAGTTCCATCAATTCTATTTTTATTTGTTGTTTTTTATTCTCAACAAATATTTCTATCTCACGTTCTAATTTTCGTGATTCTTTTCTCCATACGTTGAACTTTTCCAGTAATTCTTTTGATACAACATTTTTCTTTGCCATGTTATTTTCCCCCAGTTGACCTCTTATATATTTTAGGTTAAACTACAGTTAGTAGAAGTTTTCATTAGCGTTATCGCTTTAACCGATAACTACTTACAAAAGATGGCTCATTCCCTCCGGTTTGAGTCATTTTTATTTCCATAAAAAAATCCCTCTACCCACCATAAGTAGAAGGATTTTTTCATAGAAGCATGTTTCAAAGACAATGAAAATAAGAGAACTTTATTCTATGTATGTCGGCCTTCATTATAGCCTATTATGTGCTTATAGTCAATATTTACACGGTAGAACCTCTATTATTACTACGTCTAGTATCTGAAATATCATTACCTCTACGAGTTATTTCCCTTGAGATAGAATTAGTACGATATTCATACCCTTCCCTAAGAGCTTTTGTCGCAGTATACATAGCTAAATTCTTAGTAAACGTAACTTCATACTTAATATATAAAGGGTCAGTTTGAACAAGAGCGTCTTTTTGCTCCCGTCCCCCAGGTTGTAGTGTGAACAATTGTTTTTTAATTGTGTCCCTTATTTCTCTAGCAGTCTGCATATCTATGTCAGCTATTGCTTCAACCCAACGAGCATAGGAAACTAGCCCCGTCCACTTGTCCAAAAAGTCACCTAATTCCCTAAAAGGAATGTTGGCCACCCCACCATGTTTACCTTTAATCATTTCCCACTCCTGGTATAAGTTCTCAGCATTTTGTGGCTTTGGAGGTAACGGTAAACCGGCTTTCTTCAGATTAGCGTCAACTAATGCTCTTGATTCATATTGATTTACGCTATCGACTACTTGCCAATGTTCCATTATTCTTCCCCTCCAATTACACTATGTATTCTAAAACGTTCGTTAGTAAAGTCAGTTAGACAATCTTCATGTAAGTACTCATCAATACCGTCAAAGTCGCCTTTTAAACATTCTTCACCATGATAGATAGCCTCACCACAATAAGTACAGTAAGTAAATAGCTTGTCGGTGTATTGAGTTGTTTTCCATTTATCGTAATCCATTCTCACGTTCCCAACTTTCTTTCATTTTTACAAAATCCTGGTAGTGCACTGCAACTAAAACATCTTTGGCATTACCTTTCTCACGCATTACCAGGACCGGAATTTTCTTAGTGTTTTGAGCCTCCACCTTCAGCTTGTCCCACCAACGAAAAATCGCTATCTTTGAATAGACTTTACACTCGATCTCGTAAGTAGGATGGATCACATCACCACTACGAGGAGTACCTTCATCAGTACTATTGATGGCCCCACTGCCGATATTACGTTTTGAACCATCAAATATATCTTTACCAACTTTTCGCTCAAAAGCTTTCCACAATTTATCAGCCACGTCTTGTCCCCCCTCACTTGAAACAATGTACAAAGTAAGTAATAGTACATCAATATATAAATACGACTAGTGCGTTTATTTGTTTTATACTTCAGTAATTGAAGCATAATCTGAACTGCTAAGTAGCAACCAACTAGATTAATTACCAGGTAGTTTAATAGAAGTGGATATTTCACGGTTTTCCCTCAATTCAACAGTACGCTCATCTACCCAACAAGTAGCCGATAATAAAGGAACTGTCTCATCCATATCATTTCGAAAAGAGATATATGAAGATTTCTCTAGTGTGATCCCGTATACAGTAGCTAAGTAAAGACGAATTGAATCATTAATTTCTGCATTAGAAAGACTAATTTTCATGTTTTACCTCCGGATTAATTTCTTTACCACACATATTTTTAAATGAGCAGTAGCGACAATCTTTAGTACTAACTTCCTTTTCCGGAAGTTCGTTCTTCATTACATAACCTTCAATGGTCTGTATGCGTTCAATTACCCACTCAAGTTGTTCATCAGTATATTTAACTAAGAAAGCTTTCCACTCCTGGTTGCCTTTATTAATATAGTGGAACATTACTTGTCTTACACCAGTACATAAAGCGTAAATGGCCCCTTGTTTAATGTGCTCCATTAGAGGCTCGATAAGAGTTTCAAAGTCTTTAGGGTTAATAGTTTTAAATTCAAATAGGAAGTTCATGTTTTCGAACTCTAAAAACCCATCCACCATAGCCGAAACTGGGTATCTAGCAGTCCATCTTTTATCAACGAATTTAATTTCAATAGGAGCTGAACCGTGTTCACGTATGAACTCAATACCTATCTCCCCATAAGTAGGAATTTCTTCTACTGACAGTGGTTTAACTGTACACATGTTCATTAGCACATCTTCTTGTATCCATTCATGTGTAATAGTTCCAATATCAAGAATACGTTGTATCCTAGCCGGTTTTTTATTCTTTTCTGGAACTCCATTTAAGAAGTAATAAACCATACGCTGACACTTGTAATAAGATGATGGTCTAAATGCTAAGCGTACTTTCTTTTGCTCACCTTTAGGCTCTACCAGGTATTTGTCTATTGCTTCTAGGTAGCGCATTTCAAAGCTTTTTTCTTTTGACTCATTCTTTATCTTTTTTACTAAACCTTTTAGGCCCACCTGGTTCCCCCTCTTTCCACTTCTTGCACCCTTCCAGGTAATCAAGATTAATCATTTTGTGCTCCCAACTACAGTTGAAACAGAATACTGAAGGTGTTTTCGGATCATCCATTACTTTTAGGAATCCACCTTGACCACAATGAGGGCAAAATTTATATCTATTAAACTCTCTTAAATCAAAAGCCGTATTATATTGTTTGTACCTAGAACCAATATAGTAATATGACATAATCACTCATCCTCGAATAAGTCAGCTAATTCATTTAGCTCATCTTCTTTAAGTTTTTGACCCCACTTCTTCCCAACCTCAATATCACTTTTTAAGCCACAATCAAGAGGTAAGGCCGTACACATAATCTCAGCAATTCGTCTAAGGTTGTCCATTCCAATATTTTCCGGTACATCAAAAATAATTTCATCATGCACCCATAGAACAATTCGTACATCTAATTCCTTCAGTAATTTTTGGAGTTTGATACTTGCAAGCTTTACCATATCTGCGCTTGAGCCTTGTATAATTGCGTTGAAGCATTGACGCTCTGCTGAAGCGATTTGCCAAAACTCGCCTTCCTTCATTACCTTATGGAAACGTCTTTTTCTACCTAGTAATGTCTCAACGTATTTGACTTGTGCGATCTTTTTATGTTGGACTTTCATTTCTTTTTTAACGTTAGGGTATTGAGCAAAATAAGCCTTAATATACTGAACTGCTTCTTCAACGGATATTTCTAAATTTTCGGCCAGTGTAAATTCTGCCATACCATACACAATCCCAAAATTGACAGTTTTTGCATTTTTGCGAATTTTCTCAAATTTAATACCTTTCTCACAATCACCAATCAGAATATCCGTATCAGTAGTATTAATTGTTCCTTCAGCAAATAATTTATCTTTATACTTGCTGTCATTTAATAGCGACTTATCTAGTTTCCCATCCTCATCCTGGAAGTTCCCCATCATATTTCGGCAGTACTCAAAATTCTCATACGTTACTTGGTTACGTGGATTTTGAATGTTGTACATAGATACTGCCGTCTGACTATGTACGTCTTTGCCGTTTTTATATACGTCCAGGAGCACGGGGTCTTTTGAAATATGAGCTAGCACACGTAGTTCTTGCTGACTAAAATCGATTGAAGCTAGCAATCTACCTTCATCAGATATGAAAGCATTTCGAATTAAGTTTCCTAGACGGGCCGGGATTTGCTGACAGTTCGGATCACGGGACGACATTCTTCCAGTCTTTGCTCCAACTGGATTAAAACTAGTATGTATTCGCCCATTTACTGCCTTTTTAGGTAGCTTTTCTACGAACGCAGTACTTAGTTTTGTTTTCTCTCGGTAGTCCAAGATCATTTTAACTACTGGATGATGGCCCTTTAGCTTGTTAAGAGTTTTCTTATCAGTAGAGTCACCTTTCTTATTGTTTACTCTAGGTAGTTTCAAGTCTCCATATAAAACCTTCGATAGCTGAACTGGTGAATTAAGGTTAATCTGTCCAGTAATCGCCCATATCTTTTGACGTAGTTCTTCAAGTTCAGCGTTAAGCTCTTTCCCCACCACGTTAATTAAATAGTCAGAATCTAGCTTTACACCATAGGTCTCAGCGTCACGCACTATTTTTAAGAAAGGTATCTCTATTTCGTAAAATAATTTATTAATCTTTTCTAGACTAGGATGGTTAAGGTGCTTCTCCTGGAAACGGAACATATTAAATGTAAGCTCAACGTCTTTTGTTGCGTAATAAGTTGCTAGATTTCCGGCTCTAGTAATTTGACTCTCTAGTATTGGAACTCTATCAAATGTAGTTTTACCGAAAATTGTTCCGTAACGGTCAGCCGGTACCTTCAGATATGTTACGGCCATATCCTTAAGTGCTTTTGAGTGGTTTTCATCTAGTAATGCTTGGGCAATCATAGTATCAAAATGGCAATCTAATTTAATTCCCATCCATTTATTCATTATGTGAAAGTCGAACTTGTAGTTGTGAAATATCCACTTCTTACCCCCGTCCTCAATTAACGGCTTCAGAGCTTTTATTACAACGTCTTTAGGTAAACACTCTACGTAATCAGTACCTAAAATTGGACTTTCTATTTGCTTTAGTTTCTCTCGTTCTTCTTCATTGATGTTTATATCCTGGTAGTGCTTAAGTGGAATGTAGTAACCTTTGTGTGGAGCATACACTGACAGACCAACAATCTCATCCGTCATCCAGGTAAGGCCCATTGTTTCTGTATCTAAAGCTATATATTCATGACCATTTAAGAACTCTATCATTTTGTGCAACTGTTCTTCAGTCCATACCGTTTCATAGTGATCCGGTGTAACTGTATTACTAGCTAGCTCTCTAATAGCCAATTCTTTTTTAGTTAGCTTTTTAACTTTGGCTTTTTTTCTAGAAGGTAATTTCTTTTCTTTTTTAGTAGTTTCAATCGCTTCGTCTCTTACTGCTAAAATTTCATCTATATCCATCCGTTCAACCTCCCACTTAATTTATAAGAAAGTGGAAGAATAATAGTTAAGTAATGTAGGAGAAACCTATTGATTTGTGTTAGAATTTTGAGGAGTATTACATAAGTAGAGTAAAGGAGTAAGAATTTGAATAAATTAAAAGAATTATTATTTAGGGCGATACTTCCCCCTTTAGTTGCACTTGTGATAAGTTTTATGATTCTTTATTTTTTTCCACATATTCCGGATAAAATATACATAGATTTAATGATTATAATTTTCATGTCATCACAAGTATTCTTTATTACGTATTACAATAAAAAAGTACATAAAAAAGACGTACTCTAATGAGTACGCCCTTTATTTATGGATACACTTTAAGACCTGGGAGATTTAAACTATAGTCCATACAAATACATTATATCATTCTTCTTCATCTTCGTCATAAGGAGTGATTGTCACAAATAATTGGCAATCTCTACACGAATACTCAGCATAGAATACTCCTTCGAAAGTTTCATGGTCCCCACTCCACCCTAACGGTTTCTGACACTGTACACAGGTATACATTAGAATGGGAAATCGCTATCTTTTGATTCAGAGCCACCCTCGTTTGCTTCAGAGTAATCACTATTCATGATAGCAAGAATTTCTTCTCTTGTTTTTGGTGTAAGCATTTCCTCTAAGTTAGGTAGTTCAACATCTTCAGATAACTCAAATTTAGACTTATCTTTAGGGAAGAATTGATAAGTAGTTTTTAACTTCTCACCTTGACGTACAATTTTAAAGTCACGGTCACGTAAATCCCCGTATTCTTCTAGTAATCCAGTGATAGCTCCACCAACTGTTTTAGAAGCTTTGAAGATTTTAACACGATCTTCGTCAGAACGGTCAGCTACCAGGAAGTAAGTTTTAAATGAAGGTTTCTTACCCATAGCTCGCATAGGGTCCTCATTATATTCCGGAGCCGTAAACGTTACCCAACGTCCACCGATTTGCTCAGTGTATTCGTAAACTGAAATAATTTCAGATGGGTCTTGAATGAAGCGAATAACTGCTCCTTCACCATCTTTTAATTTTAGTGTAGGAATACCCTTTTTTTGTTCTTCTTTAATTGCAGTAAAGCCCTTCATAATTGCCATGTTTTTTGTCTCCTTTTTTCGTTGGATTGTGATGGGATTTATACCCCTCATTGTCCTTATACGAAAAAAAGAGACGTTAATTAAACGTCTCCTAACTTCTCTTTTACTTCACGCATTATTTGGGAGGTTCGAGCCCTGGTTATGTCGAACATTTCAGCTAAATCACTCGAACGATACCCTCTAAATTTCAATAGAGCAAATGCCTTTTCTTTATCCGTTAAATCCGGATTCCGTAAAATGTCTACCTCAATCTCAGTTAACTGCAACTGCTCATCTTCTTGTACGACACATACAGTATAGTCACTATCCATAACTGTTTTTTCTTCTACTTCATAGTTGTCAACAATTCTAGGAGAAAAAGTATTTACTTTGTTTTTCTCACTTGTGATAAGTTTCATACAGTCTTTGATTTTATTTTCAATAACTGTATCTAAAAATGTAGTTAGCTTGGCTTTTTTTGGATCGTACTTCTCAAGAGCTTGGCATACCTTCAGTATTACCTCTTGTTGTACATCATCCTCATCAAAGTAACCAATAATCTTATGCTTGAATTTTTGTGAGCACTTATCTTTTACACGCTTTAGTAAATCAGCCATTTCTAAACCTGTTGATAATTTTAATTCAGCCATCACTAACTACCCCTTTATCTAGACCATGTTTTTTGTTTTTACTAATTGTATGAATTTGATGTATGGAATTATTTTTATTTCTTTTAGTTTTTTTGCTTTTAGTAGTTCATTTGCGTCTTTGTACATACTTTCCTCCATGTGGTCTATCCCCCAATGTCCCCCAGGATAAAGTACGACATTTACTATAATAGGTGTTTCTTTAAGTAGTTCATATGCTTGTAATGTTGCGTCATAACCGTATTTGTCATTATCAAAAAATAGATTAACTTCTTTTACACCGGCCAATAATAATTCATGTACTTGCTCTTTAAATAGTAATCTACCTAAAATTGAACCGGCTAGTAACCCACCCTCGTAGCAAGACAATGTATCTGTTTCGGATTCATTTAAGAATAATGTTCTAGGAACGACTCCGGAATTTAGAATATAGTACAACCCATACACAATGTCTCTTTTTGCTACGTTTTTCTCATTAAGGAACATTTTACTGCGAACACTACGTCTCTTTACAAAGCGAATTTCACCTTTTGATGTACGAATTGGTAAAGTAATACATTGACTTTCTTTGTCATACCCGGCTTCATATACTCTTAAAGTACGTTCAGAAAATCCCCTAGTTTCAAAATACTTATGTCTGAATCTTTTAAACTCAGCAATATCTTCTTCTGAATGAACATGGAATTTTTTATCATCTGTGCCATCCAGTATAGAATTTAGATCGATTGCTTTTCGTTCCATACGTTCTACTACTAAGTAATTTTTAGTAATGTAAAAATCGGCTGAGGCACCTTTCGGCATGCCTAATGCAATTGCTACAAGTGTACCAATTGTCCCGGTTGCACCACACCCAAAACAGTTCCACTTATAAGGAGCTGAGGTAGTTATACCGGCTGAAGGATTTGTTTCACTATGTTCCGGACAACAGAACATAATATTTTCACCGTTGTCTTTTATTCTAGAAAAAGCGTTGGGGTTGTAAGTATAAGAGGTATTATCTTCCCAGTTTAGACGTAAATCTTCAAGTACTTCTAGCACGTCTAGGTCGAATGTTTCTAGTAAACTCATACTATACCTCTTTGCTATGTTGTTTGATTTTTTGGTGTTTTCTATATTTTATAATATTTTTCGACATTATTAAATGGACTATTAGAAAAAAATTAAAATTAACTAAGAAAGAATATAACTAACTAGACTCTTTTTGGACAAGATACCAATTTCCCATTTTTCTTTTTACCCTTAGTGATGTACCAACTAGCACACTTTTTTTCCTTAAATAACTTACAGTCCCTACATAAATCCTCCACAACATATAAGCAATTCATAAAAACATATGTTTGCTTTTTTGCTAAGACTGATTCATTGTTAATTTTTATCGTTTTGCTACAATCGTTGATATAATCACAACTAAGACAAGTTGGATTCATTTTCTTCACCCAGTCTCAGAAAACTGAACGCTTTAAGTTCTAATGTAGCGTTCGCTTTTTGTTCGCCTTTAATATAATTTACTGCAACTTCAATAATTTTACCAATGTCATCCGAACTAACTTTTATAAATCCTACATTTATTTCTTCTCCGTCAAGTGAATACATAATACGGTAACTAATCATTATATCTCTCCTCTCGCTAAAATGCCATCTCATCTTCAGTTAATGGTTCGAATATCCCACGATCTAAGTCAGCTCGTAAGAATACATCTTTATCTTTTGGACCCCCACGGTTTTTCTTAATCGACAACTTAAATACATCATCTATCTTACGCATTGTAACAACCCTTGTAGCTTTCTGAGCCGGATTATCTGATTCTTGAATACTATGAAGTTCCGGTGAAGCGTTCTTATCCTTCTTGGCCTCTTTTGCTGACTCCCTTGAAGCTTGAGCAAGTAGAATAGTAGGTGTTTTAGTGTATAGATTAATTTCACGAATTTGGTTAGATACATTCACAATTCGTTTACGAATATCTTTTTCACTTGTACCATCACTTATGTCATACAACTGGTCAATTACTAGTAAACCTGGTCGTTCTCTTTCAATCATGGCTCTAATATCTGAAGGTGTGAACTGCCTTCCACCATTAGATTCTTGAGTAAGAATTAAGAAACTAGTGTCCTCTTTCTCCAATCCTTCCAGAAACTCTTTATACAATTCAGCATTTTTAAGTTTACCTTCGTTTAATTCACGGTTACTAAAATGAGACCTTAAAGTATCAAGACGATAAGCAACTTCTAGCTCAGGCATTTCAGTACTGATATAAACTACTGGATCAGTGATACCGGCTTTCTTAAATGATAACCAGGCTTTATACGCTACATAGAGACCAATAAACGTTTTACCTTCATTCGTCCTCCCGGCTAGCAGAACAAGGTCATCTTCTTTCCATCCACCCGTTATATCGTCTAATTCCGGGATTCCCGTAGTGATTCCACTTAACCCTTCTTTCCCATGCTTTTCTAGGTACTTTAAATAACGTTCAGCAGAGTTTTTAATCCAGTCATACTTAGTAATTTGCCCCGTAAATTTCTTCAGTAGGCTATCAATGTCACCACGCATTTTACTCATGGCTTCAATCGTATGGCCATCCCTCAGCATTTCAGCATTGGACGTTAATACAGGTCGGTAATCCATATATGCTCTTTGTTCTTTAAGTACGTTTACAACATAGTTAACATTCTCTAGGTCGTCCAATTCACGGAAATCATCAAACTTTTTAGCAACAGTATCTAGTGATGGAAGTATCTTATGCTCATCACGGAACTCCTCAACCCAGGTAACAATGTCATTTAATACGACAAAGTATGTTTTATCTATTGTGTGCTTTTGCATTAGATAGGGGTCTTTTTGCTTCAGCCATAGATTAATAAACTGTAATTCTTCTAGCATTATATAAACCTCCTATCTTTCCCGTGTTCTAGCTTCACAATCTCACAATTAGCTAATAAACGAGACATACTTCTAGCGCCAAATAACCCCCCTAAATTCTTCAGAGTAATATTAGTCGTTGCTACGGTACTTAAATTATTATTAAAACGGTGGTTCATAATTAAATAGGTTTGCTCTACAGTGAAGTTAGATGATGTACCACTCGCTATATCATCAAGTAATAATACTGGCGTATTCATTACCTTTTTCATTAATTGTTCCGTTTCTTCCTCACTGTGTTGGTAACGGAGCAAGTCCATTAGATCACTGTAGTTAACTGAGTAAGCAAGTGGATTCTCAAAGTCAAACTTATTAGTAAGGCATGTTTTATATATGTATTGGTTTAATAACGTTGTCGCTAAATAAGTTTTCCCCGTCCCAGGCTTTTCTCCGAAAATTAGGAAGTTCTTACCCCCATCAAAAGTGGGGACAATATTATTAAAGTAAGGCTTTAATTTTTCTATAGCTTCTCTATTATCATCATCCACCCTACACTCATGTAGATTTGCTCTATGGTAACGTTTAGGTATGTTAGATAATTCAATCGCTTTATTTAATCTAAAATGGGCTGAGCACCAATCCGGATAAGGTTTAACTTCAATTTCACCAGTGTATTTCTTACACCATTTAATAGCTATACAGTTAGTACACTCCTGGTATGGGCCCATTTAGTCCTCCCCCAATCCTAGTGAGTTGTACCACTCATCATAAGCTGAGTCACCTATCTCAGATGATTTTTTAGAAGAAGTATTTTTGCTACCATTTTTTAGTTCATTTAACTTTTGTTGTACCCATGCTGATCTAAACACGGTTATTTTTTTGTGTTTAAATACGTCAGATTTAAAGAAAGTCTCCATATGTTCTTTTAATTGCATTTTATTGTCGTTATATAGTTCAATTAATACCTTCAGAGCAGAACGATCTTGAATCATATTTTTAGGCATATATGGAAGATTGTATTTTTCTTTATACAAATGACTGAAGTACTCATGGAAATGAACAGTGTTCCAATCATCTATAGAAGTTTCTAAATAATTTGCTTGTTTCTTCTTTGGTGCCTTAACATCAGTACTGTTAGAACGTTCTACGTTATAATCACCATATGAAACTACTCTACGGCTAGGTTTAGGTGGCTCAACACCGTGCATATAACAAAGTTGAGTATCTATCTTCGGTTGAATACCTTCGATCTCATCTGTGAACCAACTTTCAATCGTTACCCTAAGCTCAGGTTGACTAACTACTACTTTAAAATGCTCAGACTCACGATACTTCTTCAGTAACTTTTGGAAGTTTAACCCACTGTATTTACTAAGTAATTTCTTCTGTATCATAAAAAGGGTTTCTGAATGAAGAATAGTGCCATTCTTATGTAACATTGGAAACAAGTAATGGTTAGCATAACCGGAGTTAGCTTGAATAAGGATAAACCCTTTATCTTCAAGTTCTTTCATATAATTTAGTAATGTAGGTTTTGTCCAATCTAGCTCTAACATCAATCTTGCATGAGAAGGGAAACTTTCCCCACCCCCACCTTTTGCATAAGAAAGTAATAATTGATATAGGATTTTCGAATTAGATGAAAGAAGAAGGCAACGAGCAACTTTCTTGTGAAACATTGTAAATCCTTTATTAAATCCTTCATTATAAAGGAATTGTTCTTCCTTATTTTCTAGCTCTAAGTAAAGTTTTTCATTATCCATTGCAGACACCCCTCCACTTTCTCTTATACGAATGAAGGTTAGTAACAATTAAATTTGTCGAATTTTACTAGTTGTTTTTGAAAAACATAGGTTGTACAATATAAACCAAAGCACATAATAAAGGGAGAATGTTATGGGAAAACAAAATGAAATAATGATAGAGGAATTTTTAGGGTATTTAAAACATGAGAGAAAATTATCTGAGCATACAACTTATAACTACACATTAGACATTCAAGCTTTCGAGATTTTTGTTAAAAAAGATTTTAGAGAAGTTACATATAAAGATGTTAGTGAATATATCCGTCAGTTACAAAAAGCAGTTACTTCTAAAAATAGAGCCTTATCCGGTATAAAAACTTTTTATAGATTCTTAGTTAAAGAGGGTAAAATGGGTTTTAACCCGGCAGTAGATGTAGAGAGTGGACGAGTTGGGGAGCGCATACCTAAACCTATTTCAGAAAATGATGTAAATAAATTATTTAGAGTAATTAAAAGCCTAAATCATGAAGCTATGATTAAAACACTTTACTATACTGGAATTAGACGAAGTGAGTTGTGTACATTAAAAAGAAAAGATATTCATATTGATGAAGTAAGCAAAGCCCATATGTATGTTATAGGTAAAGGAAATAAAGAAAGATTAATTCCAATACACCCTCAATTAGTGAAAGTTTTAAGAGCTCATCTAGATAGTCATAAGAGTTCATATGTATTCCCGTCACCTAGACACAAAGACCACATAAGCCTTAGACATGTAAATACAACTTTAGAGAATTATGTAAATGAAGCCGGTCTTGATAAATCTGAAATCACACCACATAAATTTAGGCATACTTTTTGTACAACATTAGCTGAAAATAATGTAGATGTATTAACTATCCAGGACTTAGCCGGACATTCTAAAACTGATACAACTAAAATTTATACTAAAATCCAAACTAGTAAGAAATCTCAAGCAGTACTACAAGCTTTTATATAATAAGAAAAGGCGACTATTTTAGTCGCCTCTTTTTTATGTCGTTGGTGGTGTTATATTATTAGGATCATACTGAGGTTGGTCATTTGTCTTTTGACCATTCCAAATAGCTGAGTGCCAGTATGCCGGGTAGATACGAGGTCTAAATGGTGGCGTAACCACCCACCCTACTCCGTACTGTATCCCAAAATAAGTTTTCGTTGGCCGTCTTAACGGAGTTCCACCATTACTAAGAAATATATCTAATATTTTTATATTAGCTTTAAATACAGATATACCTTGATACCATATAGATATATTGCCTGGTTGATAACGTGGTGTTAATTTCTTATCTACTGGACCTGGGCTAATTTCTAGTTGTTGTATGTTACGTTTAAATACACTTGCACCAGGTAATCCCGTGAAAGTAGGTGGGGACTTAGCAATAATATCTAATTTTAGATTAGTAACCTTGGGTACATTACCGCTATAGCTATTCATAAGAACCATAACAGATACACTACAGTTTTTAAATGTGCTTAAAGTAGTTTGTGGTATAGCAAGTAGTTCATCCAATGTCATTCCTTTTGTGCCATAGTCAGCGCTACTTACTGTTGAAAACCCATTAGTAGCATTGTATCCGTAAAACTTTATTTCTTTAATACGCAGATAGTTTGACGGAAATCCACTTCCGGAAAATGCCCAATATCTGTAGGGCTTATTAGTATTAATATTATTAACTGAAGAAACATAAGCACCTATAAACGACTGTGGTATTAGAATATTTGTCGAACCTACTTGTGTCCAATTTGTCCCATCATTAGAGCCGAATAAATTTATAGTACTTGCATAATATGAGTTATCTTGAAAAACATTTAAGCCATTTATAAAAACAGGAGTACCGAAATCTTTCCCACACTTAAAGCTAACTGGATTAGTATAAGTATTATAAAAATAGCTATCGAAATCACCATCAAACGCTTTATCGATTAGATAACCATTGACTTGATTATACTGGATATTATTTTGATACGGAGTCCCGTCATTTATCGGAATTTTTTGGTCGGTATTAATGAGTGTATCATTACCACTATCATACCTCACGAAACTAGCTCCCCCATCAAAACTGAGTAAATATCTAATATCTGTACCACTTGGTTTTTCTTCGGTAATTTGGAAACCATTTAAAAATTCACTATTAGATAAATTAATCGGCTGATTGTAAGTATAATACCATTGATTTAAGTTAGGGGGAGCAGAAATATAGTCACCTAACATTTCATAAACCACTATCTCATCCATAGTCATGTAATTATTTACGCCACTATAGTTAAATCTTACATAATTTATTCTCTGATTTAGATTGACTGTAAAGAAAGTACCTACGTTACTAGCGTTAGCGTAAGGTACGTTAAATGTATTCACTGGGTACCAATTTGTATTATCATTTGATATTTCTACTGTTATTGTTGCATAACAATCGCTACGAGCAAATGGGTAAAAATCAATCCTACTTACACCGGCATAATTGGAGTATTTTGTAAAATCGATTATAATTGTTCCATTAGTACCATTAGCTAAAAACATTTGATTATATAGATTTACAGATGTTTGAATAGAGTTATTAAACATATACTCCATATAATAGTTAGGGGGAGCATTGTAAGTGGTAATACTAGATTTTACAGTTACCCCATTAGGTGCAGTGTACGTATTTTGATTTCCTCTACCTCCAGTACCACCGGATAAATCCATTTTCTGACTTTTACGTATATTCCAAGTGATAGCACCCTTACTTGTATCTATGAATTTTGGATCACTGTATATAAAAGGCGTAATACTAAATCCACTTGTCCCATACGTTAATAAATCTCTAGGCATTTTACTCCCCCCATTAAGGTAGTTTAATTATTGCTACTTTGTTAGGGAAAGACGTATAAGTTTGAGCTCCCATTACAAATACTTTGTATCGAACATTTCCAATAATAATCTCATCTTGATCTACTAAGTTTGTACCTAATGAAGTATATACTCCATCTAGCTCTCCACGGATACCTTCATAATCACCTTCAAGAAAAATAGGTGAAACGAATACCTGGTTTCCCCAAATAGAAGGTGAATATGTTGGTGTAATTGTCTTTTGTGTGTATTTCTTATACGGTGTTCTAGCTTTATCTCTAAGGACATATATCGGATTAGTTACGTTAGTACCTAAAACTCCGGCTAAGGTTGTCACGGCAGTACTATCAGTTTCTAATGAATGTCGCTTCATTAAACCTAAATAACAACAAGATGAAGTAGCTGAGTTTGCGTTCTGATCTAAGCTCGTATTAAAAAATATACGGTCTTTTGTAACGTCTATATGGTAAGTAACGTAGACATTTTTTGTGTAGTTTAAAGCTGACATTGTAGCCGTTAACGAATGTAAATTACCCATAAAATCTGTTGAAACAAGTGTAGATGGATTAAAACTTGTCATTGTACCAATTTCTAACATATTACCAGTTGTACAATGAGTATTTAAAGAATTGATATAGAGGTTTATATCATCTGTATTACTACTACCACTCGATTTCAAAAAGAATCCACCAGTAGTAGTATCACTCGAATTATAAAACTCTATCTGAGATAAACGACCAAAAGTACCGTCTGACGTAGTATCTATAGTTAACTTATAATAACGGTATGCCGTTGTATTAATGAATCGGAAAAATCTTCTTTCTCCGTAAGTCCATCCAGTTTGACCAGCTACTTTATGCAACTGAGTAAATGTGCTATTGTCATTTGAACCATATAAAGTCCAACCGGTAGGTGTACCAGTATATGTATTAATTCTATTTTCATCATCCCACCATGTACGTATAGAATACATATCCACTACTTTTTGCTGAGGTATCGCTGAAGCGTCATTCGTTATACCAAAATCATATATAATATAACTGTATAGGTGACCTGGTGGATAAGATGCATATACCATAAAACCTGTCGAATAATCTTTAGCGAAAGCTAGGTAAGCATAATAACTACCGTTACCATTAGATTGGGATATTACTTGAGTTTTAATGTTATCAATTACCTCAACCCCATTTCCTCCATTCTTATATGTCAAACCTTTAGGTATTTTTGTCATTTGCCATAAACCAGTTGAATTAATATTATCGTACATAGTCTGTATTAAATCAGATATTAGTACACGTCCAGTAAAATAAACCATTTTATCCTCCCCCTTAATCTTTAGGAATTAACATCATAAAGTTAGCGTGATTTATGTTAATTAAATTGTTGTATAAGTTTACCGGTGAAAACTGGTAGGATAATCCATGTACATGGTACTCTATACCATTAAATATCAAACTATCTCCATGCCTTAAAACACTATTTGGATAGTTATTATTAAGTAAATAAACATCTAATTTAGCTCTAATGCCTCCATTATTTCCCCTTATGTAAATTGGTTGAGGGTATAGGTAACTCCCCCACCCGGAAGGTCTTGGATCATTTGTAAGGATAGGAACTTTTTCTTGATTTGCAGTAGATGGATTAAGTACATAACTATTTGTCATCCTTACATAACCATTACTTGTAAGTGATTGGGAGCTAGTCATACCTAAAATATTACCATCTGCTGAAAAGTCCTTAACCCACGTAGGAGCTCCCATATAGATAACATTTGTTCTATTATTATTTGTATCTACAATATTATTAGTGTACGCAATTATAACTCTATCTTTTTTCACGCTAACGTAATAACTTAGTTGTAAAGTATTAAAAATAAACCTATTGAAATTGTTATTATATATAAAAGAGGTACCGTCAACGAAGTACTCATTTCCAAATTTACCGTTAGTACCAGGAGTACCAGGTGTATAATTGTTTGAAACAAATACTGTAAATCCTCCAGATAAGGAAGTAGGGGCAACATAGAAACCGTTTACCTCACTTTTAATCCCAATAATAATGTTCCTTGAGCCGTTAGTACCGGTAGATTGAAATACATAACCATCATCAGAAGTTGATGTACCAACATTTGAACTGACCATCTGCCAAAAAGGAGCTCCCGTATTTGGATCATTAGTTAAAATACAATCCCTTACAATTTTAGGGAAGTCAGAAGCAAAACAGTTTCCCTTAAAGAACATCTAATCACCTCATTTCTTTTCTATTAACATTACATACTGGCCACCGGCACTAAAGTTATCTTGTTGACCTTGTTCTGAATTACTTCTCGTAATTAGTAAATAATCTTTTCCATTTACTTGAACATTACTAAATATAGGTGTTCCCATAGAATATGCGTAACTTATAAACGAACAAGCAAACAACATCCCATCTAACTCCCCACGATAACCTTCATTTTCAAGGTATAGAGCATTAGGCACTACTAGTAAATCACCACCCCAACTCTTATAATCAGTTGCATACGTATAGTACCTATAGGATGGGGAATATTGTTGATAAGGTGTCCCATCTGCCCCACGTAATAAACGAATAAGATAGATATTAGCGTTAACATCATGAGTAGTAGCTAATGTAACTCCGGTACTGTTTGCTTCATCACTGTAACGTTTTATTAAACCCATGTAAGTAGTATTTATTAATGCGTAACCATTATTGGTAGTATCAACGAAACGGTCATGTATTGATACCGGGAACCTTATCGTTAATATAATTCGGTCTCTTGTCACGCTTAGGTAGTAAAAGACACCGTATTTACTAGAGTCACTACCTCCTAGTGAGATATTCATAGTATTCATGTTTGCATTAATCATGTTCAAACCTACTGGTTGGTTTGAGTTTTGCCCCGGTGTTACATTAGGTATATAGTTTTCATATACAAATACTTGAAAACCCTTCGATTGGTCACTTGCGTAAAATGCATTTTTCATACCAATATAAATATTGTCTTTACCACTTGAACCTTTTGAATACCATACATAACCGTCATCAGTCAGTTTAGTGCCTATGTTACTGCTAATCATTGTCCAATACGGAGATGACTCTCCTTGAGGAATACTTGTTATTAATGAATTTAATGTTTGAGGTAAATCTAAATAACGTACAAACCCTTCAAACCACATTTTCCCACGCCCTCCTCTAAATTGCTGATATTCCAGTAATTCGTAAAGTAAAAGGTGTGGATAGCTTACCTATATTTTTGACACGAACATGAAGTGAATCTTTATTATCATCATCAATATATGGAACGTCTACCTGGTCATACACAAGGTTAGAGGATACTGCGTTTTTGTAGAATGAAAAAGCAGTGGCCTTATCAGACTTAGATAATATTTCTACCTCTACTGCTGAGTCAGTTCCACCCTTTACATAAATATTTTTTACTGCCATTTTATTAGTTCTAGTTCCAATGGTTAGGTCTATAATCTGCTCTAAGCCCACACCGATTAAAGAGAAGTCATAACGTAGATCAATAACCTTACCAGTAGCGTCTAACTTAGCGTTTAAGTCATCCACTTTCTTTTGAAGTTTTTTAACTTGTCCATATACAAGAGCGTCCATCACTACACCTCCTTATATTTTACGAATACTTTCTTTTGAAACTAGTCCGTTTGTCATTGTATATGTACGTTCATACGTCCCACTTGAAACTACAATAGTTTCCTTCTGAACTTCACCGTCTTTACTATAAGTGTACGTAATTTGCTTAACTACTTTAGGGTTTGTAGGAACAGACATATCAGTGTACGTTTCAGTTATTAATACACCAGTGTCATCATACTTGTAGTCAATATCTAATAATCGAACTGCGTCCGGATCATATGATGTACCACCCCCACCACCGGTTCCGATTTTAGTCTGCATATCATCTAATCGGTCTTTTAAAGTAGCAAACACATAACCATCTTTATCCGTATGAGCACTTTGAATTTCACCCGAAGCACTGACATTTTCAAGGCTAGTTACTCTATCACTTAAAGCACCGATACTTTTATTGAGTGAGTTAAATTGGTTATCATGACCATCAACCCTACCCTTAAGAGTCGTTGCATTGGTTTCTATTGTGGTAAAACGTTTATCATTTGCAGTGAATTTATCATCATGATCTGCTAGTTTCGTATCTTGAGCAGTATTCTTAGTTTCAACGGCCCCTACACGGAAATAAACGTTATTTATATTATTTTCATTGGTAGTTAACCTAGTATCCTGGTCAGTATTTACCTTTTCAATGGCAGTTAGCCTTGTATCTTGAGTTGTATTCTTAGTTTCTACGTTTGTTAGTCTAGTATCTTGGTCAGTATTTTTAGTTTCAATAGCGTCAAGACGTAACTTTAATTCTGATTTACCACCCCTAGCCCTATCGATCTCAGCTAAGTAAGTATCAATCTCTGCGTGGGTACGAACACCTTTGTTCAAGAGAAAATTATGATCGTTACTTATTGTTGTAGTACCAACTCTCTTAAACTTTATACTCATTTGTTCTTCACCCCCATGCCTTAACAAGTAGAAAAGAGTAGTTTAACTACCCTTTTCCCAATTTAGTATAGACTAGTAACTATATGTTGAAGTTATGTTAAATGCGAAATAAATCTGTGATGTAATTAAAGCCGGATTGGTCTCACGATTACACTTCAGCCAAACTGTTTTTGTTTGACCTGGTGCAAGAGTAGGTATTGTTATTGAGCTCCCGTAAACACCAGGGGTACCATTATTATCTGAAGCTAATTTTACTAGTGTTTGATATTGACTAGTCCCCTTGTAATCAGTTAATCCAACTGTGATATTACTGAATGAACCAGTATGAGTATTTGAAACTCTCAATTCAATTTCTCTAAAATCATTACTTCCACTATTCAAGTAGCCTAGAAAGTTTTCTATATTACCATCAAAGTTAATAAAATTACCTTTTTCATCTTTATATTCTAAATCTGTTGAGACCTCAAAACTTCTTCTATCCCCACCCCACATAGGGTAGTTACTTCCTTGAGAAAATGTAGTAGTCCCGTTTACTATTGCGATCTTCCCATTTAACGGTAAATCAATTCCGGACATATCAAAGCTTACTGAACTATCTCCATATCTGCATGTTTGTGAATTGACTATGTTTCCGGAAGTGTCTAGTAATTGAGCTACATAACCTGGCCCTAGATTATCTATGACTAATTTAGTAGACTTATAGATTCTTATTTGCTCTATTACTAAATCGTCCCCAGTTGTTCCGTCTACATATAGTCCGATTTTTGGTGCTTGGTCAAATAACATCACACCCAATGAGTTCCATACAACACCATCATCTGACCAGTAAGCATAATAGTTGTTGTAATCCCTAATTAGGCGTATCCACGGATAACTTTGTGTAGTACCTTCAGCAGAATTAAAGTATTCCGTTATTGTGAAATAATCAGTGTCAGATTTATACACGATAATTCCACCTTCATCCCCCACGATCTTAGGGTTATAAACGTTTTTTACATCTAGTACAAATTGCTGAGTATTTGTAAGGTATGAAAAAAATAATCTTAATGGTGTTGTTCCATGTTTTAATGTCATCTGCCCTAAAGAGAAGTTAACTCTAGTTGGTGTGTTAGGAGATAGCTCCCACGTACCATCAATACCGTTGAAGTAAGTTTCTTGATATATATAGCCATTATCTCGCATGCTTGTTACAGACATACTTTCACCCCCGTTATGTAAATAACCATATTTTTTGACCTATTCTAGTGACTGGATTAGGTTGAGATTTATATTTTAGTAAACATCTAATAAGCGCCTCTATACACTTATCTCCCCCACCTTTTTCACAATAAGGTACAACCTTAATTGAGTCACAAACCCAGTTTGTTATCTGAACATAATCTAAACTTGCATAATCCCAAACAAAGCCTTTAGCGTTCGTCTTGAATACCCATGAAAATGAGTGTTTACCTTTAGGGACTGAATGAGAAATTTTGAAAAATCCACCTTTTTCTTTAAAAGTATCGACTAACTCACCATCAATGTAGAAATCTAGTTCACTATCGAACTCAGCCGGTTTTGGTATATATTCTTCAGTTATGACAAACTCTTTTAATTGGAATTTAGTAAGATAACTTTTCCCAGTTACACTGCTGACTTTACCTTGTTGATTTGGTTTTATTCGTACTTTAAATTTCTTACTTCCAGTATTTTCAAAATTAATCATTGGAAACTCAAAAGACTCTAGTCCACCTTTAAAAATAGGGGTTTCAAATAACTGTTGACCATCATCAGTTTCCAATGTTATTACCATATCTGAGTCATAACAACCACCCATATATATTGGTATTCGAGTGAAAAATTCAAGCTCAGCTATGTCAATAAATGTGTGCTTAGGTGGTTTAGCTTCAGTTAATTTAAAGTTACCTCCGGAAAGTATTCCACTGTCACCAGTACATGCCGGTTTAAATTCAAAAACAACTTCATTGTATGTTCTATGGTCTCCTTTATTTTCAATAACGACATTAGCATTTTCATTGTACGTATTATAAAAATCTTTATTGTACATAAATGTGCCTTCTTCGAACACTGAAAGTTTCACTTCAGAACCATCACACGGTTTACTTGGTGACTCAAAAATTTTAATTGCGTCCACAACTACATATGCTTTTTTATCTTTCGGGACATTTATATTAGGGGGTGGTGGATTAGGATTTTTATAGTATCCATTTTTACCCACGCAATATGATTCCCAATGTTCCTGGAATAAGCCATTATCAAGAGAGAAATTCCCGTCCGGCTGATCTCTTAGTAGCGTGTATTTAACTTTATATTGTTTACCTGGTTCCATTACGAAAGAAATATCAGCGTCAGCATAATATACTTTTGAACTGACAATCTGATTTGTAGCTAAATCGATAAACTCTACTCTTACACCAGTATTATCCGGTTTTGAAATTGGAGGTAGTGGAGTATTTTTATCCCATGTGAATTTAACATTTTTAAAAGCATAGTAAATATCATTTCCTTTACTATCTTTATCATTATCTAAATTAAGGTCCCAAAGATTGAAAAATAAACCATAGTTACCAGTATCTTGTACGATATGTTGAAATTGAAAATGCTTAGATGAAGAAAAGTCTAAGTTATAAATATCTTTCGACGTTTTACCTATGTTATTTCGTTCTTCGTGTATTTGCCAAAAATAATCAACAATAGGAGATTTATAAACATAACCATCATAACCAGGTATAGGAGACCCCCACCCTAAGAAACGTACTAATTGTACTTGTACCATAGCTCTTGGGTATTGGTCCTTTAAGTTTGTAAGGAAGTCAAAACTAATATTTAGTTTTCCACCTTTAGGTATTCGCCCAGTAAAATCAGTGATTATTCCGATAGGTGTTGGATCAAGTGGACCACGGCCAGTTAATGTACGCTGAGCAAAATAACCACTATTACTGTGCCAAATATTCCATCCAGTGTTGAAAGTAACGTCCGGATATATATACCCAAATTTCACATCTAATGTTTTTGTATCCGGTGGTTGTGGAGGTTGAATCCATTTATGTCCATTTATAATACTTAGCTTTTCAGTATATCTACCACCTACATAGTTTGGTAAGCTGAATGTCCTTGTAATAACAGTATTTCCTTCAGTCGCACTTAACTTAGTATTACGAGGCGTTACTTTTGACCAACTCCCACTACCTATAACGGTATACTCATTATTACCACCGTAATAACAAGTGTCACCAGGGTTGTCATCCCCTCCAACTTGAGAATCCCCCTCAACTGGCGCAATTACTCCATACTTATCTTTGTACACAAACTGGACAACACTAGTACCTTGAGGTAAAGGGAAACTATATACAAATTGGCCATCTAGTGTAGTACTAGGTGTAAAAGTCGCTATTGCTACACCGTTAGCTAATACATCAACATATTCACCTGGACGTAATATTCCACCATACTGAAACTCTATAAACCCAGGCTTGCTCAAGTAAATGTTATCAATGGTAACTACATTCTCAACGTTATCTATACTTCTAACGAACAGTACCCCGTCATGGCCAGGTATCTCCGGGAACTCATCTTGTATCCATATATTTCTCCAATTATGATCCCAGTGAATATTAGGTAGGGTTATACCAGGAACCCTAAAATCCTCCTCAAAAAGTGACTTTAACCCTGTTATTGGTGACTTAGGAATTTTAGGACTTACACGAACTAATTCATTTAATTCAAATTTAGCTCCTGGATTTAACCATATTCCGTACTTTACAATCTTCCCACCATCCAATGTTCTAAGTGCCTTACCAGTTGGGTACCATTCTCTGTACACACTCACACTACTATTAAACTTGTTTGTGTAGTTTACAGTATCCGGAACGACTAATTTATCTGTGTGGTAGTCATAGTCAAATGTTTTAGAGAGGATAAATGTTTCATTCGTTTCAGTTAAGGTATCTACGACCTTAAAATCAATACGGTTAACCCCTTTTGCAAGAGTAATTTTAATGTTATTAACTGGCCCACCACTTTTATCATAAAAGTACCTCTGCCTACCATTTACAAATATTTGAAATGACTCACTCGGATAAAATTCAGTGTTAGCTATATTGAATGTAAAATATCCTTTTTCTTGCATGTTTATGTCGAATGAAGCAGTAGAAACACCTTGAACAAAGTTCTCAGATTTTAAATGCCATTTACCGTTAATTAATTCCTGGTTCCATAAAACCGGACCACTTAATGCGAATGATAAGTCACCTATATCTTGTTTATCTTCTTTATAGTGATCTATTACAACGTCCGGACATTCTATATTAATCGCACCATAAATACGTAAAAATGTATCACTACCTTGTGTAATATCGTAAGTAATTTCGTTATTAGATGTTGTTTCAGCATACCTACCAAAGTCATCAACATCTGAAACATCATCCTTAAATCCCCACGGTAAATGTGAAGTAGCAGTACTATCATGAAGGGATTTAGCATATGCACTAGCTTTTTCGAATTGTTCCACGTAAAAATCAGAATACTCATTAAAGCTAGAAGGTACATCAGCTACTCCCATTTTGTATGTGAAATTAATTTTACCGTCACATTCAAGCGTCACATCATTCATTTCAAATACTTGAGGATTCTTAACTACTTTTCCGAAATTAAACGCTTTAGTTACACTTTCATGTTTAATAGTTACCCAATCATTCTTACCGGCAAATGCTTCCTTACCTAGCTTGTCATAATCAAGTGGAGCCGGTGGATCAAATGCACCTATAATTTCAATATTTTCTAAGTCTTTTATATAAACTGCATTTTTACCCCAACGTATACCACTCTTGTTACGCACCATGAAATCGAACTTATAAGTACCGTTATGTGGTAAATTAAATTCAACTTCCTTCCAATCGTTAGATTTACTATATTCTCCACCTACTTGCTTGCCGTTGATGAAGAATAATAAACCATCACCTCTCTGAACTGAAGCAAGGAATTTAAACTTTACTTTACCTCGATTACGGTAACGCCAATTATAAGTAATTTTGGAGCTAGTACTGAGGGGCATTTTAGTTAAATCTATTTTTAATATGTTTTCGTCCCCACTATTTTCATCATCACTTACACTATGAACTAGCTCCCACTCAATATCTTCAGAACTAGACACGTAACGAAATAGACCAGGGAATGTCTCCAATTTAGGTAAAGAACTTAAAGAAAATGCTTTAATAATAGTATCTTTACCGTCAAAGTGATTGAACCAACTATAAGAGTATTTATACTGATATGGAGCCGGGCAACTAGGTACTTCCTTTGTTGTAATTGGCTTATAGTTATTTATCTGAATATCATCAATCCAACATTCTTTCTCAACTGCTCTAGACATACTGGTGTATTTAAACTTGATGTTATTTTTACCTTTGTCTAATAAGATTCTTATAGGATTCTCCTCAGTTAATCTAGTGGATACGATCCCTTTCCAAACAAGAGTGTTATTTACAAATACTTCAAGCTTGTCATCTAAGAAGAACTGGCCACCATATCTAAAGTTGAGCTCCCCATCATTTGCAATATCCACTGAAACGTTAAATTCACTAATACCTGGTTCTGTTGAACGTAAGATATTTCCCATTTCGGGACTCACATCTACTTTAAACCCTTTAACATCAAATTTACTTAAGTCACTGTCCGTAAAATCTGCTTTATAAAGTAACTCTTGTTCAGTTTGAACAGGGCTTAATATACATTCAATACAATCCCTCATTAGCTGAAGAACCCTAGAATATTGTGAGTTGTTAGGCTCAATCTGATTAAGTACATAAGTACGAATACGTCTATACATATTCCATAAAGCTTCACGGCAACGTACTTTACCGTACCAGGTTTTATCCCTTAAATACTCCTCAACGATCTGCTCTACTATATTTTCAAGGGCTGATATTTTTACTTCTTGCCAACGCCCCACCTTACCATAACCATCATCACCTAAAATTGGGTCTTGACCGTCTTTTCGGTCTGCTCTAGGTGCATTTTTTGAACCATAGTTTCCAGGATAATCTTCGTGACCAATGCTCACTTCTGTAGAACGAACATTTGAGAATAGAGCTTTACTCTGACCTTTTACAACTAATCCATAAGTATGAACCATTTCTCTACCTCCTCCCCTTACATATACGAAAAGGCGACCATGTTGATTTAGTCGCCTTTAATCTATAAAATCATATTGTAATTGACCATCAACCCAAACTTTAGTACGAGCATTACGTACTTCTACTCTTAGGGTATACCAATTACCTAATTCCCATTTGAAAGGGGCCATAGGAGAACTCATTCTATACTCTACTCCATCAACCATTCTAAATAGTTGCATAGTATCATTCATTCTTAAGGAACCATCCTGGTCTCCCCCACTCATAAGGAAATAATAAAAATTATCCTCATCTACGTATTTGAATGTAACACCTACTGCATGATCTAGATTAGAGTCGTGGACTTTTACATCAAACTCGAATGTGTACTCATCTGCCACGAAAGAATTTTTATACAATCCATTTATAACTTCAACGTCATCTAACGATTCGAAAGTGCCTTTTTCTCTATCTATGTCCCAGTTACCTTCTCGAAATTCAATCCAATCAAATAACTGAGTTAGTTCAGCAGTATTATAATCATTATTCCACGGATGGTACGCATTGTAAGGATCATGAGGGTCATAACCTTTTGGAATATGGAACCCAATATTGTCATCCCAATCCTCAATATCCATACCATAGTTTAATAAATCATTTTGATAATCATACATAAAGCTTTGAGCTTCAAGATCATCTTCTGCCTCCGGTAATGTCTCAAGGAGTGCATTTTTAAATTGCTCAGCAGTAATATTTTCCGGAACAACTAACCCTTCGTTCTTACCTTTATCTGCAAGTGCCATATATTCGTCTATTAAAAAGTTTGAATACTTCTCACGAATGAAAGGAAGTAACTCATCAATAACAGTAGCTCTATGGTCATCATCAGTAGCAAATAAGTAATCAGTTAATAAATCTGTAACTTTTTCACTATTGCTCTTTAACAGGAAATTTTCTTCAGCTATATAACCATCTTTATTTACTGATTCCCCAATTGTTTCTTCATCTTTAATGGTCACACCATATCTTTCCGGGGTGTTACCTATAATTGGAGTAGGGTCATTTACTTGTCCATGAATATCATCACGTCCACCGAGTTTAACGTCCGGGTCATTTATATTACCGTGAATATCATCCCTACCTCCAAGCTTAGCGTCCGGTTCATTCACAATACCGTGAATATCGTCCCGACCACCAAGTTTAACGTCCGGATCGTTTATGTTACCGTGAATATCATCACGTCCACCTAAAGACATTCTAGCGTCATTAATTTCACCATATGCTTTTGCTCTATTTCCCAATATTTCCTCAAGAGAGCCTACTGCATGCTTTGATTCAACAAATCCATAAGGATTCTCAATATCATCAAAATTTACCGGTCTTAAATCTTCGTATGCTTGAGGTTGTTCTTCAACTTTAATAGCTTTTCTTTTTTCTTTAACTCCCTCAACTTCATTGAATAAAAGAATACCGTCACGTTCGTCAACCTTTGTAGAGACGATAAAATCATTATCTACCATTGAACTGATACGTGATTTAATACCTTCAATGTGTTCCTCTAATTGATAACCTTCTAGATCACGATAACGGTATGCTCCCTCTAAAACATCTATAATTTCAAAGAAATCTTTTACCATATCCCCAAGTAGACTATCATCCATCAACATACCATCATGTTGGGTAAAATCCATATAACTACGGTGCCATGTACCTAAGAGGTATTCTGTTAAAAGTTCCATATTAAAACGTTTATTATTACGGGTTGCACTTACCATATAATCAATAAGTAGTTCTTTAGTGAGTGAACTTGCACGTTCACCAGTTTTATCATTAATGACAATTAAATCTCTTACTGAATGTTTATCTCCCCACTTAGACTCATAAGGGATGTAAAGACCCGTCTCGGTCACACGTTCGGACTGTAGTTCTTGAACAACATCAAGATACTTAGGTATTTTTAAATGGTCAAAAAGATTTAATTCAGCTATATCTAATCCATGTGAACTTTCTCTCTCACCACCTACTAAATAGCTAGGTAGGTATAACCCATGTGAATTTTCTCTCTCACCTTCCACTAAATAACCAGGTAGGTATAACTGACTTTCACTATGTCGTTTAAATTGACCTTCTTCTTGTAATACGGACATATTTTTAAGTACTAATCGTTCAGCAGTTGAAGGTGTTTCATGAACCAGTACTGATTTTTCATTAAGTCTATCACTTGTAAATAATGAGTAATAAATAGTCATGTATCTGATCTCATTACGTACATAGAATTTAAGATTGATAGCAGATATAATGTCATTAAGGCTTACAGACCCTTTAAAATTAAGCCTGTCCATAATGTAGCCATATTCTAGATTCAATTTACCTTTATCAATATTACGAATACTACCTAATTCATAAGCTAAATCCAATTTACCTTTATCTACATTACGTATACTATTTAACACCTTACTTATATAGAATTTCCCATTATAGTTTTTGCGCCCATCCAATAACATCTGAAGGACTGTAGGGTATTGACGTGCTTTCATCTTTCCCCAAAACTGCTTAGTAAGATAATCGGATAAGTACATCTTACTTTTACTTTCACTACGAACGGCTGAGGAACCCTTAGTTATAAAAGCTTTCCCTTTCGACTCTGAACGAAACCCACTCATGTTGTAAGATATTGTACCAAACCCTTTATTCATCAAACGTGTAGAGGTACCTAAACGATTTAGTACATGCATTAAGTGTTCGTAAGGTCTAAAAGCCTTTCTAAAGTCAGTTAATACACTCATATAACCTTTACGATTAGCACGGATAGAGTTACCTAAACTAGAAGATATATGGGCTTTTCCTTTTTGCTGAGCCCTTATTGATTCTAGAATACGTGGGCCTACATCACCTTGTTTTATATAATCCCTTAAGGCTTTACTGAATAGATTTTCTGAAACACCTTGAAATATGTTAGGTCTTACCCCTTGTTTTTCTTGCTTACTTACTACTAGATTTCCAGTGCTATTCCTAACACCTTCACCCATTTTATAATCAAGAACTAACCCGGATTCATTTTCACGGAAAAATACAAGGTTAGGATCAACTGACTCAAGTTGTTTTACGAAATTTCTAGAAAGAGACACATTACGGATTACTTGAAGTTCTTTACCCGTATCTACCCTATGAGCTCCTTCACTTTCTCCGTCAACTACTCCTAGAGAAGATTCTCTATAGGCTTTTATATTCTCATTGACTAATGTACCTTGAGAAAATACTTTACTGGACTTAATACTACCTTCAGTTAATTCACCAGTTCGTTTAGGTACAATCCCCATGTTTTTATTTTCATCAATTTCACTATCATGTACTTTATTACGTGTGCTTATTAACAGAAGTTCTTCTTCATACATTTCAAGGTCTTTTCGAATTGAACTAATTAATAAATCTTGTATTTCACTAGACTTTTCTGTTCTACCTAGCATAAAGTCAAGCATTAAAATACTAGTGTATTGTGAGTATGGTACGTAAGTTACGTTATATTTAACATTATTAACAGATGATATAACATAGCTAACTTTGTACCCACGTTTACTCACTGAAACATCTACAACTTTTACATTTAGTTTCTTTGTTGTATTTAATGTAGGCAAACCTCTCCACCACCTTTGACAAAAAAAGAGAACTTCTGAGAGATATACTCAGAAATTCTCTAATCACTCAGTCTTAGTAACGAACTTCTTTTAGGATCGCCACCGACATTTGTTGGTTGGCTGACATTTTCATGAAATTACATTCAGTGTTAATATCGAAGTATTTATACACTTCTTGTTTCCACGTTTTGCCTTCTACATCAATGATTAGCTCATCTAAATGAAGAATATTATGACGTGTTAGAGCGATAACATTTTGTAATTTACCTCGATAACCCTCATAACCATGTACCACATAAATAGGTGTTAGGTGGTATTTGTTTGTCCATTTTGAAGCCTGGAAGCCTTGAGCTTCAAGAGCAAGTCCGGTATCACCTAATTTTGAATCAATGTAAGCTTTACCAACTGGTGGAGCTTGCGTAATAAATGATGGATAGAATTTTTGGAACTTAATTCCGGATTTAGTAGCGTACATTTGGAATGTATTATTACCAGGTGAAGTATATACACCAAAGTTGTAAGAGCCTGAAGCAATTGACGTTAAACTTGGCTCATCAATTACTGCCCCACCTGTTAATAATACGTTACCAGTTACATCATCTTCATTATATTTAAACGGTTCAATACAACCGAAGTACATAAATGTTTTACGGTAGTCAGTAAAGTTAACTGAAGGGTCTCCTACTAGTACCATAGCTAATCGGTTATTCATCATATTCATATAGATGTAAACCGGTTTTTCTAAGTTACGGTCTGTTGGTGTTGCTTTTTCGTCAGCAAACTGAATTAAAACCGGATGACCTTCTGTAGCAAAAGTGCTTGTACTAGCGCTATAATCATCCACAATCTGAGCGATAATTGTACTGTGCTGATTATAAGTAATACCTGGTGGGTTAGTGTTCAGCCCGGCATGTCTTAGTCTAACGTAAATTGTTCTAGACAATGGATTTGCTTTACCGATAGTAGCTACGCCTTTAAGTACTAGCTCTTTAGTATTACCACTTACGTCAGTAACTTCACTTTGTACAACCCAGTTATTTTTAATTGGAGTCTCACCACTAGCAGTATCAAAAGGATACTCCGTGAAACTAGTAATATTACTTTTAATTTGGTTTAAAATACGTTTTGATGGAATGATACTCTCAATATATTTAAAATCTGCCATTTCAAAAACTCCCCCTCTACTTAATTTCTTTCAAGATTGCTATACTCATCTCACCAGGAGCCGGAGAATAGCTGAAGAAATTTACCGGTGTTGACATGCTATAAAACTTATAAACTTCTTGGTAATAACCTTGTGAAAGGTCTTTAGGGTCTTTCGGAACATCTGTCTCTACAATTAATTCGTCCCCATTTACTAGGTTATGATCGTAGATTGCTACAACTCCGTCTAAGTGTCCTCTATAACCTTCAGCTTTGTGTACTAAATACACTGGTGAGGCATGATATTTACCTGTCCATGCTGATTTTTGGAAACCGTTATTCTCAACTACTAATCTACTTAACTCTTTAGGAATCGTACCAACTGACGGGTAGTTAGGTAGCTGAGTTAAGAATGATGGATAGTAAGCCTGGAAGAATACTTTGCCGGCAGTATTAAACATGCTGAATGTGTACATACCGTTTGAAGTATACTCTCCCCACTTAGTATAAACAGGATTACTAGTAGAAATATCACTAAACTGAAATCCAGTTTTAACAGGGTCTAAATCCCCCATCCCAAGTGTTACACCAAAGTTACCTACGTGATCCATACTATTAAATGGAACAATCTTACCTATGTAAGCAAAACTTCTGTAATAGTCTGTAATTGACGGGGCTGGGTCGCCCTCAATTACTAAGGCTACACGATTATTATTAATCGACATTGAATATCGAACGATATAATCCGGTCTACGTTTTTTATTTACAAGATATGAAACTGTACTATCCCTACCGTGGTAATAATACATTGGTGGACTTGATAAATCAGTTACACCATCATAATCCTTAGCCCACGTTAATTTATAAGCTGTAAATGTAGTTGGATTCATAGCATATAAATAAGCTTTTACTGGGTCAATAATTGTGGGTACTTGACCTGGTTTTACTGTAGCCGGGTCTAATATACCGGTAATACTTAATGAAGGGTCCCCAACCGTATCTGTTGCAGTAAGCCCCATTCCATAAGTGATATTAATTCGATTGTAGTCATTCATTGGTTGCTCTAATAAAATAGAATACGTCACAGGAGTTATACTATTAGGGACGTTTGGAGTAGCTTCAATCCCCACCACATTATTCAAAGAATAAATTGGATCAACAGTTATAACTTTATATGTACTATTGTATGTTAAGAAAAAGTCAGCGAAATTTAAAGAAGTAGGAGTATAGCCATTACCATTCCACGTATAATTAACATAAATAGTTCTATTATAGAAAAGGCCCCATGATGTATCTGTACATATACCTAAAAGACGAAAACCGTTATAACTGTTATCACTAACAAATGTATCATCAGAAGAATAGTAACCTCTCTCAACAACATACGGTGTTAACACGGTACCGTTATTCTTAAAAATGAAAAACGCACCATTCATTGAGATACTTTGAGTTGTAGGATTTCCACCATTCATCTTAAGTGAGCCATCTTTATTTAATAACTGTATATCAATTTTATCGACTGGAACTTTAGCGCCAGTTAAATTATTAGCACTGTCCTTTACTTCTTTAAGGTAGCCACTTGAAACATAAGCAGTAGGTACCTTAGCTATATCACACTGGTACACCTGGTAGCTAACTCCATTAATAGTCATCTTCATACTCGTTGAAGCACTATCTGTTACTTTGTACTTGGCGTAAAGTAAACCACTCTTATCAAACTTTTTAGTCCAATTATTTGGAATTTTATTACCATTTTCATCTAGCAGTTTAGCTTTAGTAATTTCATCTGCTAATTTATAAATTAAATCTTTTGATTGGCACTCACCCTCCACAAAAGTAGGTTGAGTGTTTATTAGAGACGGCATATGAACCCTCCTTATTTTAAGAACTTGATGTTATACCAAACTTTCTTTTCTTGCCCACTCTCATTGTAAAAATCAAACTTTATCTTTGTATTCGCTGACAGTGGATATACGATACCAAAACTATTTCCCATACTCACACTTTCCGGTAATTCTTTTGTGTAAATTGACTCACAAATTTTTACATTACCTAAAGTTAATTCCCAATAGTCCCCGGCATTGTACACTGAACTAGCAAAGGCAACCGATAAAAATTCGGTATCATATGGGAGTGAGTAAGAGTCTGTAAAAACTGTTTTTGAAGCTGAAACGTCAATCATTCTCCCTTTAACTAAAGGAACTGTCATTTTACTAAAGTGTGGATACGGCAACTCTCTTATCTTGTCAATCGTACCTCCACCTACATATGAAACATTAAAACTCATACTTCAACATCCTCTACTTTCAATGTCTCAATACCGTTTAACAAGCCATCTTTACCGTAGTCTAAAAATGCAACCCAATGGCCTACAAATACACCATTGTCATTAAAAGTTCGATAAATGACTTCAGTTAGACGTTTTGTTCTGTAGTAATCATAGTCAAAGTAAGTAAAATATTCCGGGTCCGGATATGTTGACTCATCTTCAGAACCAAAGACCAAATCTATATTAACCACATATCCGGAGTGATAAGCTAAATCCACTCCGGTTAGTTGGTAACGGTCAGTAGGGTTATCTCGGTTAAGCTGAACATGTGGGTATCCTTCAAATGGGTCTGAAGCTAGTTTAACGCCCCTTTTTTGAGCCCTTATTTCACGCCTAATTAGATCAATAACTGGAAAAACTATATTATCGTTAATCCCGGCCATCTATAATCACCTACCCTACTGAAATTTCTAATTTAATTTTTGTACCTCCGTAGAAATACATATATGGTTTTCCATCAGAGCCGGCATACGTAGCAATACCAGTAGCTTTACCATCACGTATTGAAGCAATGAAACTTGTAGGTAAGTCCACCCATTTTCCGTCACCTCTTGCCCATCCTACTGGACTATTGAAAGCTGAACTTGTCTGAATAGTTGGTTTACCACTTGGTATAACTGTATGGTTATGCAAGTAGAATGTAGGTTTTTGAGGCCCCGATATACCACCTTTATTCACACGTTCTAGGTATAATCTAACTTTTTTAATAGATTTACCTTTTAGGCTTTCTCTAAGTTTTTTATAATCAAACGTAATTAACCCAATATGGTTTCCGGAGTTATCCCACTCACCTTGATAAATATACTGGTTATCATTACGCCATCCACCCTTGTCTCTCCAAGATGAAGTTTTAAGAGAGTTGAAGGTTTGTATTTTACCAGGTGTAGGAGGAGCCGGAGTTGGCTTAGGTTCCGGAAGTGGTTTAGGGATAGAGAGCTTACCACCAGGTCCAGGAATTTGCTCCACACTGTCATAGTGTGACCACATTAATTCTAAGTGTGTGAGAAAACCGGATTCTTTTGAATAACTATGCTTAATTCCTTTTATAGTATAGACCTCATTTGTCGAAGTGGTCATATCACTAATGGTCACACGGTCTAAAATATCCAAACTCGGATCACCTGGGACTGCAATCTGAAGTGAGCGACAAATACGTTTCATATCAAAAAACAATCTTCTAGCGACTTCTTTTTTAGCTTGATCCGTGTCAGCCCATGAAGTTACTAATCTAGTAGTACGTATTTCACCTTTTAGCTCAAGTAATAATTCTTTATCAATAAAATGAGCGTCATAGGTACTGGACTTTTCTTCTGAAATGACTATATGACTTCTAGCTCTTGAGTAATCGAATGTCTTATTAATCTGAACAAGGTTATTATCATGAGCATAGAAACCTACTATTGGTTTAAAATAGTCGATTTCCTCTAATCGATAGGTTCCATAACGGTCTACATATGAACGATAGTTAGTGTCTTTAATAACATCACGAATTGCGTCACCTACCGTAAAGTCGTATGCAGTAAATGTTTTACCGTACTCCTCAACCATAGGGTTCATCCACCCCTCGACTGAACGAACTGATAAGTCTGATAAAGGAACGTCCATAAATCTATCCTCGATATTAAAATCATCACCTAGCGTCTGTTGTAGATTGGTTACATCTTCTTCAGATAAAGCTTTAACCACAGAACCTTCTCTCGGCTTCAGCTCTATTAGGTAACTTTCTTCAACATAGGAGTCCGGATACATTGTATCTTCAGCCGTAGAGCGCCACCCATACATACCGGCATAACCAATTAAATCTTGTACTACGGCTGTTTTTAACCACGGAGCTGACTTTTTATCATTAGCTTTTGCCTTATCATCAGTACCATTAGATGATGTATATGAATTAAAAAGTGCGTTCCAGGTATTCAACCCAACTTTACCGTCTGTAGTAAGCCCTTTAGCTTTTTGAAATGCTTTTACGCCACTTTCTGTATTAAGGCCAAAACTACCATCTGCTTTACCCACAACCCTATACCCTAAATCAAGAAGGTTTTGTTGAACTTTCTTAACATTAGAGTCAGTATTCATAGGTCTTTTTAGGACCTTATTTGGGTATTTGATATTAGTGTAAGTAGGTGTTTTCCCATTTGATACAGGTGGTACACCTGAGCTTGGTGGTTTGTTTGAATTAGCCATTGATGGTGGGGCGTATTTTTTCTTATTAGCTATAATTTCTTTGAAACATTCATATGTGGCATACGGCCAATTAGTATCAGTAGCCCATGTGTATGCCTTCCCTTTGTCCCCACCGTTAAAAAAGTACTTTACATCATCTAAAGTATTAAGATTTCTACCCCTAGATTGCATAGCGTCATATATACGTTTAGCAGTGTAGTACATTTGTTTATCGATTCCGGAATATGTCCAGTCAGTAGAGTTATCATATGCACCATAACCACATATAAAACTTCCACTAGATTCACGCCCACGCCCAGTAGTACCAAATTCAGTCTCATGTTTTGTAACGGCTAGCATGAAATAATAACAGTTATCAGCATTTAAGCCCCATGCTCTAGATTTATCCCAAGCAGTTTGCAGTATTTGGTTATATCTTGTTAGATTACTAGTATCTGTTTCTAGATTGTCAGCCAAGAATGGGTTGCTTGCTTTATCGATATGTGGATATTCTTTACGATTTAATAAAACCTTATTAGATATTTTTTTGTACATATCTCTAGCTGAGATCGAAAGCGAAGCGTCCCCACCACTCATATCTACGGTGTCAATTAAACCAGTAAATACTCGAACTCCTTTAGTATTATTCCCGTACCCCATGTATATACGAATTGGAGTGTTCTCTGATAAAACCCCATAATTATATCCACCTGGTAATTTGAATGAAAAAGGTGAATTAATTCGTTTCGTTAGTTCCGGAAAACGGTATGGATTATAGTCCGGTGAATAATAACCATTTGGGTTAGTAATTGTTATCTTTGCTTCAGCAGACTCACTTTCTAAAGAGCTTGATAAATCTATACTTTGTACATTTTCAAGCTTAATAGTGTCCATATAAACGAATGTCCCGGTCTCTAAGTTCACCTTGTCATTATGTTCTATAAACTGCCAGGATTCTTGAGTAGTAACTGTTGGTTTAGATGGTTTTGGAGCAATGGGATTGTCTGAAATACTTTTATCTTCTCCGTCAGTAGGTACTATTTCTTGTATTAACATACTATTAAGCTCAATAAATTTAGGAACAATCTTACTAGAGGTGGTTCCTTGTCCATATTTCCCCCCGTAATGTATATCAATTTGAATTTGAACATACTGAGGAGGTAAATATATATTATTTAAAGTATGGTAATCCCCAGTAGTATCAAAACCTTTCACTAAAGAACGAACTTCAGAACCGTTTACTTTAACTTTTATCCAGTCACCTTCACTAGTTTTTATATTAGTTCTGAAACCTAAATCAAACTTAGATGGGTGTATATTTGTAGGTACTGTAATTTTAAAAGTATAGGTATTATCCGGATTTCCAGTGTAGGTATACATTTCTAATCTTGCATAAGTACCTTTACTAGAAATTCCAGGGAACGTAAACTCTTTAAAGCTTGCTTCTAGATAGTATTCCGGACGGTTATACCATTGTTTACTGGTGAATTTTTCATTTAACCAAATTTTTCCCGGTAAACCTTCATGAGTAGTATCCGTTTGACTTACTGCTTTAGCTTTAGGTGAAGAAGTAGGGTTTATATTTGTTGAAGGGCCAGGGAGTTTCTTTACCCCTTGCAAGTATGGTTTTGGGTCAACTCTATGGCCATTGCCACCAGTTGTTCCAGTTGCACCTTCCCAAACCTCAAAGTGTAAATGATGGCCGGCTCCGGAAGGAGAATTACCAGTAAATACACCGTTAGAGAAAACATGACCACTGTTTCCTTCAGCACCTACTTTTTGACCGGCTTGTACATCATCCCCAACATTCACTGATATACTATTTAGGTGAAAGTATTTAGTCATGATATTTCCGGAGTGCATAATGTTAACAGAGCGACCTTGATCCAATGTATTGTTATAGTTAACATTTACAACTTTACCACCCCATGCAGATACAACGTCCCCTCCAAATTTACCTTGAAGGTCTATCCCACCGTGGTTACGTGCACCACCAAAAGGCGAAGTCATACTACTTAAATTATATCCAGGTATAGGAAACGTAATTTTTTCATCACCAGTAATAGAATAACCACCATTAGATACGACAGTCTCAACAATTTTTACCTTTTCAATACGCATAACATCAAATGTCTCTACGTCACCAGGTATAAAAGAGAATCTATCCACTTCAACCGTAGCTACCGGTCTATTGTTACCAATTTTTAAACGTTCACCAATTAACTTCTCAACATTTCTAGGAAGATTAATCATTCAAAACACCTCTAATCTAGGAATCTTTCTTTTGACCACCGGAACATCTTATCTAGCGAATTGACTGTACTAGCTTTATCTACGAATGTTAGAGGCATAAAGTACTGATAGTAAGGTTTTCCGGAAGTAAGTTTTGGTATAAACCGATTTAAAAATTTTCCAGTCCCACTACTAAGATGACCATAAATATGAGGTAGCTTTGTTTTACTTTCAAGTTCGAAGATATTGTATCCTGGGATCAGTGACTCATTATTGCCAAATCGTTCACTGCTATATTCGATAACATCATCTGCCCAAAGACCGTTCCCACCATCCATATTTAAAACTTTATTTTCATCCACTAGGAAGTACTTTACTGGCTTATTAACATCAACAAATTCAGTAGAAACATTCTTTTCTGCAAAAACATTAATTAAAGTCCCTTCTTTTAAACTAATTAAAAAGAAAACTATATTATTGTTGAATTTATAATCTTTTCCCTCAATTAGTTTTGAAATTACGGTCCCATCATCCCTAATAATTGTTAATATAGGCTTTGTATCTCCACTCACGTAAATTGAAGGCAGTACACTTAATTCAAGTGTTCGTTGGCCCGTATATTCAATCTGAAAATCTTCGTCGTATATGTTACCTATTGGTTCGGAGTCAGTAAAAGTTTCGTAGAATGTATGCCTTAATCTATTTAAAATTTGATACATTCTCCACCGTTCTATAGGAGCATAAGGGAAGAAACGGTCAGTATGCAGTACTTCATTACTCTCAGCACTTTTCAGTGTTTCTGTTTCGTATTTATATAAATCATTAGTTACATGTGAATACTTGAACGTTACTGTTTTATGGTAAAGGTCAAATGGTAAATACACTAAACCACGTTGAACTAAGTACACATCTTCTTTAAAGCCAATGTATTTTTCAGCTAATTGTTGCCCACTAAGATTAGCTTCGTCATTCGGTACAGAAGCTTTCCTTAGATATTTTCCATCCGGTCCAATTAAGTACTCATTATTTGTTTGGGGTTGCCAAACATAGTCTTTATAGTATTTAGGTACAACAACTGGGTAATTACCTTTGAGGTCATCCCCCTCCGGTGTATAAATTGGCCTTCCCCATATATCTAAGGTAGGAATACCTGGTGAAGCTATAGCGACAATAGCTCCTTCTTTTGGTGCAATATATAAGTCGATTGTTGTTTTTGTTTTCTTTGTATCATATGAAATTTTTTTATACGTAGTTTGTGTACCATCTACAAACACATAAATTGGACACCCTTTTACAGAATTATCTACTAGATATTTATTAATAGTGAAAGAAGCTTGCCCTTTCTTGCTCTTAATCTCCTCATATACAAATGGAGCCCCAGTAGTAAACTTTGTATAGGGTAGACCTGTCATTAAAGGTTTCCCATCACTTAAAATAGTGTTACTTGCTTCAATCACATCATCATAGAACCAATCACTAGGTTTAACGTCTATAAAACGTTTCATTTTCTCACCCCTTCGAACTTAGGTTAGACAAAAAAAGAGCAGTCTGACCGACTACCCCCTAACCATTTTCTCTATTAATCTTTTAGTTCGCATTACGTAAGATATAAATTCTGCTCTACCGATTAAATTATTTGGATCAAAGTATAAGAAAGGGTCTCCATTAGTACCATTGGTATGAACTATCCCTCGCTCAATCATCCTACTTATTGGTCCATACATCCAGTCAGTTTCTTTAATGTCCTGGAACATATATTTATCTACGAATGTGTTTCTTTGTTTCTTGATTACGGTAAGTGAAATTTCTACTTTGTATTTTCTATTAGCTTCAGCAGTAGTTGAACGGATACTCTCTACAAATCCCTCAAATATTGAACCTTTTTCATCATAAAATTTATGAACGCCACCCAC